ACTGGCTTATTGGTTGGGTTCATAATCCAACCTAATTTTCCATTCCATTGTTTCTGTGGCATAGGATATGGCATGTTATTGTCATATACTATGCCATTTTTAACTAGAACGGCGTGAGCCAAAGGTTTACCGCTTTCTGTAGGGATGAAGGCATAATAAACGTCACCGCCCATTTGTTTCTGAAGTGTAAAAGAGAAATCCTCGCAATCACCAGAAAATTCAGAATCAATACGATCATAAATTTTCCATTCATCAACAATATCAGCTTGATAAACAAAATTGTTTTTAGCTGTGAAGAAAAGATTTTCTTCATGTGTTGACACACAACCTGTTGCAATAAAAACTGAAGCTAGTGTGATAATTAATGTTTTCATGTTGAACTCCCTTTTTGTATATTTTCATAATAAATTGATATTAAGCGTCTGTAAACATTTTCCACTAAATACTTACAAATTAATTATCGAGGATTTGCAAATGGCAAGCTCAGAAGAAATTATTGTTATAGACAAACTCAATGAAGTTGCGTCTAAACTAGATCTAAGAACATCTGAGTTCAGATCTCTACTCAATGGTAAAATGAAACCATCAAGTATTTATGTTGATAGATATACAAAACTTAATCAAATAATTGAGTTATCTAACGGTTCTAAATTGGCTTCATTAAGTTATATGGAGAACACAGCAAGAATATCATTGAACCAACTTATAGAAAATATGGGAATATGTACACTTGTTGGTGATACTCTAACGGCAGTAGGTTTAGTCACAAATCAAGGAAGAACAAAAATTAATACAGCAGCTGACGGGTCTTTGGCAGTTGTAGAAATGCGTGTAGGTGATGGCAATGGGGCTTCTTATGTGGCTACCCCTACTATGACCGACATCAAGCGCCAGAAATGGGTTGGGTCTGTTTCTTTCCCTAGGGCAGATGGTAATGACAATAAACTCATTATTTTTGAGGGTATAATCCCAATTCACAACGAGGGATTTACTATACGTGAAGCTGCCGTTTATGATGATGCGGGTGTCATGATCCTGATCGCAAATACAGTGGAAGTACAGAAGATCGGCAACGATGACAAGGGTGGTAATCTTGTGTATGTCAAGTTGGTTGCTCAACTTAACAGCGCCGCTGAGCGCTTGAAATTCAAAGATTTTGACGTGAATGGGTGGAGTGGAGTTGATGTTTCTACTAACCATGCGAAAATGTCGGGTGTTAGTGAAAATGCATCACATCCTATGAGTTCTATAGAAGGTATTGAAGGTTTGGCCAAAGATTTGACTAACTTAACGAATATTGAAGAACTTGTTGATAATACTAACTCTATTACAGCTGAAGATGGAATAGTGAGAACTTCTGCTGGTATGGTCAAACTAGTTCCGCCAAGAAGCGGCGTGTTTAAGGGTGTTGTTGATGGTATTGCAACCATAGGAAGTGAAACTTCAAGAGCTTATAATTATGGATTAGCGCAAGTTCAGAATCAACTTCAGGTGGAAAGTTCAGAGCAATACACGGTGGATTTCAATTTACCATCTGCTCAGTGGGGTCCAGAGGGTTATTGTGTTGAATGTCATGTAGTTGTCAGAGTTGAAGGTGATTTGACAGGTAGTTATCTTAAATTTATGCTAGTCCTTGATCCATTTGGTGCCTACTCTATTATACCAATTAAAAACGTGGGAAGAAAAATAGAAGTTAGTGTTGACTTGAATAAACTGAGAATTTTCAACGGTGTTTCAGGTAGAAAATTGTTTGAGCTCTTTTACTCAAACAACATACCTAACCAATTAATTGAAGGTGGTACAGTTGAACCCCCGTTCCCGTCTCAAGGTATTCTACTAGAAAAAGAGCGTATCAAAATCAAGACTATTGGTGATACGTTTGTATCTAACGGTGGTGGTAGCAGGAACGCTACAAATGGATCAATTATCATAAATACCAGAGGTTTCTGGGTTACTGGATGGTTACAAACAGTTCAAAAATTTGTTCTTGAAGATAGGGTAGCCACTTCTGGTTGGTCAACGTTACAAGTTCTTGCCAATATTGGTCAAGTGACTTCTTCTGATTCTGATGTAATAATTGTTCATGCAGGGGCTATAGATTTGCTGAATTTACGTACGCCAGAAGAAACAGCAGCTACTATGGGTGAGATAGTTGACGCAATTATTGCCAGCGGTAAGAAAGCCGTGATCACTGCCGTTAACCAGAGACCGCCTTCAAGTTTGATAACGGATAAAATAACCCAATTGAACAAACTTTACAAAGAACTAGTGAGGACAAGATTGAACGATGTGGTCATGACTGAGCCTAGTGCTGTATATGATGACTCTATGCTTAACGCAACCGCGAATCTTTCACCCGATGGAGCGCACCCTAATACGTTGGGTTCATGGATCATAGGTAAGCAATTAGCTATTGTGTTGGACAAACACTTCAAATCTAATGATCCTGAACTTCTAACAAATTATATTTTGAACCCTAGTTTGTCAGGTACAAACGGCCAACTTCTAAATGGTTCTACTGGTCAGGCACCAACAGACTGGAGGGTTCAGTACGCAACTCCAGAGAATGACGGTGTTAGTGTTGGTCCTGGAAGTGTGGTAAACGGAGATGGTTCTTGGACTGTTAGGTCGGGTAATAACCCTTCTGTAAGTAATGGCGCATTAGTAGTTCTAAGATGTAACGTTACTGTTCCAAATGGGTCGGCTTCATATCGTTTTGGTATGAAAATCAAACTTTCTGATTTTTCTAATGTTAGTGTATTTCGTTTGTTTATTACTGGTAATCTAGTTGCTATGGGTGCTCCCGAGTTCCAAGTTAATGTGCCAGCCACAGGTTTGCAATGGGATGACTGGGTCGAGATATCTACACCATTCAATAACGCTTATGGCTCAACCATTCTAAACTGTTTCCTGAGGGTTGAGTGTAATGGACGGGGTACTCCTGTTGAACTAACTATTAAAGATCCGTTTGTTTACCAAATTTAAGAGGAAATATAAATGGCTACTGTTGATGAAAATGAGGTACTATTACGCCTCACACAAAGTGCTGATAAATTAGATCAAGAAGTTACGGCATTTAAAACGCTTATTGATAACAAACTTACACCTAACAGTACAATATTTGAAAGATTTGTACTGTTAAAAGAAACCATAAATTTACCTAACGGTGAATTTCTTAGGACTTTGCGAAAATTTGAAGAAGACAACCAAGTATTGATCAACTCACTACTTGACTCATTAGGTTTGGCTTCGGTGCGCGGTGATACTGTGGTTTCAGGTGGTATTATTACCAACGCGGGTAAATTGCGATTACAGAACGCAAGCGTGACCAATAAAATCTCAATACCGAAATTTGTAGTAGGTGATGCAGCGGGAGTAATTTACGCCATTGATGGTACAGAAACAAGCCTTAAGAACGTGGTATATGAAGGTAACTGTTCTAGACCTGTTATTGATCAAAACAACCCAACTGTCGTTATGTTTGATGTGTTGGTGCCCGCTAGTTCTGGTCCATACACAATGCGCGAGGCAGGTCTTCGTGATGAAAACGGTAATTTATTTGCCATAGGTTTGACCAGTGTAATTGAGAAGCCAAACCCAGCAACGGCAAATGCGAAATCCGTTGCAGTTAGGTTGTTCATCCAATTAGAAACTAAGGAACAAGCTTATCTTTTAGCTGGAAGTTCTTTGGCGGGTGGTTCCAGTGAGGCTGTCACAGAACATAATCAATTGATTGGACGTGACGCAGCTAATTGTCACCCAGCGAGCGCAATCACAGGACTTGATCAATTGCGTAGTGATTTCTTGGGTGGATTAATAGCCCCCGCCAAAGTTGAAGAGGTAGCAGAAGTTGGTGATATAATCCCAAACGGAACAGACTTCCTTAGACTTCAAAACGGTCCTAAAACAAAAATTTTTAGATTAGTTCCAAAATTTTCTGGTACTATCCAAAGTATTACATTAGACGGAACGACACCTAAATCAATACAGATTTCTGGTAACATATCAAGACTTTACCCTGTTTCTCTGTCTGACACTGGTAATTGGCTTGGTGTTGTAAGTACCGAGGATACAAGTGTTGATTTCCCATTCCCTGAAATAAATGAATTTCCTGAGGGTGGTACGGTGTTAGTTTCTGTTTCTTCAAGGCCTGTTGCAAGCAATCAGGCACAATTTTTAGAGTTGATGGTGAACAAAAATAGTTCTGGTGCATTTGCTGTACAGGAGATAGGTCGTGTAGGTTCTGAAATATCATGTGACTTGATTAATATTAATGAGAAATTCAGGGTATTCGACACTCGTGTAGGTAGAAAACAGGTTGTCGTTAGTTATATGTTGGCTGCACCTAGGCTCTATGTGTATAACTCTGATGTTGCCCCAGAACCTATAAGACCAACCTACGACACTATTGTCGGTGTTGGTGACAGTATAGCTCAGGGTGAATATGATCTTGGTAATGGTATCTATGATACTCCTTTCAGAGGTGTTAACTTCAGAACTGGAGCGCAATACGGTACAACACTAGAAAATATCAAGACAAACATAGCTGATTTTACTAGCAAAGCAGAGAACAGAACGCTTTTCATTGTTAGGGCTGGTATAAACGATTGTAATACGTATTTGTCAGCTAACGGGGTTAACGACGGCGCTTCAGGTACTGTTCTGGCTTGGGATTCTATGACGAACACTCAGAAGCAACAAGCCGAAGATAATATGAGAGCTATTGTTACCGAACTTAAGAAATTTGGTGATGTTGCTATAGCTTCATTGACATATTGCGACGCCAAAGGTCAACTGAGCGTGATGCCAGACAAAGGGAGGAATCTGCATTGTGGGTCTTGGAACGATAATCTTGTGATACCGCTGTGTCAGGAACTAACCCCAGAATTTTTCAATTCTGCTAGTGGTAGACCATATTTTGATTATTATACAGTGGTTTACAACGATCCATCTATACTAGACGCGGATAATCTTCATTTCTATAATGACAGATTCTTTGAACACAACGAAGCTGGATACCCTAATTCTAATGGTTCATATACAATCAGGAGACATACTCAGGATGTTCTTGGTCAAGTAACCAATTTCAGACCAACACCATTTGATAACACTGTTTATGAGAACCGTATTCTTATGAACATAGGGCGTCTAGCAACGTTAAGAGGAAGACCATCATACCAACGCGATGCAAACAAAATTGAAGTGGATGCTATTGATCAAAGTTTTCCAAACCTTAATTCATGGAATGGCACAACAAACGTAACAATTCAAGCAAATTTACCTAGTCTCGGATCTGCTAGGGGCAATCTTTATACATTACCATTACCTTGGGATGAGGGAATTCTTGATAGAAACCTTGTTTCTAGTGCTATAGCAAACACTTCTTCTACAACAGAACCAAAATTTGTTATTACTGGATTAACAGGCAAGAAAGGTAAAGTTAGGTTAATTGGTTTGTATGTGACTGAGGGTGGTGGTTCGGTATATGATTCTACTTTGAGAACTATATTCTCTGTAACTGACGATCTTGGAACTAATTCACTTGAAAGACCAAATTCAATAAATTTTGTTGATGTAAACATTTCTGATTGTTTATGTGAGTTCAATTTTGATTGCACTAATTCAGGGACATTGACTATAGGTTTCAAAAGGGCTACTGGTTCAAGTGCTGGTACTTTAGGTGGAATTGAGTTGTTGATAGAAAAATAAAAGTGTTTGGGTATGGGGCGGCGCAAGTCGCCTCTTTGCTATATATGGATAGAAAGGTTCAACGAGGAATTTAAAATGACTAAAAAACAGACTGATACAAGTAGAGCCCCGTATCATGATGATTATAATGAAGATAAAAACTTTCTTCAAATTTTGTTTCAACCACAAACAGTTCAAGTCCGTGAGTTGAACCAATTACAAACTATACTCCAAAATCAAATAACCAGATTTGGTAACCATGTATTCAAAGAGGGTGCGGTTGTAATCCCGGGTGGATTCCAAATAGCTAACCAAGAGGTTTCTTTAGGTTTTAGATTTACGGTTGATGTTGATGCTGATTTCATTAATTCTTTTTCTCAGGTTTATGTGAGGAAAGTTAGTAACAACCGCCGAGTTCTTGTATCAGTGGTCTCTGAAGGTGATGCAAATCACGAAAACTTTGTTTTTGGTTCTACAACCTATGCAGGTGATGATACTGCGAATTTTATGGTTAGTGATGAAGTTGTTTTTGAGACTACAGATCAAGGTGGGCAAACAACCATAATTGGTCAAGGTATTGTTACTATTGTTGGAAAAGGTACAATAGCAACTATTGAACGTGGTGTTTATTACATTCGTGGTTATTTTGTATTGGTAAACAAACAAACAATTGTTGTTGATGCATACCAACACGTTCAGAACGCTCGGGTAGGGCTTGAAGTAAGAGAGGATATTATCACAGCGTCACAAGATAATACCCTTTACTCTAACGCTTCTGGTGAGCCAAATGAAAAAGCCGAAGGTGCTAATCGTTTTGTTATTAGTTTGAAATTACAACGTCGTGATAATAACGCTTCATCAGAGAACTTTATTGAACTTGTTAGAGTTACAGATGAAAATAAACAGACCCCTGTAATTACTTCTGATTATTCTCTTCTTGAAAAAGCAATGGCGCAGCGCACATATGAAGAATCAGGAGATTACACTGTAGGTTCTTATACGCTTGATATGCGCGAGCATTCCGCCGTTTTCCCTAGCAACCCAGACCCAGACAAATGTGTGGCTGTTTTGAGTAGCGGCGTTTCATATGTTAAAGGTCATAGGGTTCAGAACGTTGATCCATTTAATCTAATTGTTGATAAATCACGTGAAACAACCCTAGGTGACAATATGGTTGTTGGTATTAACTATTCAGGTTTCTTGGCGTTGACAGGAATGAAAGGTGTACCAGAGCCATCTACAGCGTCAAAGGTTGAGCTTTACGATACATCTAACAACAAGGTTGGTGAGGGTGTTCTGATAGCATATCGTATTGGTCAAGCGTTTATGTCTGGTCTTCGTGACATCGGTAACTACAAAGTAACCACGGCAACAAAAATGGTTCAGCGTATAGGTGGTGCTACTATTTTTGAAGCTACGGTAACAAACGCTTCTCTGTCAGGTGACAATCGCGCATTGCTATTCCCTCTACCTGTAACAGGTGCAAAAAGTTTGTTTGGTGCGGGTTCTTCAAATGTTCTTTATCGTGTATCAAGAACTTACGAGGTACAACTAGTCAACGGTGTTGCTACTATTTCTGCTGGTCCTGCTGACCTCTTGTTTGACCCTGACTTTAGTGGGTATATATTCGGCTCAAGGAATGTCGGCTCTGGTGGCGCACTTCTCGACGTTAGTTATTCACGTGGTGGTGCAGAACAAGGTAGTAACCTGACAATTACATCACTTGGAAATCAGACGGGTACCTATTTCCTAATTGCCAAAATGATCAAGCGTTCAACATCTATGCGCACAAAGATTCTGACTCAGCAGGTAGATACATTGACAATGTCTACCTCTGGTGTTTTGGAATTATCAAAAGTTGATGGATTAGAACTCATCAGTGTTGCATTTAACGGTCAAGATGTTACCAGTGAATATACGTTCAATGGTGGACAAACAGATACCCATTATGGTCTAGCAACACTTACATCAAATTCACCAGTAACATCACCAAGAAGTTTGGTGGTAACTTACACTTATTTTTCGCATGGATCTGGTGATTATTTTGGTGCTGATTCTTATAGTTCTATTCCAAGAGAACGCCGCCTACGTTACACACTTTCTAATGGTGTTGAGTATAACTTGCGTGATGTTGTTGACTTCAGGCCAACTATCACTAGCAGCTTCCTAGCGGGTGGTAATTTCATTTACCCTGACACATCAATGATCGCTGATATTGAGTTCTATCTACCACGTATAGACACGATTATCGTATCTTACGAAAATGGGTATCAGGTTATTAAGGGTATCAGCTCAAACCAACCTCAGCGTCCTGTTATTCCTCAAAACTCTATGCGTTTATTTGACATTGTTGTTCCAGCTTATACACCGGACGTTGATGAAATATGGGTATTACCAGAGAACAACAAACGTTATACAATGAAAGATATCTCAAGGTTAGAAAATCGTATTTCAAATCTTGAATATTATACCTCTTTGTCAACATTAGAGGCTGACACAACAAATATTCAAGCTGTTGATCCAGTAACTGGACAAAACCGTTTCAAAAATGGTATTTTTGCTGACCCTCTTACAGACTTTAGACTTGTAGACGTTGAATCTTCAAGTATGAGTATTGAAGCTAGTGGTGAAGGTCAAATGCACCCTAGACTAATCCAAAACTCTTTAGATTTTGAAATGTTTAGTGGTGGTGTAGTTAATGATGATATGGTTTCACCTGCCTACACACAAGTGAAATCTATTGAGCAACCTTTTGCTACCGGTGTTATTAACGTTAACCCATACGCTGTTTTTTCTTGGAATGGTTTCGTTACACTGAGTCCTAGTCAAGATTTCTGGGTTGATGTTAAGTATGTTGCACCTCGCGTAATTAATGAAACTATTAACTATCGTGGGGCTGCTAGTCAAGGTGTAATGCATTCTAACTGGTCTTGGACTGGCTGGCGCAATGAACAGGTTCGTACAGTAACAACCACTGTCTTTACAGAAACTAACACACAATCAGTTCGTGATAACCTAATTCAAACCCGAGTTATCCCGTTCATGCGCTCTATTAACATCACATTCAGGGCTAACTCTCTACGCCCAACGACTCGCGTCTACCCATTCTTCAATGGTGTGAACGTTTCGGCGTATGTTAACCAAACGGGTAAAAGTAAGGGTGAACCTTTAGTTACTGATGCAAACGGTTCTATCACTGGTGTTTTTACGGTACCCAATAACTCAAACTTACGCTTCTCTACTGGACGTACAGCTTTTGTTCTTATTGACAATCCTAAAGACCCAAAACCACCGCGTGATGATACGTTTACTTATGCGACAGCAAACTTTGAGTCTGGTGGTCGTGAAGATACTCGTCAATTAACAATCACAAATACAAGGATACTAGGCTTTACACAAAGATCTCAAAACGAATATCGTCGTTTTGACCCTGTTGCGCAATCTTTTGCCTGTACCACACAAGGTGGGGAATTCATGAGTGCTGTTGAAGTTTTCTTCTTCAGTAAATCAAGAAATATTCCTGTTGTGCTTGAGTTGAGGGGTATGGAGAACGGTCTACCAACGCATGAAGTTATAGGACGTAAAGTTCTAAATCCTGAAGAAGTAAACACATCTGTTGATTGTAATGTACCAACTAGATTTACTTTCCCCCACCCAGTGTACATAGAACAGGATCAAGAATATTGTATTGTTATACTAGCAAACACACAAGACTATGAGGTTGGTTATGCCGAGCTTGGTCAGAAGATTCTTGGTACAGGTTATGCAGTAGCGAAGCAACCTAACACTGGTGTTATGTTCACTTCTGCAAACGGTTCTTCTTGGACACCACACCAAAACCGCGATTTAAAATTTACAACTTATCGTTGTAAATGGGGTGTTGGTTCTGGTCAGATTGTATTCAGACCAAAAAATAGAATTGATGCTATACCACTAGGTGAAAACCCAATATCAGGTGTATTAAACCAGAGTAAATTGACCATTTATCAAGAAGGTCATGGTATGCGCGCAGGCCAAACAGTTAAAATCAGTAACTGTGTAGGTGGTTTAGGTTTACCATCAACCCAAATTAACGGTGAGCGCGAGATTGTTAATGTCATAGATCATGATCGCTATGAAATTTCAACTAATTTGCCTCTAACAGAAACTGGTACTTTGTATCAACCATCAGATACACCAATATTGGTTGAAACTTGTTATCCATTTAACCTATTATTTACAAATCTGAATATGCTTCTTAATGACTCAATAAGTTTGAGTTATGAAATGAGATTCATGACAGATACAGGTTTATCACCATGGATGCCGCTAACACCAAAAACGGATACTAATCTGGGTTTTGAGGGTAAATACATCGAGACCACGGACTTTGAAATCAGGGCTAACTTCACAACCACTGATAACATCGCGCCGCAGATTGATCTTCATGGATTTACTACTGTTCTTAACAGTTATTACATAGACACCGATCCATCTAAAGGACGATTCAGCTATGTAAGTAAACCGCTGAATTTCAGTAACCCTTGTACAAAGATGCAGTTCTATCTCAACGTTCTGCTCCCAGGAACTTCAAGCTTTAAAGCTTATGTCCAGAATTTGGATACTGAGGGTTCTGATTGGCAAGAAATAAACGCTTCAACTTCAATTTTCAACGATGCTTCTAAGTTTGTTGAGTACAAATTTGAATACGAGCTTATCCAAGCCAATCAAACATTTAGTTCTATAAGGATAAAGTTTGATTTCTTTGGTTCACGGGTTTCATCACCAATCGTAAGAGACATAAGAGGGGTGGCGTTCGCATGATACAAGATATGAAAGTAGAAGGTCAAACAGAGTGGGTCCGAAAAGGATCCACTCAGGGGCTTGTTATAAACACTTCTAAAAGTGCTTATGAAGAAAGTATAGCGGCGCGTAGACGCGCCCTAGATTTACAAGCCAAGTTAGAGAAACTTGAAAAAATGTTAGGTGAGCAAAATGATTGACTTCAAAAACGTGGCAACCGCAGTCGTAATAAGTGCGGTAGTTTCTTCAGGTTCATGGCTATACCTTGCGGGTTCGGCTTCTGAAAAACTCAACAACCTCTCCCCCGTCCCTGACAAATTACAAGCTTTGTCAACGAGAGTAACAGTGCTTGAGACAAAATCTGTTGATGTAAATGATTTTAGAGCTGAATTAGCTGATATAAAGGGATTAGTATCGAACTCTAATATTATGATGGGTGTAATCCAACGAGATTTTACTGATATGAAGAAAAAGGTTGAGGGTATGGAAAACTCAATCAACGATCTTAACAGGATTAAATGGTATATGGACCAAAAAATCCCTTATTCTGAAAAGAAAGGGGAATAATTATGAACATTGATACAAAAGAAAAGTTTATTGAATTAATAAAAAGAAGATTAGGTCATCCAGTGGTTACTGTTAACCTAGCTCCTGAACAATTTGAAGATGCCGTTCAAATGTCACTAGAAAGATTTTGGGATGAACATATGCATGGAGTTCAAACTAAATTTTTCACTAAAGTTTTAACTGAAGAAGAAGCTAGTTCTAAAGAATTTATTATTCCTGATGAATTAGGTATTGACTCAATAGACACGATTATCCAAGTGGGTAACTCGTATGGTGTTGGTGAATGGCATACAGTACCTTGGCAAACAGCCTATTCTACAGTCGCTGGCGCTTCTGCTTATTCAACTATTAGAGCTTCTGATTTTACTTTATTACGTCAACGTCTAAAAACAATCCGCAATCAGTTTAATCAACCAATGACTTTTTCATATAATCGACACTCTAAGAAGGTTATTATGGAGATGCGCTTGATTGAAGGGCAAACTATTGCTATGGAAACAAGACAAAACGTAGATCCCAATAAAACGGAATTTTGTGATGCTTGGAATAATGCATGGTTACAGGCTTATGCTGTAGCTAACGCCAAAAAAATATGGGGTGATGTTCTAATAAATTTACAAGGCGTGAAACTCGCTGGCGGTTTAGAAATAAATGGTGATAGAATTTACGAAAATGCTGTGAGAGAGCTTGATGCACTTGAATTAGAGTTACGGACTAAATGGAGTCTACCCCTTGGGTTTATGGTTGGGTGACAAAACGGGGCTTGCAAGCCCCGTTTTGCTATATATGAAAAATAATATCAGGAAATATCAAAAATGGCCACTAATCCATATTTTAATCAAATGAATAATCCACACACCAAAAATTTTATTCAAAGTTTGGTGGATCAGGCTATTGCAGCTTCTGGGGTTGATGTTTTCTATCTTCGCAGGGAACTAGTTGAGAACGATGATGTCTTTGTTGAAGCTGTAAATGAACGCTTTAGCCAAGCAACCAAAATTGAAATGATGGTTGAAGACATAATGAATTTTAACGGTGGTGGTCATAACTTTTTTGTTGGATTTACTATGGAAGATTCAGCAACATTTGTTTTTTCACAAAGAAGATTTGTACAACTTGTTGAGTCTCAAAGACCTAGGGATGGTGATCTTATTTATATTCCTGCCGCTGATATGACGTTCCAAGTTGATAAAACTCTTGAAGATGAAAGTTGGTTACAGTGGGGGCAAAACTACGTATGGCGTCTTAAATGCTCTAGATTTAGATTTGGTTATGAAGACATTGATATTGAAGAAGATTTTGACAATATCGAAGAAGAAATTGTTGGACTTAATGAAGATATTGTTAAAGATGGTGTTATCCTACCATACGATTTTACAAGTGCCGAAGCTGCCGAAAGAGAAGCTAAAAAAGATGACATTGATATAGAGTTTGGAGATTAATTATGGGACTTTTCAAAAATTATTTTTATAACGGTAACATCCGTTTATATCAAGTTGCTTTGGAGGCTGCCCTAGTTGATTTGAAAATAATGGTGGGTGATAAACTTGTCCAAGTACCTATGTTCAGTTCTTCTGGTGAGAGATCAACTTACATAACAGCAAAACCACCTTCATACGAAAACGAGTTTCCTAGAGCAACTATTAAACTTCTTGATATTGAACCTGATGAAGAAAGACAACTCAACATAAATATACCTTTTAATTGTGGTGTTGGTAAACCAACAAGAGTACCTACACCTAGAATATTTTCATATGAATATACAGCAATCACTAAAAAGAGATCTCACGCTTTGCAAATAGTAGAACAAATTATTAGTGTGTTTAGTCCATTTGCCGTTTTTAGAATAAAAGATCATCCCAATCATAAAAATAAAACAGATATAAAGGTTAAAATTCAGTATAGACCTATAGAAGACAACTTTAGTGATTCAGAAGAACCTGTTAGTTATACTGTTTCAATTCTTTTCTTAGTGAGTGGAAATATATATTCAGGTGATGGTGATACATCAACTCCAGTGAATGTTATTGAAGAAGTTATTCTGGAAACTAACGAGTCTGGATCAATGACTCAAGATCCTCTCGACAGATGGTTTAGTGTTAAATCACAGGATAATGAAATAGATATTAATGCAATTGAACAAGGTGTTTCAGCTCTAGAACAAAGGGTTAGAAATACAAGTATAATTGAAGACGAGTTTAGTAAATTTATAAATGAGGATTTACCAAAAGCTCTAGAGAGACAAAAAGGTATTTCAATAGAATCAGTTATTAATATTGAAAATGGTGTTAATCTAATAGAATTTAATGTAGATCATGAAACAGAAGTTGAAGATTTTGTTCACTATATTAATAATGATTTACCAGATAGTTTATAGGTGTTGAAATGGATGAGTTAACTAACAGACTATTGAATACTTTGAAATCAGTTGAAGCTGAAGAATTTGCTGTTCAAAGTATTTCAAGAGAAACTTTAGATGAAAATAGACGTCAACTCATGGACCCTAGTGAATTTGGTGGTGCAGATGACGTTGATGATGACTATACACCAATTGAAATACCAGATCTGGTAATTGAAGAAAAAGAGTCACAGGCTGAAGATATTCCAGGGACTGACTTACAGACGGACCATAAATATGTTCGTAATGTTAACTATGGTTTAAGTAAGCTTTATCTTAATGTCATTCCAGTCCTTGTAAAGGGTTTTGCAAATACAGAAAACCCTCGTTGTATTGCTGCATTGAATGAAACTGTAGAACAATTAAGAAAAATTCATAACGATATGCTTAATTCTTCTAAATTATCAGTTGAAACAAAAATTAAAGCAAAACCAACAACCAATCTTAGCGATCGTTTTGATGAAGGTGGCACAACAACAACCACTACCGTTGAAGTAGATGGTAAAAAGGTTACTGTTGCAACTACAGCAAGAAGACTTGACATGATGGCAATGCTTGTTAAGGGTTTTGGCGGTAACATGAATGATGTACCTGATGAAGCTTATGAACGTTTAGACGCCGGTGAAGACCCAAGATCTATTTTGGAAGACTTCAAAAAAAGAACCTTAGAAGGTGAAATTGAAGAAGCTGATATAGATAATGAAGAAGGTGAATTAGATGCCTAAGTTAGTCAGTTTCGCGCCCGAGAAAAGGGGTTATAAAATAAAGGATGTTAGATTGCGCATGGATCAAACTTTCATGCGAAAACCTAACATTAAAGCGGCTGAAGTAGAACTTGAGCTAAACCCTGAACAACAAAGAGAATATTTAAGATGTTCTCTTGATGCTGAGTATTTTGCGCGAAATTACTACAAAATCACAAGCGTTGATAAAGGTTTTATTCTGTTTGATATGTATGAATATCAAGCAGAGCTTTTTCGTTCATTTCAGAAAAACAGATTTAACGTTTCACTTCAAGCACGACAATCTGGTAAATGTGTTGACCATGATACCATAATAAAAATCAAAGACAAATTTGGTAATATTGCTGATATAAAAATTGGTGTTTTCTTTCATGAAATAGCTAAAAAGAGCGGTGAATGGATTGTAGTTGATGGTGATGGAAGTGATGGTTCTAAAAACCTACTATCCAGTAATACAAAAAGAAAATTTATATCATCATACAACATTAGTGATTATGAAGTTTGGACAAATACAGGGTTTAAACCAATAAAATCTGCACATCAAACAAAGGAATATGATGTTTGGTATATTGAAACAGAAAGTGGAAAGACTTTAAAGTGTGCTGATGATCATATTGTGCTTAAACCTAGTTCTAAACAACCAATTCAAAAATATGTTAAGAACCTAAAGGTTGGTCAAAGAATACTGACAGAGAACGGTCCTGAAGCGATTATATCAGTATTAAAAATGGGTTATGAAGTCAACATGTATGACATACAAGTTGACAGCGAAGATCATTTGTATTATACCGATGGTATTCTAAGCCATAATACTACTGTGGTGGCTGCATTCCTATTATGGTATGCAATGTTCCATCCAGACAAAGAAATAGCAATCCTAGCAAACAAAGAGAAACAAGCCAAAGAAATCCTTAAACGGGTTAACAAGGCTTATATGGATTTGCCTTTCTTCTTACAACGGGGTGTGCGCAAGTTTGGCTCAACTGAAGTTGAATTTGATAACGGTTCAACATTAAGGGCATTCGCAACAACCGCTGATTCTATACGTGGTAACTCTATTGCACTCCTGTACGTTGACGAAGTAGCATTTATTGAAAACGATATGGAATTCTGGGAATCAACACTCCCAACAATATCATCTGGTGAAGATACAAAAGTTATTATGACTTCAACACCTAAGGGTGAGCGCGGATTGTTCTATAAAATCTGGCGTGAAGCGGAACCTGATGAAAACGGTATTTCTAACGGATTTGCCCGCACATCCGTTACTTGGCGTAATGTACCACACTATGCAAATCGTAAAGGGTGGGAGGAAGCCGAACGTCGTCGTATAGGTGATGCAAGATTTGATCAAGAGTATGCTTGTAGCTTTAAGGGTTCATCATTAACCCTAATCGGTTCTAAACAGTTAGAAATGATGTTGTCACTAAGACCTTTAGATGATCTTAGTGATTATATGAAAGTGTTTAGAAGATATGATGAAACAAGAAAATATATTGGTATTGCTGACGTCGGTGGCGGTTGTGGTCAAGATTATTCAGTACTAACCATTTTTGATGTTACTGACTACCCATATAAGATAGCGGCAAAATTCAGAAGTAATGAAATATCACCATTATTGTTTCCTCATACTATTGTTTCTGTTTGTGAACAATATGGTAAATGTCCTGTTCTTGTTGAAACAAACAACGACGTAGGTGGACAAGCAATAACTGTTCTTTGGTATGAACTTGAATACGAAGGAACTATAATGACATCAACCGATCAAAAACGTGCCGGTTCTGGTATTAGGGTTGGCGGTAGGATGTCAAAACCTGGGATAAAAACTACATCAAGGGTTAGAAATATAGGATGTTCTAACTTAAAAGCGTTAATTGAGAGAGGTCTATTATTAGTTGAGGATCTAGATACTATAGACGAACTAGGTACTTTTGTTCTGTCAGGTGATAGATATGAAGCTGATAAAGGTTGTCATGATGATTGTGTTATGACTCTTGTTCTGTTTAGCTGGATTGTTAAGCAAGATTGGTTTATAGATATCTATGAAAATAACGTTGGTACCAAACTTTTAGAAGCAGCAAACGAAAAAGCAATCAATGAAATGATTCCGTTTGGTGGTGTAAACAGAAGTAACACAACTACAGAAACAATTAATGAACAAATTGGACCAATAAAGGTTACTACCTCAGGTTCAATAGACGCTTGGTTCAACAACGACTAAATAATTCAAATATTAATTTGAGGAGTAATAACATGAGCGCTTTCTCAGTTGCACCGTCAGTTCAATATACTGAACGAGACGCGACTCTTTATACCGCTAATAACAACATAATCAGAAATGCTATGGTTGGTATTTTCGGTTGGGGTCCTATTGAAAAGGGTATCGACTTAACAGGTGGTGAACAGGAACTTATTTCAAAGTTCTATAAACCAACTAATAAAAACTATGTTGACCATATGATCGCTATCGATTATATGACGTATTCAAATGCACTAACCGTGGTTCGTGTTGAAGGTTTGAATGCAGTTAACGCGGTTAGTTCAGCATACGGCGAAAATATTCTTGTTAAAAACGAAGAAGTTTTCACAGCAAATCCAGACTTTAAGAAAACTGGAACACATTTCATGGCGCGATACGCTGGTGAATTGGGTAATAGTCTTTTGGTAAGTGTTGCGGATCATACCACCTTCCCAACTTGGGAATTCAGAAACAATTTTGAATATTCACCTGAAGCAGGTGAATACAATATTGCTGTTGTTGATACAGTTGGTTCAATTTCAGGTTTTGGTGGTGCGTACGGCGCAAAAGTTTCATTTGAGCTTTCTGGTACCGCTACAGTCTCATCAGCTCTTGAATACAAGGGTTATGGTGAAGTTGCATATACAGTAGGACAGACAGCAGAACAAGTTCTTAAGAACCATGCAAGTGTATTACCTGCTAAATCAAGAGCTTCTGTTACTCGTGTTAGAGAAGCTTCTGAGATGATCCAAGAATTGTCTTTGCGTTCTAATGGTCAAGCTGACATTACACTAACAAACAATACTCCAACTGAATGGGTATTTACTGTTAGAAACGAAACCACAAACGAAACATACGACGCATTAACTGTTCAAAATGGTCAATCAACTAAACCAAGTCTTATTTGGGCTGCGCTGGTTGCATCAGTTAATACTAACTTCCCATTAGTTCAAACAGAAGTAAGTAATCCAACAGATAGTGAATGGAGAGTTAAATTAACAACCCCATCAAACGCACCAATGCACAAGATTCAATTCCAGTACCCTACTGATATTGTTGGTCCAAGTGCGGGTGTTGTTCTACCTGTAACAAGCTTGGTGAAGGAAGGTTCTCCAGAAGTTTGGGGTATCTCTTATTACGAAAAAGACGGTTTTTTAACTGGTGGTTTTATTACCAATAAGAATACATCGTCTGGTATTGTCCTTGGCAATAGCCTTATGTCATCTCAAGGTTCTAGTGGTGATGTTATTACAGGTGAATCATATAGTTTGATGAAACTTGAAGATGGTGCCCGTAAAACTGACGGAAGTAACGCGAACTTTGAAGCTGTTGTTAACCAATCATCTAACTTTATCTATTTTGTTGGTACTGAACTGGTTGCGGGTAATTATCCTTTGAGTGGTGGTGTATCCGATAGTGAAAACGCTAGTCGAATGGTTGGTTATGATCTATTGCGTAACGCTAAACGTTATCGCATTAAAGGTATTGTTGACTCAGCACAAAGTATTCAGGAAACACAAAGAGCAATTGATGTTGCTGTTGCTCGTCGAGATTGTGTTGCTATCTGGGCACCTTCACTCGATTCAATATTGAGTAATCCAGAAGAAGAACACACCGCTATTTCTGCATACGCTGATCTAGTTGCCCGCGCCACAAGTTATCAGTTTGGCGTTGATAACTGGGGTTATATGTATGACCGATACAACGATAAATGGCGTTGGGTTCCATGTACTGGTGGTACCGCTGGTAAACGTGCTCTAAACATGCAAAGGAATGGCCCTTGGGTTGCTTTCTCATACTACAACCGTGGTAAGTATAGTAACTATTCAAGACTTGCTTGGAGTGCTGATGATGACCAACGCGCTATCCTGTATTCAAATGCTATCAACTCCATTATCTATGAACCTGGGGAAGGTTTTGTCTTAATGGGTACAAAAACAGGCCTAAAACGTCCTTCTTCTTTCTCAAGAATTAACGTTCGTGACTTGTTTATTATGATGGAACAAGATATTGCTGCGGTTGCAAAATACTTCCTCGGTGAGAACAACACTGTCTACACAAGGTCGCTGTTTAGAACAACTGTAGAGCCGTATATGCGTAATCTTAAAGATCTTAATGGTGTAATCGATTACCGTGTTAAGGTTGATGAGACAAACAATAACGCGCAGATTGTTGCCGAAAACAAATTTGTTGCTGGTATATTTGTTAAGGCGCCAAATGCAATTGATTGGATCTGGTTGGATTTTGCGGCATTACGCGCGGACATGTCTTTCGAAGAAATGGAAGGCGTTGTTGGTATAGCTCAATAATAAGGGGTAGAAAATGGCTACTATTGATAGATTCCGTGCAGGTCTGCAACGTCGTGGTGGCGTTGCAAGGCAACACAGGTGGCAAATTGTTTTCAACTTGCCTGCCTTTGCTGCATCAGCACAAGATAACGAAGACTTGAGTCTAATGGCGATCACTTCTTCAACTCCAGTTGGTCGTATGGGTGAAATTCCGGTTATGTGGGGTGGAAGAACTCTTCCATTCCCAGGAGACCGTGAATTTGACATGCTACCAGTTACGTTTATTGCAACTGAAAGTCACTTTGAACATGATGTCTTTGAGCGTTGGGCAGAAGCATTTAACGGTTCAATTTCTAACGTAAGAACTGGTGAACTACCAGATCTACTACGAAATTTTGAAATGCAGTTACTTAATTCAGCAGACCAAGTGGTTAAAACTTACACACTTGAAGATTGCTGGCCTCAAGAAGTTGGTCAAATTGAGTTGGACCAACAGGCTCAAAACACGTTTGGTCAATTTACCGTCAATTTGCGGTTCTTCCAAGCGCGCAACGCACATTCAAGGTAATACACTTAATTTAATCAAAAGGGGCTTAAACAAGCCCCTTTTATTTTGACTATATATCTTCAATTGTATTTAATTAGGGTTTTAATCATGCCTTTCTTCAAACAAACAGGATTTTCCAGATTGTTCATGCCAAAGGGTATGGATAAAATTCAAAGTCAAATAGATAACGAAGAACAAAAACTATTAGATAATAATGAAGTTTTTGCTCTTGACGCACGTAACAAAGATGAAATTGTTGTTACCGTAGGTGGGACTGTTAATACAGCAAGTTTCTTAAATCTTAATCTTAAGAATTATAGAGATTATGTTGAAGAATATTATATCACCGCAAACAATCCAGAAGTTGAAGAAGCAATAGACATCATTATTAATGAAATTGTTAGTGTTGAAGACGGTGAAGATGTTGTTACTTTAGATTTAGAACAACTTGAAATATCTGATGATTTAAAAGAAAAAATACGTGAACGATTTAAACATTGTTTAGATAAAATAAATTTTGAAGAATCAGTCCATGAACTGGTAAAGGATTGGTTTATATCGGGTAGACAAGGGTTATATATGATGATTAACCCTAAAAGACCATTGGATGGTATTCAAAATGTTATTATGCTAGATCCAAGATGTTTGCGACCTATAACCGCTGTTGAATTAGACAGAACTGGTGGTGGGACAACCTATAATAAGATTGTTGGTAAGGAGCGGGGTTATGTTTATGACCCAACAATTTTAGAAAAATCAAGAACCAACACTCTTAATTATTCATATAATTTTGCTACTCAAAGTATGTTTTTACCAGAAGCCACTGTTGCGTTTACTGACTCAGGTGAAAAACCAGACCAATGGGGGTTTGTACCCTCGAAGTTACATTATGCAATTAAAGCGGTTAACAACCTAATAACCGTTGAGGATGCTACTGTTATTTACGCCATTACACGAGCGCCAGAACGCAGAGCCTTCTTCTTAGACGTTGGTACATTGGGTTCTAAGTCTGCTATCCAGTACATGGATGATATGATGAAGCGTTTTCAAACAGAAATGACTTATGATAGAACAACGGGTGAAATTGTTAATAACAAATCAACCATGGGTATTGTTGAAGATTTTTGGATCCCAAGACGTGAGGGATCAAACGCAACTGATATTCAACAATTAGATGGTGGTCAACAACTTGGTGAAATGCGTCATGTTCTTTACTTCCAAGAAAAAGTTTATACCGCTCTAAAAATCCCTAGAGGTCGTATTCAGGGCGGTGGTATGGTAAACATTGGTGGATCTGATCTTGCTGAAGTAGACCGCGAAGAGCATCGTTTTAATAAGTATACCAAAAGACTTGGTAGACGTTGGTGCAATATTCTAAAGGATGTACTGATTGCTGACCTTGTTCTGACTAAGGTTATTACACTTTCTGAAAAAGACATGTTCAAAAAACGTATGAGGATATTCTTCAATACGGACTCCTACATAGTTGAAAGGCAGGAAGCCGAAACTATGATGAACAGGATTAACAACCTAAATCAAATTGAACCCTTTATTGGTAAGATCATTTCTTTAGAAACAGCACTTAAAACAGTAATGAGAATGACCGATGAAGAAATTGATAAAGAACGTAAGAAAATAATGGAAGAACAAAATAAAGGGTTGTATGGTGGTCAGTCAAATATGAATCCTGTCAAACGTGATGAACCAGAAGAGGGTGGATTCTAATGGAAATCTATATAAAGAGAATTAAAGAACTTGAAGATGAACTAACTGGTAAAAGTACATTAGGTCAGCTATCAATTGAAGAAAAAGACTTCTGTGTTACATTAGAAGACAAATTTGTCCCACTATATGAAAAAGTTAATGGTGAAACAAGAATACCCGCGGGTAGATATCCAATAAGAAAAAGAAAGGTTTTGTCAAACTTAACTAAGAAATACCGAACTATTAAAGTATTAAAAGGTATTTTTGATTGGCATTTAGAAATATGTGACGTCCCTTTCTTTGAAAACGTCTATATTCACATTGGTAATTATGCAAAAGATACTGATGGTTGTGTTCTTGTTGGTGAAAAATTTGTAATAGGCAGAGCTATGATCACCAATTCAACAAAAGTGTATATTGAATTCTATAAGCTAGTCAGTCAAGCTTTAGAAAAAGATGAAGAAGTTTGGATTAATATTTCGTAAAAATTCCACTATATATTCAAAATAACTGAGGAGTACCTATCATGGTAGCAGAACAAATTCTTGAGCACATTCTTAAAGGTGAGTTTGTTGAAGCAAATGAACTTATCAAACAAGAAGTGAATATTCGTATGGAAGCAGTTTTGGCAGAAGCCAAAAAAGCTGTTGCTGAATCTATTGAAACAAGGTGATTATATGGCCGAGACAGTCATTGGTGATTTTGGTGATTTAGAAATTTGTGAAAAACTGATCACTAAAGTTAATAACCGTGGTGAGATCAAACGCCGTAGAAAATGCCCTGCAGGTTATAAACTTGTTGGTAATACATGCCAACGTATTCAATCAGGTGAAAAACTGGCAAGGACAAAAGGTTTGCGGCGCTCACAAGTTAAAAGAAAAGCTAAAAAATTGTCAACTAAGCGGAAAATGCTTAGGGCTAGGAAAATTAGAAAACAAAGAGGGCTCTAATATGATGCGCGGTCGTTTTATTACTGAGAATTTGTTCTCTGAATCACATCTAGAATTGTTGACGGAGAGTACTCAAGAAGGTAAAAGATATTACCTAGAGGGTCCATGCGTGATGACGAACCGCGTTAATCGTAATGGGCGTAACTATGATTTTGAAAAAGTTGGTGTTCCAATGGTGGAAGCTTACAACCGTGATTGGGTTGGTGAGCGACGTGCAATTGGTGAATGTGAACACCCTGATTATCCATTCCCTAGAATCAAGGAAGCTGCTGTTATCATAAATCAACCACTCAAATGGGAAAAATATGATGCAGTTGGTAAACTAGAGGTGCTAGATAATCCTAATGGTCAAATTATTGTTAGTTTGATTAAAGGCAACTACAACCTTGGTGTATCAACTCGTGGTTTGGGTGATGCAAGTGTCAGGGATAAAGTTGAACACATCAATGAGGGATTTATGTTAACCGCAGTTGATGTGGTTGATAAACCCTCAGGACAGACATGCTATGTAAAGGCGATCAGGGAATCGGTGATGTGGGAACAAACTAACGAAGGTGTTTGGGTTCCTCAAGGTGTTAATGGTTCTAAAGTTGACCAAATCCTTGAAGCAAACAAACACGCTGAAGAATTTGCTAAACGCTTCAAAAAGGCGTTAGAGCAATTGGGTTAAATTGACCCCTATATATCTAAAATTGAAAAGAGGAAACTCAAATGTCTAAAAACATCAAAACCATTCTAGAGGGTGTAGAGGGTCTGCCAGCACAAATGGTTGAATCATTAACCCAAACATTCGAAGAAGCGGTAAATGCAAAAGCTGAAGAAATTGTTGAATCAAAAATTCAAGAACGAGAAGCTGAACTAGTAGCAGAAAACGAAAATGTTTTGACTCTTGAAAAAGAGAATATTAAACAAGAAATGGTTGAAGCTATTGATCAATTCCTTGACTCAATTGTAGGTCAGATCGTTTCAGAAAATGCAATTGCTATTGATTCACTAGTCAAGGTTCAACTTGCTGAAAGTTTGTTGACTGGACTCCACGGTCTGTTAGCTGAACACGACATTTCTAATCCTGACTCTAAACAAGTCATTGAAAATGCTGAAGAACGTGTACGTGAAGAACGTCAACGCGCCAACAAGATCGCTAAAGAAGCTATCCAATTACGTGCTGAGAACGTGAATCTAAAGCGTGAGTCAGTTTTGAATACTGTCACAGCTGGTCTAGCCCTAACTGAATGTGAGCGCGTTAAGACACTTTCTGAAGGTATTCAGTTCGTAGATGCAGAAACATTCACAGAAGCATTAAAACCAATTGTTGAAGAAGTTAAAAAGGCATCACATGATGGTGGTGGTGAACAAGAAGCCGCTGATCCAGAAAAAGATGGAAAGGGCGATGATGAAGAAAAGGATGACAAAAAACAGAAATCTGAAGGCCTAGACCCAGTCTTGGAATCTGATGATGAGTACCGTCAACACTTCTTGAAAGGCACCTTTCTAAGTTAATTGACGTTTAGTAGAAAATCGCTACTATATAACTTTACATTAAACAAAAAATTGAATTTTGAAACTTCAAGAGGATCATAACATGATTACTGAAAAAATGCGCCAAGACTGGAAAAAATACGAAGAATCTAACAAAGGTTCATTCGTTCTGAAAGGTCTTAGTAACGAAGACATCCAAGTTCGTCTGATGGAAAACCAGATGAAATGGTGTAAAGATAACCTAGGTGCTGTTGTTGCTGAATCTAACGCCCCTGGTTCTGTAAACGCTCATGCGGCACGTTGGCAGCCACTGTTGATCAACATGGCTAAGCGTCTAGCTCCAATGAACGTGGGTAACCAGTTCTTCGGCGTACAGCCAATGTCAGGTCCTGACGGTCAGATCTTTGCTATGCGCGCTCGCGTTGCTACCAAAGACGGCGCTAACGGTGTTACCATTGACATGAATAGCGAATTGTTCATGGGTGAAGGTGATAGCGGTCGTACTGGTGGTGTAGCGCAAGCTGGTGACCCATCCGGTTTCAATCTACGTGAAGTTACCGCTAACCCAGCTGATGACAACACTGAAACCGCGGCTGGTCGTGGTATGTCCACAGCGGAGTCAGAACTGCTTGGCTCTCAAGCGACTGGTGCTAAAGAATGGGCTCGCGTTGGTGTAACCATCCAAAAAGCTGCTGTATCAGCTAAATCACGTGGCGTGTACGCAGACTACTCACATGAACTTCGCCAAGACATGATGAACGTTCACGGTGAAGACGCTGACTCAATCCTCGCTGACATCATGCTGAATGAGATCCAAACTGGTGAAGACCGTGAAGTAATTCGTCTGATGAACTTCTCTGCTAAACGTGGTACCACCCACGGTGCGAACGGTATTGTCGACATCCAAACCCACTGTTCAGGCCGTTGGGCTGTTGAGAAGTGGAAATACCTGCTGTACATCCTAGATCTTGAAGCAAACATGATCGCTAAAGAAACTCGTCGCGGTAAAGGTAACAAAGTTCTTTGTTCACCAAACGTAGCGTCGGCTCTAGTGATGGCTGGTATGCTGGACTACGCGACTGCACTAGCAGCACAAGCTAACTTGAAAGTAGACGTTACTTCACAAGTGTATGCTGGTAAACTGGCTAACGGTATGGATGTGTTTATTGACCCATATGCAGGTGCAATTGACTACATCACGATCGCGTTTAAAGGTGCTTCACAATTGGATGCTGGTGCGTTTATTGCCCCGTATATTCCAGTTGAAATGTACAAAACGGTAGGCGAAGATACATTCCAGCCCCGCATGGCGTTTAAATCACGTCGTGGTTTGGTTGCTAACCCGTTTGTTCAGATCGCTACCAATAGCCCAGTTGCAACTCAAGTTACAACCGAAGGCTTTGCGAAGGATGCTAACCCATATTTTCGTAAAATCGCAATCAAGGGGCTTTATATCAACTAAGTTGATTAAAAGTTTAAAAGACCGCTTCGGCGGTCTTTTTTTAACTAAATTCATATACAAATAAACCTGTATTCCATACTCTATAATAACCCAATTTTGTAGCCATTTCAAATTCTGTTAGATTAGGATCTAATTCAGGAAATTTCTTTAATAAACGTTGTTTTCTAAAATTGAATTTGTGTATTCTACCAGAACCATTTGTGTACTTATAATCAGGTCCAATTGTGTTTTTCAACTTGAATCCATTTGATAAATACACATTACTAAAGGGATTAACTTTATCCCTATCACCAAATGAAATAATGTTTGTGTTTGGGTGATCTTTTATAAATTGTTTTAGTAGTCTACTGAATGCACCAACGACACAATCGGCATAGAAACGTGATAATTCATAAGTGTTGTTATCACTAATCTTAAACAACATAACAGCCTTAATAATACCTTCTACAGATTCTAATGTGTATGCCTTTGTGTAATTTTTAGAATGACCTTGTGCATGATTATTTTTAAGAAAAATTTCTATTTGTTCATCTTTTGTTTTGTCAATATAAGAACAAGGTAAAAGATTTCTTGCGTATGTTTTCTTATTATCATTTTTATTCAACAACCACTTGAGTCTTTTTATTGTTTTGTTGTATCTATATTCGGAGTTTAGTTCATCATGCCATATGTGGATAAGGTGTATACCTTTTTCATTACACAAAACAGTTTTTTCAATATGTCTATGTTTTGCGTTGTTACTGAATTTCTCTGAATGGTAGATAACACCGTTGACTTCAATAGCAATTTTAAATTCTGGTAAGTATATGTCTAATTCTTTGTTTATTATAGTTCTATCATTTGTTACTACTTGGATGCCCATAGTCCTTAGTTCATCAACTAACCTAATCTCTAAACGACTTCTACCCCAAATAGGGTTATTAATCCTTTTGTTTATCATTATTTGATTTATGATTGGTCTGTGTCCAAGATTATGCTTATATCCATAACGCTCCATCATGGTTTGCTCAAATTTTTGTAGTCTTTTTTCGTTATCAATTTGTGAATGTTTTTCTAAAATTTTATTTCTTAGTTCACTACCTTGTGTTGTGATTGCTTTTCGTTGACATTCATGACTACAAAATTCTTGCCAACCCCTACCCTCATGAAATTTACCTTCTGAACCACATTGGGTACATACAGTGTAAGAAGATCCCAATTGCCAAGATTTCCACTTATTTTTGGTATTTAATTCAACAGGGATATTCTTGTTGTGGTTTGTTATAGCTTCAATTACCGCATTAACTTCTTCTACTAGGTCATTAATCTTAGCCCAACGATAATCTTCAAAACGGATATCATTGTAGCCGAACCCACCAGTGCATGACTGCCGACATAGGTGTTTATTAGCCCAAGCCACTAGACCCATTTCTGAGAAATCCTTCTTGGCTTGTTCTACGGCTTCTTGTGATAGTCTATGGTTCTTGTAGAATGTACGACAAGTATCACCGCAAGTAAGAGCATCCGTACGACCTCTCTTTAGTGGGAAGCTTTTAGTGCATACTACATACTCACCAAACTTTCCTGAGTCAACACTATTGGCACATGAGCGACTACACGTATCTTGAAATACCCCTTGCTTCCAAGGCGTTTGACAAGAACACAACGGGTTCTTACATTTTGGTGGGTGATCGTAGCCTTTTGCGAATGCGAGCAAAGCTTGACTAAGTGTCATGTCTAGCCCTATGCGGTTGCTAAACGCCCCGCTGACGTACTCCACGACATCCGTATGAGTTGTCAATGTGGTTTTCTTAAGCTTTGGGCGCTCACCGAATGAGAACATCTCTTTAGCGCGTTCGCGAAGTTCATTACACATGCATTATCCTAATTCTAACCCAAGTTTATTTTCATGTTTGTAACTGTCACAGTAGAAGTGATACATATACTCAGTTTCACCCCAAGGTATATCACCATCAGCCAACTCACATGTTCTATAAGTATTAGTTGAGTCTATGACGTTATGCTTGCAGTTAGCGCATGAGTTTCTTGGTTTTATTTCACGGAAATTCCTGATGATTTTTAACTTAGCTTGAGACATGCAACAACCCCAAGAACACAAACAAACAGATTACACAGAATATTCCATAACCAATTGCAAGCTTGAATAAAAATTTAGTGATCATCCAAAACATAGCGAACTCCTTAGTTAACGCCATATTAAAATGAAAAAGAGACTTTTACAAGCCTCTTTGAAATTTCTAAAGTACAATACGGAATATTTTTGGTGGTATTTCATCTGTGTGTACCGGATCGCAATCTATCACTAGAACCCCTAGGGTACCCGCGCGGGCAATATCAAGTACAATATCTTCAATCTTATGCGTTTTGGGTATAGAGATTGAGAATACTTGTTTGTTACCATGTACCACACGGAAGCTACAGCCATTTCCGAAAAGACATTCCTTCCCTGACATCTTACCTTTGTAAAGGAAGAAGCGGTTGATGGCTTGAGTTACCGTGTCAATGGGACTGCAACCGTTAGGGATTGAGATTTCCATTTCAGTGCCTGTGGCGTTGTGTTTGTAATCAACAAACAGGCTGAAATTTAAACCGTGTTCTTGAGCTGAACGGAAGTATTCAGAAACTTCAGATAGTTTGTCACCCAAGCTGAATTTCTTAGATCCTTCGTAAGTCATGGTGAATTTGCAGTTGGTGCTATTTGGTTGCATTTGGCTTTCCTTTGTTGTTTGCCTTAGTTAATGAACAATATAAATTGATTTTGAAAATAATACAAGTATCATACACCAATCATTTTCATATCAGTGTTATTCTGTTCCTTAAGCCATTTAAAGAAACCACGTATAAAATTCCATCGGTTTTCTGCGTACTCACCATCACTCCACATTTCTTTAGGATCTGCATCATCAAAAGCTTCTTCATTTTCTTTAGATGGATGTTGTACTGGGTAACAAAAATCTTTACTAGTGGTATTCTTTATGGCGTACACGTTTACTAAACCACGACCTTCTGGTGCTGTTTCTCTAATATATAAACATACACCACCATTAAGATTAAGCTTAACACCGCTTGATAGAACACAATCTAACCTACCTTTTGATGCTTCATTACGAATATGTGGTTCGTCATGAAATAAAACCATCAAAGTCTGTATTACATTTGTTCTTTCTTTGATGCGTAAAACTGCATTATTGTATTCATGAGGATTTAGCATTTGTTTATTCCTTTTTCATAAAATTGGTATCACATTAACATGGAGTTATCCTTCAAACAATAGGAGCTAAAAATGTTAGATTTGAAAGAACTCGTAGCCAAAATGTGCGCAGAGGGTGGTACAGGTGCCACGGTTACTGAACGCTGGATTATAGCTGTAGACTTCAATGGTAAAATCTCAATAATGGGTTTACCCCAAGTTGAATATGATGTCACCTACGACGTTGAAGAAATGGGATTTCAGGAAGATATCGATTTCCCTATGGGGGTTTTCAGTGTTGCAGTCCGGCCAGAATGGAGGGCTAGTGACCGCGAGATGCCACATATCCTTGACAATGTGGAGCGCCATATTGATGAAGATGATGTGATTATTTTATGGCAACCTGACAAAGACTAAATACCTTCATACAAAGGGGGTGTTTTATGTCAAAAGCAAAGTTACAAAGCCGTAAATTCTGGATCCTGCTAATGACCACGGTTGCCCTATTCTTCTTTCTGTGGTACGAGAAGATAGACGATGCAACCTTTGGTCTACTGTTAGGTTTTATGATCAACGGTTATTGGATAGTTAACGTGGCTCAAAAACATGTTGAGTCTAGGCAATTGGATTTCAACAAGGTGATTGAAGATGTTGTGGTTGACGAATCTGAAAAATAACGCCGTTTTACTGGCGGGTGCGGCGCTTGGTTTCTTGTTGTTGTTGCTTGGTATTCAGCGCGAGAAAAACAAACGCTTGGAAGCTGAGAATAAGCATAAGGAATCGGCGCTTAAACAAAGTGAGCAAACCTTAGCAACTGTACATAAAAACGCAGAGCAACGGGTTGAGACACAACAATCAATTAATCAAGCCCATAAAAAGGCTGCGGAGCGTGAAAATGCAAAAGCTTCTAAAACTAGGGTTCGCCCTGTTGATGGTGACTTTTCTGGTGGCGTGCCAGACGACAAGTGAGCCAAGTGTAGTTTACGTAGAGACAAAACCCGTTTGTGAACCCGCACCACGGCCGTTTCTACCCAAAATTACTAATGAAGAACTAAACGCATTATCAGACGAAACATATTTTAAACTTGATGATATGCGCGTTACGCTTAAAAATTGGGCTTTGCATAACGAAGACATTATCAAAGCCGTTTGTATCCCGCCACAAAACAAATGAGACCTTCGGGTCTCATTTTATTGAAGCTATAACCTCTAAACCACCCTGTAAAAGGTTCCCAACTGCAACATCAGCAACAACAAGATCTAAAAAATCACCACCTTTAAGATAAAATAATGAACCTGATAATCTATCTGTTGGACTTCCATTAACCCATGAACCTTGTATGGTTAGTGTTTTTATTGAATCAGTTTTGTTTGTTATTCTAATAGTCACAATGATGTTTTCACTAATTTGTTTTGTATTTCCATATTTAAGAATTATTTCATCTCTTAATTCCTTACTCATATAGACTATTAACGTTCCTTCATTAGATAAAAACAAGTGTATCGGGTTGATAATATTAAGATCTTCAACTTTTTCATATGTTTCAACATCTAAAATACCAGAGATCTTACCAACTTCACATATTGTATCCAAACCCTCTATTGATATTGGTTTGCATTCATCACCCAGTTTATAAACTACAGAAACTGGTACTCTATACTTTTTAAGCTCGTTTATATCGTAGTCTATATTCACCTGAGTCTTACAACTGACGACCAAAACGGAAGCTAATAAACTGCCTAGCTTTCTCTTCTTCATTTTATTGCTTCCTAATCCCTCGTATATGCTATTTAGCTAATATGGTGACTAAATAATTGAAATATTTATGAGGTTTTAATTATGTCTTCTAACTCATTATGTGATGCATTTAACCTAGCTACTGGTGGGCGCTGGCTAATGACCAGTTCTGATTCCGATCTAAGATTGTTCACAGTGACAGTAACTGGATTAGGTATGCCTGGGATTGACATAGGTTTTATGGATGGTCCTAGGGCGGGATCTGACAACATGTTATTTATTGCAGGTGATACACTTAACTATGATCTTCTTAACTTCACCTTTATTATTACAAGTGATTTCAAAAACTATTTTTCCCTATTTGATAAATTACATAAAATAGTAAAAACATCAATACCACCTTCAGAAGACCTTGATGTTGTACTCTTAAACAACATGGGCCAAAATATGAAAGTTGGATTCAGATTTGTTGATGCTACTGTTTTTCAATTAGGTGGATTTCAATTAATTACTAATGAAGAAGGCGAAAAATATCTTGTTTGTACTGCTTCATTTAAATTCCAAAGGATAGAAAAATTATGATGACACAAGCAAAAGACGAACCAAATCGTCTTGATATTGAAGAATTACAGGAAAAATTTGAAAAATTATTCGAGACTGATTTTATTAATTTGGATCGAGAAGCTTTAAGAACCTCAAAAATTTATTTCGAGGTCCAAAGGGAGTTACAAAATCAGGCAAAATCACTTGAATATTGGACCCAAACTTTTGCAAAGCTAATGGAGCGCCGTAGACTTTACTACGCGGGCCGTCTACCTAAATCACACTATGTTGAGACGCCACTTAATTTCCCACCACAGAATCAAACAGAATTAAATGAGATGCTAAAGGCTGATCAGTTTATTCAGGATTGTCAAAAGTATCTATCGGAAGCTGAAAGAAGAGTTAAATTCTGTGAGGATACATTAACACTAGTGAAAAATAGGCATTGGGATATTCAAAACGCAATTAACTATAGACGTATGATGGAAGGTAGGTCGTAATGCGTTTAACACCTTACAATGTTAGACCTAAAGATTTTGAACATGATATTATCCCTTATGTTGAGTTGGAAAGTGTAACAACTGATTCAGGTAGGTTTTATACCCTACCTGATGGCGTTACAAAATTCCATTCAATGACTACCATGCTTTCAGCTACCAGCGATCATACTTGGTTAGAAAAATGGCGTCAGCGGATAGGTGAAGAGGCTGCAGCAATAGAAACACAAAGATGCGCTGATAGAGGTGAGGCAGTACATTTATCATGTGAGCTATACATAAAAAATAAGCCGATGGAACTCGTTCTAGAGAGTTGTGAAGGTTATGTTCGGTTGTTTGTACAGCTTAAACCTTGGATCGACAAACACGTCGGTTTAGTAATAGCGCAAGAAATACCTTTATACAGCTATAAACTAAAACTCGCGGGAAGGGTAGATCTTGTTTGTTACTGGTTACATGAAGGTAGATACAAATTAGCCATTGTTGATTTTAAGACTTCTAACTGGTTTAAATCACCTAACGAAATTGAAGATTATCAAACCCAATTATGTGGGTATGCAACAATGTTATATGAAATGACTGGTTTGAAGCCTGAATTACTTGTTAACATTATTGCAACAGAAAGTAGACCAACAGCAAACGTTGCCTATTTCACTCCACAAGAATCACTTCCCCTACTAGCAAAAAGAATTAAACAATTTAGAGACTTACTAGATATCCAATAATGTTTTATTGGGTATTCTCTAGCATGGAAAAAGAAACAATTTACGTTCGCTCGTTAAGTGCCTCAAAGGTTTCTATTGAGGTTACTAATGAGATTATGCTTCGGGAAATTTATGAGTTTTTTAAATTCAAAGACCCCACACATAAACCAAACAGATATTCAAAATGGGATGGGGTAGTAAGACTATTTGATAATAAAAAACAAGTCTTACCTCGTGGTTTAGTAAGAACATTATTTGAATTCTGTAAATCCGTTAATTATGACATCAAAATTGATAAAGGTATATTTTTTCAAGAAAAAGTAGAACTTGAAGAACTTGAAGAATATGTTGAATCTTTAAAACTTACTGGTCATAATGAAAACGGGTATTTTGACCTAACACCTTATGATTATCAAATGCATGGGTTTTATGAGGGTATTACAAATGATTCCTGTGTATTGCTTGCTGATACAAATGCAGGTAAAACCCTTATTTTATATCTTTTATCAAGGTTTTTCTGTGATGTTACCTCATATAAAGCTAAAATATTGATTATAGTACCCAGTGTGATGCTGGTAGATCAAATGTATGATGATTTTGGTAAATTCTCATACAAAGATGATAAATTTTCAAATCAGTGTATCCACACCATTAAAGGTGGTGTTAAGGATAAATATAGATCTGCGCCTATAACTGTTTCCACTTGGCAATCAATTCAAAATGAAGACCCTGAATTCTTTTGTAAATTTACTCATGTATTCTGTGATGAAGTTCATGGCGCTTCAGCTGAAAAAATTTCTTATATTTTGAATAACTGTATCAATGCATATAAAAGAATTGGTGTAACGGGTTCAATGCGTGATACAGAACTGCACACTCTACAAGTGTTGGCACACTTTGGTAAGATAATCCGTATAGCTACCACACAAATGTTAAAAGAGCGCGGGCAATCAGCAGACACTCTGATTAGAGTATTAAATTTTAAATATCGTAGACCAGTCTGTTTGAATATGGATAAACTGGACTATGAAGGTAAAATAAGAGCAATAAGTGAATCCAAAGAGCGCAATAGTTTTATTGCTAAGTTTGCAAATAAACTAGAGGGCAACACCTTACTCTTATTTGTGCGCAAAAAGCATTCTAAAGCCGTCTACGACATGTTAAAAGAGATGGGGCATAGTAACGTATATCGTATAGATGGTGATGTACCTAACGACATTAGAGATCAAATGAAAAAGGCTGTTGAAAATGGTGAAAAAGTTGTTTTATGTGCTTCCTTCGGTACTCTTGGGACTGGTGTTAGTATTCGCAAACTTCATAATCTTGTGTTATGTCATCCAATTAAATCCATAATTGCTGTATTACAAGCCATTGGTAGGATGTTGCGAACTCATAGTAGTAAGAAAATTGCTAATATTTATGACATTGTCGATGACTTTAGATTATCTCCTGGGAGTAAGGCTACATTTATTGAGCATGGTGCTAAACGTTATGGATATTATAAATCTAAAGGACATAATGTAGTGACAAAGGTTGTTGATTGTCGACATTGGGAATTTTTACCTGTATCACAATTTGCTTTGCTTCTTGAGGAAAGTGATAAAAGAAAAAAGTTTAAGCAAGAATTAGCAGAAAAAAGATTTAACGGTAATGAATAGATTTTACTTGTCGTGCGAAGAACGACTTTGTATGATGCTTTGGAGGAAGTTAAGGAGTGTCAACGAACTTAACTGACGACGAAGCATCACAGGTTTTTTGTAATAAGATAACTAATAAGATAACTAATAAATTATTCATTAATTAATTATTAGTTTAATATTTTGTCAACTTTCAAAAACCTGAGTAATCACCATGCCAAATGAACATCAAAATTATTTGTCAATAAAACCTAATTCAATTAAAGGTTCATATTTACGTATTGTTGAACCTCTTTTGGAAAATGTTATTGATTCCACACTTTTCAAACATGCTCTAAAAATGAAACGTTATGATCTTGCTGAGGATATGTTGACCAAAGCTGCATCAACATTTCTAAAGGGTGGTTCAAATCAGAAGATCACTATCATCCCAGTAACAGAACACGCTATTGAACTTCTCAAATGGGATATTCAAAATAATAATCACTTATCTTTCAACATAATGTTTGATAAACCTAGTGATCAAATATCAGAAGCTTTTAGACCATACTTTACACCAAAAATTCATAATAATACCATTCTTCAAAATAGGGTTGGTATTGTTTTGGGTAATGGTTCAAAAGCTAACAACGCTACAGTTTTCAATCTTTATTACATACCACCAAAAGACGGGGATGAAATTTCAATAGAACATTTCCCCGCCTGTTTATGTGTTTATCGTAGTGGCTTCCTTCGCTGGGCTAAGGAATTGAACATTAAACAAACAATGAACGATTTCTCAAAAATCCCATCCACTCATTACATGCAGCATCCTATTGATTATCTTGTGATCCGTCACATGGATATAAAATAAGTTTTTTCATTAAATTTTTTGTGTTAGTGTAAAGCTCTCTAAAGTGTTTTTTCAATTGTTGTTAAAAGGAAATTGTATGCCTATTTCAAATGCAAAACGCAAAGCCGGTGAAAAAGCTGGTAAAAAAGTCAATCGTAATGCTATGAAAAATTTTGACTCATCTTTTTCAGGCACAAAAAAGATTCTTGACGTTCTGTCACGAACCACCCGCGTTGCAAGCCATGATAATGCTGTTATGGCAGCAATGAACAAACACCATGTCTTCTATTAATAAGGACAATCAAAATGAACAAAGCTGATTTTGTTAAAAAGATCGCGGAAGCGTCTGGCGCAAATCAAACCCAAGTACGCGCAATTCTTGAAGCAACACGTAACACAATTGTAGAAACACTGCAATCTGGTGACGAAGTAGCGTTTGAAGATCTTGTTCGATTCACAGTTGTTGACAAACCAAGTCGTGAAGTTCGCAACCCACGCACTGGTGAAAAAGCTGTAAAACCCGCGCACAAAGTGGCAAAAGCTAAATCTCTTGGTGGTCTAAAAAAAGTTTTCTAACTTTTTTTGAATCAGAGATCTAGAAAAAGGAAAAGGAGCTTAAAAGCTCCTTTTTCGCTAATTGTAATGTGTGATATTATGTTGTTATTAAATTAATTATTTTGGGTATACAAAAATGTTTGATGATATTGATGAAGTTGATAACGTACAGAACGATGAAAAAGAGGATAAAAGTCTTGCCTCAACAATGCGTGAAAGTCTTCTTTCAAGAGACCCTTCAAGCGTTTTTGCAAAATTTTTACCTAAAAATTCTAAAGGTTTCCCCGATTATGAAGAAGCTCTTGAACTGATCAAAAAAGCCCAACAGGGTGATGTAAAAGCAAAGCAGGAAATGATTGAGCGCAATTTGCTTCTAGCAGTTAAAGAAGTAACAAAATTTGCCAAACAGCGTAATCTTCTATACGGTGACTCAGGCGTTTTAGAAGATTTAATGCAAGAAGCTGTTTTTGGTTTGGACCGCGCTGTTATGGGTTTTGACACGACCCAACCTTGGAGATTTTCAACTTATGCTGTTAGTTGGATTTATCAGTGTATGAGTCGCGGTTTTGATGACACAATGCGTAATACTGTGCGTATTCCCACGCATTTGCAATTATCTATTTCTCGTATTAATAGAGCGGTAAATCAAATTTGTAGGGATGAAGGCACAACACTAAACAATATCAAAAACAAATATGAGAAAATAGCAATTTTCTTTTACCAAAACTATGGTTTTGTGAATGGTAATAAACCAAAAGAACTACCAGATAAAGAATATTTTCGTGATGAAAAAACAGGTCTTTATTCTTGGGAAAAACTAAGTAAAAAACATAAGCAAAGACATATTGATAAAGTTACCGAAATTTATAATGATTGTGCTTACGGTTCAAATCTTGGTGATGTTTCATTAGATGCAACAATGAAATCCGATGATGATAATGGTAAAGAGGATTCATTAATTGATTTCTATACATATGATGCAATTGAGGTTCCTGATCATATTGCCGAATTAACATCATCACAAAAGAATTTATCTTATGCTGTAGCTGCCATTAAAAAAGATGTTTATCGTCAAGTTATTCGCAGACGTATTATTCTAGGTGAAACATTAGATCATGTTGGTCAAACATTAGGTTTAACCAGAGAAAGGATTCGTCAAATCCAAGTATTGGGTGAAAACCAAATGAAATTTGTTTTGACTAGTGAAAATAAGCCAAGATTTAGACTTACTAATCCAGAAGTATTTTTTGATGAATCTTTTGAAGATAATGAATTCGCATGTCGTATTGAGTGCATCCAGCATACTGAACAAGTTGTTTCTTTACCAAAAAAGATTCAAAAAACAAAAAAGTCTTCAGAAGACATAAACCAATCAAACGAAGAGATCAATATGGGAATTGGTTTGTCTACAAAAAGCGAACCAAAAAATCTTGAAGAATCATATATTGTTGAAACAAAGGTTGAAACAAAGGTTGAAACAATTAAAGAGCTATTGGTAACACCAACATTTTTAGTTCCGCCTGCTCATGCATCAAAAAGTATTACTGAGCGCCATTTTAGACATATTAGGTCTGATAAAAAGTGGCCTGAGTTTAAAAAGCAACTTACTCAAGAAATTGATGACGTTGTTGACGCTAACCCAACTCATAACCATAAAGCTATTCACCCAAAAGTAACAAAACAGTTACTTAAATTACTTCTAGTTGAGGGTAAAACACAACAGGAAGCTATGGCTGAATTAGGTGTTAGACAGGATACAGCGTGTAGATATATGAAGCGTTGGAGACTTTATAAGGGTGCAGAAACCTTTGTACCAACGCGAGATCATACGCAACCATTTAACACTCCACAGGGTTACAAATATATGGTTGTTACTGAAGAAACTCATAATAAATTGGATCTTCAATTTGCTAAAGTTTCAAAAGCTGCTGAACTTGATGCTAAAGACTTTGCATCTAAAAACCCTGAGTTAATTCACAATTTGTCTAATCTAAGTAGAAATAAGTGTGATGGTCAGTTTATGTTACCATTCCATGAGGCTATTGTTGCCTTACGTTTAGAAGGTGTATCACCACCACGAATTGCAGCATTAGCTGGATTATATGTCAGCTATGTACAACAAATAACAGCAAAATATAATAAATTGGTTGATCAAGGCAAAATAGATAAACCAAGGGTAGGCAAAAAGAAATAATTCAAACAGCAAATCAGGCGTTATAATAAACGCCTGATTTATTTTTAAGGTGATAGATATGTCTGTAGTATATACAAACTTCTACCAGAAAGGCACCAATGTTCGTTTAAGAATAATGGATAAATACGGCAACCGTCGCATGGTTGACAAAAAGTATGAGCCTGAGTTGTATGCACTAGCAAGTGATAAACGCTTTAGTGGTGAACCATCAGAATTTAAAGGGTTGCATTTAGAACCACTTAAAAAAATAAAGTTCAAAAACTTTTGGGAAATGAGGGATTTTCTTGAAACTAATAAAGACGTTAGTGATGTGAAGATCTATGGACAGGATGATTTTTGTAACCAGTTTATTGCTAAAAATTTCAAAGGGCATTTAGAATTTAATTGGCGCCACCTAAAATTAGCTAACGTGGATATTGAGGTTGTGTCTGGTTATAGGGATGAGAATGGAGAAATACATAATGGTCCATTTCCACAACCTATAATCTATGAAGATACATTTAGCGTTATTAACACTGATGATAATGACGATGAAGATGAAGAAGAACAAGTAGACAGTAACTTAGCTAAACTAAAATACATCCAAGCAGTTGAAAAAAGCCATGAATGGCTAAAACGTGATTTCCCAGGAACTGTTATTCCTTCAATATGGGATTTAAACGCTGCATTCCCAATTACACTAATTCAGATTTCAACATACGATAATATAACTGGTGAAAAGTTTATGTTCGTATGGGGTTTACCTGAGCCTAACGCAAGAGGCATCTATAAAGAATCAGGTACCTACGAAGGTGGATACAAATCATTTTATTATGAGTTCAACACCGAACAAGAGTTATTAACTCATTTTATCCAATATTGGTTTAAACAGGGTTTTGATGTTTGGACAGGATGGAACATAGAGACGTTTGATAACCCATATCTTTATGAACGTATTCGTAAAATATTAGGTGAAGAAAACGCAGCTTATTTAAGCCCTTGGAAGGATGTAAAACAGGTCAAATATAAGAATGCTAATGGTGTAAAGAGGATCAAGTATAGATTCCAAGGCACTGATATGATTGATTATATTGACCTATACAAAAAACACTGTAGAACGACGAGAGAGTCATATTCCCTTGATCATATAGGTTATGTTGAGACTGGTGAAAGAAAGCTGGATTATGCAGAAGCGCGCACTCTAACAATGCTTTATTTTACTAATTGGACCAAATACGTAGATTACGGTAAAAAGGATATTCGATTAGTTGATCGTATCAATGACAAATTGAAATATATGCAGTTGACCTACGCTATTGCATACAAGGCAAAGTGTAATTTTGAAGATGCCTTGGGTACTGTTCAACCTTGGAATGCACTAATGGGTTGGTTCCTTTTAGAAAAAGGGGTAAGACCACTTATTCGTAGAGTATCTAAAGAGCGTAAAGAATTTGACGGTGGTTATGTTAAAGCTGTTATAGCTGGGTTCTATAAGTGGTTAATATCCATTGACTTAAACTCACTATACCCACATATTATGCAACAATACAACCTTGGTATTGAAACAAAGGTTAGCGAACAAGAGCGTTTTGATATTCTTTTTGATTTGGAAGAAGAAATACGTGTTCTTATGCTTGCTGAGTTTGATCTCAAGCGTAAGTCAGCGTTACGTAAATTAATGGAGTCTGTTGCTGCAAGAAGTACTGACATTGTTGATGAATTGATCAATGTTGGTAAAATTGAGTTACAAACATTACGTGACTATAACGTAGCAATGACACCAAACCTTCACTTCTTCAAACGTGATACTATTTCAGCACCATCAGAAGTAACACGTATGATATATGGTGAGCGTAAAGTCTTTAAGAAGCGTATGCAGCATTTTGAACAGCGTGGTGTATGGGTTGAAGAATATATAAACGCACCCTTTGTACCAACTGAGCAACATACAAGTCATAGAGCATGGGATGATGAATTCTATACTCAATTAAAACAACTTGAAAAAGAAGCTCTTGAAAATTTACTTCATGAATTAGCTGATTGTGAATCAGAACAAGACAGCTTTCAGCAGGGTATGAAAATCCTTATGAATGCTTTCTATGGAGCAATGACAACAATCTGGTTTAAGGATTACTTTGATGTCGATATTGGTGAAGGTATTTGTGCTTCCGGACGCTTAATTAATAAATGGAATATGCATTATCTAAATCAATATCTTAATAGTTACTTAGGTACTAACGGTCAAGATTACATACCTGCAGGGGATACTGACTCTAACTATGTGACATTAGATGCAGTAGTTAAAAAACATAATTTGGATGAGTCTGATATTACAGGCGTTGTGAAATTCCTAGACCAATTTACTAAAAAGGAAATTGAACCTAGAATAGCTAAATTTGCTGAAGATCTTTGTATAACAGTCAATGGTTATGAGCAACGTATGTTCTGGGAGCGTGAAGTAATAGCCATATCAGCAATTTGGCAAGCTCCAAAAATGTATGTTATGGCAGTTAAGGATAGTGAAGGTACATATTTCGAAGAACCTTACATAAAAATAACTGGTGTGGCTGCGAAAAAATCTGATTACCCTGAATGGTCGCGAAACCATATGAAAAAGGTTTATAAGATTTGTTTGTTGGGTAGTGAATCTGAGGTAAAAGAATATATTAAGAAAGTCAGAGAGGAGTGGAAGCAACTACCAATTGAGGTAATGGCAGCGGCTAAGGGTATAAAAAACATGGATAAATGGTATGATGCATCAGATCCAAGAGGATGGTCACACCCACGAACACCAGCGCACGTTCGCGCAGCATACGCACACAATAAACAACTAGAAGCACATCCAATCCCAGGTGTAAAACCTATTGCATCAGGTGATAAAATCCTTCTCGTTAGTTTAAAGGATAATAATCCTTTTGGTGTTAATTCATTTGCGTTTAGTGGTGAATTACCCCCTGAATGGGATGTAAATAAGTACGTTGATAAAGATGCTATGTTACATAAAATTTTCATTAAACCTTTGTCACTTATACTTGAAAAGATAGGATGGTCCCATGACACAAGACATTCTTTTACTAAGAGCGGTGATGTTGATCCATCAGCAAAACGTCTAAGTGGGCGTAATTCACTAGACAAAGCAAAAAGACTTAAAACACCTGTAAAAACTACAGCTACAAAACTATGGTAAATATCATGAAAAAACCTTTTATTATTGCATGGGATTTTGACTATACGTTAAATGATGGGCTTACTGAATGGATTGATTGGGTTAATAAACGCTTAAAGCCAGTTGATTGGGTACAGTTTGAAGAGGTTGTTGGTTTAGGGGATGATCTTGTCCCCTATTTTGATAATCTTATAGGTTGTAGTTCAATTGATTTTTGGAAACAACCAAACCTATATGATGATATGAAACCCTTTGACAACGAACAGCGCTCGTTGATTATTAGATTAGGTGATTACATAACTAATTTAACAGGACGACCGGTAGAGCATATTGTTGTTTCTAAATGTATGCCTGAGCACATACAAAGTAAAAAGAGATACCTTGAAAAACATTTTGAAGGGGTGTTTTCTGGTTTCATTGATACTGCGGATAAAAACTATGTTAGGTTTGACGCAATTTTTGATGACTCATATGAAGTATTTAAAAGTGTGAAACCAGTATGCAACAAGATTGTAATTCCCGCCTCACATACTGCCTTTGATTTATCTAATGAAGATCCGAAACAGGTGATGCTATTAGGTATGCAGGGTTATATGGGTTCAATGTGGTATGAACTATTGGAAGATGAAAGTTCTGTTTGTAATTTAGCTATTTGGTTAACGGAGAATTAACATGGTTAATGAACTAAATGAAAGAATTAAGAAGTATCTTTCTAATGAAATTGTTAGTGAATTTATGTCAGCGCCTGTTTGTTTGGATACTATGGCACAAATTGTAGCCAAACTTAATGACAAGTTTTATAGTGAATGTCAATTCTGTATCTGGAAAAGAGATTCTAGATTACAGACACCATCATTTTATGATTATTTCATTGTAAGTACGGACACTGATTCGGATAAAATCAGAATTGAGTTCAAGACTAATGGTGAGATCTATGTTAGTGAGTTATTGAGATCCGTACTAAAAGCAGAATAATAAAATTTTGATAATTTTTTAAGAAATGTGTTTACAAACTGATTTATTCGTGTAATTATGACTCTACTTTGTAAACAGGCATGAGCCACAAAAAACTAAAAACTCAATTTTGGAGAAAAATATGAAAACTTTTCAACTTATTAACGTTCCAGCCGGTTTCTCTCTGCAACTAACGCAGGACCAACTGGATAACGTAAACCCTGAACTGATGGATTACGTTCTTGGTCAAATCAAAGCTGAAAATGCACCAAATCTAGGTCGCGCAACATTGTCTCACCTACTACGTGAAGTCAATGTAAAAGTAGGTGATTATGAAATCATTGAAGTTGTTGAAGGTGTTGATCCTCTCGAACTAACTGATGACGTTGTAACCGAGCCTTCTGAAGTTGTAACTGGCGAAAAAAATGAAGCTACTGAAACAACCCCTGAAGTTGTAACTGATGAACCTGTTCAAGCAACTGAAGCAAATCAAGCTACAGAAGCAACTGAAGCAAATCAAGCTACAGAAGCAACTGAAGCAAATCAAGCTACAGAAGCAACTGAAGCTACAGATCAACCACAAGATCAAAAACAATACACCCAAGAAGAAATTGATGCTATGAAAATGATGGGTGTTGATCCTAAAAAGCCAGTGAAAGCAGCGAAAGCGCGTGATTTCCAAGAAACTGGTACCCGCCGTAAGAAAAACAACCGCGAAGAATTTATGGGTGTTGTTCGTGAAGGCACTAATGGTGCTCTGATCAAAGCGCTTGAAGCAGCCGGTTTCAAATTTGTTTATGCAGAGCCTTCTGAGCGCTGGTATCACTTTGAAGTGCCTTTCAAATCAAACTTTGTTGCTGAAAACGAAGGTAAGCATAAGAATCCAACGTTTGTTGTATCAGCACTTAAGAAAGGCGGTGCAAGTGCATCACTATACATCGAAAGTAAATCGGTTGGTGATCGCGTTAAGTTTGATGCCGATGGCTACAGCAAAGCAATTCACGGTGATAAAAAGCCTTCTGACTTTGCGAAAACGGATCCAAACACTGCACTTGCTGACTATCTGACTGCATCTGTTGATGGCGTGTTTGCACAATACTTCAAATAAGTTAACATGTGATAAGATGGGACTGTATAATACAGTCCCTTTTTTTATTGGAGAAAATAAATGGAAAATGTAATTGTTATTACTGGGCGTAAAGGTTCTGGTAAGGATACACTGGTAGATCACTTTATTAAAAATCATAAAACAAAATACAAAAAAATTCAAAAAATTTGTTTTGGTGATCAACTCAAAAAAATAGCTCATCAACTTTTTCCTTGGTGCCCTTTAAATCCAAGTCATGAAGAAAAAGATAAACCCATTATTCACCCAAGAAACAAACACAATCTTTCACCAAGAGATATATGGTTGATTTTATGCGGCTTTGGCTCGAGTAAGAACATGGTTTATATTGATGAATACGTTTTACTTAACCAAACTTTAAAGGAGTGGCTACCACGCATAGCAGCAGAAAAAGATACACTCTTTATATTTGCTGACCTCAGACATCCATGGGAATATGACTTCGTCACTAGCAACAAACTTGATATTATTAAGATTGTTGATATTACGTCAAACGAAGTAAGAAACGACCAAGAAAACATAATTGATACGTTTGACGTTTCCGATACTTTTTATAACGCTAAAGAACTTAGGTCTTTAGAAAAGTTTGTAACTATGATGGAGTTATATTGTGGTGAATAATTTCAAATTAAGTGTTGGTGATGTTAAGTACATCATCAACCGTCAAGCTTATTTAAACGATTTATACCATGGTAAGAAATGGATGCACGTTTTAGAAGTTGATGGTTTAAAAACTAGTGCAATGTTTGAGTATATTGGTGAGTTTGGTCGCGAAATAGAAGGGTTGTGGAAACACTTTGGAAACTGCCCCATTAATCGCGAAGCTGCTTTATTTGAGTTGGTTGACACAGTTTCATATATCTGTAGTTATTACAATTTTGAAGACAATTTAATTGAAGCCGATCAATCAGAAATAGATCAAATTGATATAACCCATTTCAAACACTGTGATAAACCAGTAATACGAAACATTTTGAATAATTATGTTTCTGTACTGGCAGATCATTCAAGTCTTATTTATTGCTCAACTCTAGAGTTAATTACATTTGTTGCAGTACATCTATTCTTAATTGATGTGAGTGCAGATCAATTTATGCTTGCTTATGAAAAGAAATCAGCACTGAACATGCATCGTGCCATGAATGGTGCTGTTGATGGTTCTTATGATAAAACAAATGAGAATAAGCCAACGGTACAACTAAATGAACCTTGTAATGCTCTGTTAAGTTTAATCAATCTATCAAAGGGTTTATCAAATGAGTAACGAAGGTATTTTAATCACTGGTGATAATCCACAGTTAAATTATGTGTTAGTGTCAAAATTTACTTTTTCAATACCATGTTCTGATGCAACACCCATTAAACAAATGGTTGAAGAAGTAAACAAAATAAACGAAAACATTAAATATTCTTTTGTTTCTTGTGACGATAACGTTGATGAAGGTGAAACTGCAATAGGTTATGTTGAAGTTGAAACAACAACACCATTATTACATGAATCAATAAGTATTATTTTTGATTGTCTGTATAAAGCTGATAAGGAAGACGTCAAAGACCATTGGTGTGATTATGTTGATATTGAGTCTATTAATGTTGTGTCAGCTAACTATGACACCATTTATCCCATGGTAGGTGGATTCGTAGAAGAATTTACTAATTTTTATCATGTATTTTGTCGCTTACAAGATGCAGAGCAAACTATTACAGATTTAAATGAAGCGCTCAATATTCAAAACGAGACCATTGGAAATCTAACAACAGTGATTAAAGAAGCTGTTGAAAAAACAGAAAATCTTAAATCGTATATTAATCAAGTTTTACCAAATACTGGATTGTCAGTTGACGATCTGGTAACATCAAATACCATACCATTAAGGAATGAGTAATGAAAAAACCTAACTCAACAATTGCAAGACTCCTTGAAGCAAACAAGAAAAATCCATTATTTAATGTAATGAGTCAATCCAAATATATTTCAAAAGAAGTGATTGCAAAAACTTCAATACCTCTACTTAACGCCTGTTTTAGTGGTAAGGTAGACGGTGGTATTATGGGTGGTTCACATCAAATTGTTGGTGAGTCTCGAACGTTCAAAACCAACGTTGGTCTAGCCGCTGTGGCTGCATATTTGGATGCTGATGAAGAAAATATTGCAATTTTCTGTGACTCAGAGCGCGGCGCTAACGCAAAATATTGGAATGCTTTCAATATTGATATGGATCGTGTTATCCATATGCCTATCAGACATGTTGAAGAATTACAGCATGGTTTGTTACATAACTTGGAAAAAGTTATTCCAGATGTCAATAAAGTTATTATCTTTATTGACTCCATTGCCCAACTACCATCGAAAAAAGAATATGAAGACATGGTAGAAGAAAACGGTACTAAAGATATGAGCCGAGCGGGTGCACTGAACTCATTTTGGCGCTGTATTACACCGGTTATTAACTTCCGTGACATTCCATTAGTATGGATCAACGGTTTTTATAAAGAAATGGGTAACAAGTACGCGGAAGAAATTTATAAAGGTGGTCAACAAGGTTTGCTGTCTTGTGATAACCTATGGTTTATTACACGTTCACAAATCAAAGATGATAAAGAACTTGTTGGTTGGAACTTCAACATTTCTATCCGAAAAGGACGCTTTACAAAAGAAAAGCTGGTTATGCCTCTAACCGTTATGTATAACGGTGGTATTTATCGTTGGTCAGGTATGCTTGAGACTATGATCCTGTTAGGGTTTATTAATCAATCAGGTGCTTGGTACCAGCGCACAGAAGCATCAGGTTTACCAGATGCTAAAAAGCGTCAAAAGAAAGATATGGATGATCTATTCTTTATGACACTTTTGGAACAACCACAAGTTGTTGAAGCTCTTAACGAGTATTACGGTGTTTCTAATGGCACTATGTTAACCCCACTTCAAGAGGAATTACAAAATGCACTTATTGACAAAGGTGTTTCTAAACTTGAAGAAGAAGATTCTGACCCCGAAGTTCTCGTTAATTGATTGTGAAAGGGATGGGGCTGGTTTAGCCTCATCCATCCTAATCAAAAGTGGTAAGTTCAAAGGTATCAGGTTTTATATTGGTGATGTAGGTTTTGTGAACAATAGACTTAGATTTAAAACACAAATTGTTGAGAACCCTAACAATATTGATACAGAATCACAAAAACTAAAACCTTTGTTCACAAGATGCTCAGGGCTTATACTTGAAAGCTTATTAACTAGCTCATATAAAAATAAAGCGCCAGTTCTTATTAGAAAGGAATAAAGATGATCATTAATCAGATCGTTCTTAATAACTTAGTCTATAACGAGCCGTACATGAGACATTGTATCCCTCATTTACGAGCTGATTTCTTTAGGACTATAGGAGAACAGCATGTTTTTGGCTTGATTGATGAGTTTGTTAATGAGTATGGTATAGCCCCAACCCCAGAAGTTCTGGTGGTTAAATTAGAGCGTTCTAAACTTTCGGAATCTATTTATAATGAAGCTTTATCAATTGTTACTGACATGGAAGCCGGTAACGAACATTATGATTGGCTTATAAAAGAGACTGAAGGATGGGCTCGGGATCGTGCATTAGCAAACGCGGTAAGAAAAGCTTCAAGAATATATGCAGGTGAAGAAAAGGATGGAGATCCTAATATTTTACCTGAGTTGTTTCAGGATGCACTCAGCATCTCATTTAAAGAAGACCTAGGTCATATTTATTGGGAAATGGCTGGAAAGCATTATGATGAAATGAATGTTGAGGGGGTTAAATTACCTTTTGGTGATGACATAAGTTATATGAATGTTATTACTAGAGGTGGTGTTGAAACAAAATCCCTAAATGTTGTTTTGGCAGGTATCAACGTGGGTAAAACCACTTGGTTGATTGATAGAGCAGCAGAACAAGTTGAAATGGGTAAAAACGTTTTTTATTTTACCCTAGAAATACAAGAGAAGAAAATCCGTCACCGTACCGATGCTAGGATGCTTGGTATGGATTTTGATCGTTTGGAAAAATTAACTAAACCAGAGTATTTGGCAGCGGTTGATAAAAAACGAAGGAAATGCTCAGGTCAACTATTCATTAAAGAATATGCTCCTGGAACTGCGCATATAGGTCACTTTAGACATTACATCAAAGAAATTTACATGAAATATGGTGTAAAACCAGATCTCATTGTAATTGACTACATTACAGAAGCTATTAGTAACCGACTACCAATCCATATGATAGGTAATACAAACACCTATTTCGGTTCAGTTGCTCGTGAGTTTCGTAGTTTAGGCTTTGAATTTGATGTACCTGTTTGGACTGCGATGCAGTTACAACGTGACAAACAAGACGGTCTAAATGCAAAGACAGGCGATGTTGCTGATGCGATTAGTATTCCTAAGGTTGCTGACTTTATGCTCGTTCTAGGCAGGGAAGAAGCAGACGTATTGCTAAAACAATGTACGGCTACTCAAACTAAGAGTCGTTACGATGACAAGGATAAAATGCGAACATTCAGATTAAGTCTGGATAACAGTATGCAAAAATTCAGTAATAGTCTTATCCAGCCTATGGATGAGCAAACAACATCAATATCCGATAAAATACGTAAAGAAGAACTCCAAACCATGGTCAAGAAAAACGCCAGTTTGAGTGAAGCTGATAGCGTATTGAATTGGAATTTTAGTAGTGATTGAGGATAAAACAATGCAATTAACTTTTAATATTAATGAAGAAAGACTAAATCATTTCCTAACCAATGTCCGTGGTTATCTTGGTTTGGAAAGTATTAATCTTAGTCAAGTTCAATTTGTTGATCTAACTGTTAAGCCTGTTTTTGATATGCTTACACTTGATGTATTTTTCACTCGCTTAGCAAATGATCTAACAGCGGAAAAAGTAGAAGATCAGGAAAAGATTTGGGAAGAAAATGTTCGTGTACGCTTTGAGCATATTCTACAACTTGGTGATGAAGGACAACCAGTCATGAGCTTCAGGGTTAAACAGACTAATGGTGAGGATGAAGTTGAAGTTATTGATCGTAAAATTTACACACCACCAAAATTAGTTGAAGAACGTGTTTCTTTAGATTTGGATTTCGAAGAATCTGAAAAGATTAGTGTTGAAGATAGACTAATTAAAATGTTTGGTGATGAAAAACCTGATGAAGAATCTGGTTTAATTTTACCACCAAATATGAAGTAATTAAATATTCATAAAATGCCCGCCTAGTGCGGGTTTTTATTATGAATATTTTTGTGTTATTGTAATCATAATTTCTTGTTATTTTATTTAATTTTAGAGGATTACCATGAAATTTAATACCCCTAATTCTGGATTCGTCAACTCAGATCAAATGCTTGGTGGTGTAGGTTTTAAAATTAAGGCTACAGCAAAAACAATTCGCACATTGGTTGATACACTGTATCGATACAAAGAAGAGGCTGTGGCGCGTGAATTAGTGTCAAATTGTGTTGATGCACATAAACTACGAGATCAAAAACATCGTCCCTCTATGTCGGTCTCTCACACTCAAAGCGTTTACGCTAACAAGCTTTATTTTGAAAACAATAAAGAACTTGAGTGGCTTGCACCTTTCAATAAACCATTTAATCTTCACGTACCAACCGAAAAAGAACCTTATTTCGAATGTGAGGATTTTGGTGTTGGTCTACCACTTGAAAAAATTCTTGGACTACCTTTATTCAATCAAGATTATATTAACGCTTCAGAAGAAGAAAGAGCGTTAATGACAAAACCTGAAGAAATGTACTTGTTTGGTCCTAATGGTAAGGTTATTTGGTCTGGTGGTATGTACACCACACTATTTGACAGTCCTAAGGATGATGACAATTCACAAATTGGTGGGTTTGGACTGGGTGCAAAATCACCTTCAACTATCTCTGATTCATATACAGTTGAAACACGCTTTAATGGTGAAAAATACATTATCTTTATTTATGAAGATTCGCAGCGTATGCCAACAGCCGAATTAATTTCGTGTGATGAATATGGTTTACCTAAACCCATCCCAATGGTCAAAGGGCAAGAATATAACGGTATGACTGTTCGCGTACCAGTAACAGTTGATCGTATTGAGAAATTTAGTTCAGCTCTTTCTAAAGTTATGCGTTTCTTTGACACACCTTATTTATTCACTAATAAGAAAGTTATTGTAAGAAAACCTGATTTTGTTAGTTATTTCCATAACACTTATATTACCTCTGGTGGTACCGGTCGTCACTATGCCGTTCAAGGTGGTGTTGTTTATCCTATTGATATAAACATGTTGTCGTATGATATTTCACACTTCTTTCAGTGTCTACAACGTGATACCTACACGTTCTTTGATATTGGCCAAGTAAATATGCAACCTTCACGTGAAGACCTTGAATATGATCAACACACTATCAGGGTTTTAGAGGATGTTCTTGGTGAAGCGGTAAATAAAGTAACTGAATTTCTTAAAACGTATCGTATTGGGAACAATATTTTTGAGAAGATCAAAAACTTTGAAAAACTTAAAACAATGTTCAACACTGAAATTCTTCGTGATTATCTACCTACACAAGCAGTAATTGAGGAAGATACCTGTGTAAATCCGACGACCTATATGTGTGATATGTTGGGTGTTGAGTTTATGGGGAATCACGTTAATTTTGGTTCTAGTAAACAAATTACTGAATATGGTTATGCCGAAGGTCGTGATTTTTCACTAAGTAAATATTGTCGATACGATATTGACACAAAATATATCTACCCGCAATTCAGATCTGATGGCACACCATACAAAAACTATTTTGTTTTTATGGATGGTCAAGGGGCACTTAAAAAGGCTCAAGAACTGTATTCAAATCTTGTATCACAATTATCACAAGTAGATAAAACAAACCGATACTATCCTTATCTAACACCAATCACTATAGATGGTAAGCTAACGTCATTAATACTCAATAAAGTGTACGGTATATCTAAAGAAAAATTTGCTACCGATATTGAAGATGCATTTTATAGCGGCACATTAAAAGAAAAATTTGGATATACTTTTGCACCAAAACCCGAAGAGTTTCTAATAGATGCTAGAATGTCATTAATCAGAGATCGTCAAGAAACTGATTTGATGGATATTTTACCAACTGAAGAAGAAATAAAAGAAAAGTCTTTTGAACTTTATGAGGTACGTGTTAGTGAACATTTAAAAGTTCTTGCAAATGATTGCTTTAATAAAGTTTTAATGAACCGTGACACAAGCTTCAAAGTCTATGCATTTTTACGCGAATATTTTGAGTCTGTAGGTGCTGAGATCTATCACGTTGATAATATTGCCATAAAACCTGAGGAAATCACTCTTGAGAATATCAAGAAGTTAAAGGGTATTACCGTTATTGAGCATCATAAATGGTGCCCTATCTCAGGTGAAAAGCTTATGGAGTGGATCAAAGAAGCACAAAATGAAAACAAACAAATACCGTTTGTTTATTTGCGTGGTCACGAGATACATGAAGATTCAAACTTAGGTAAAAAGATCAACAGTGTATCGACTATCAATCTTGAGATAAAAGGTATTAAACAATATTCTGATGAATTAGATCTAATCAAAAGTTCTTATCATGAGCGTGTTATCGGGGTACGTGTTGTTGGAAGAAAATTCTTTGAGGAACACAAAGAAGTTTTTGTACCTCTTAAAGAAATGTTGGATACATGTATTTCTCTAGGTGTTTCAAAACTTATTGATACTATTATCTCTAATAAAACCCGCGAAATTTATAATATTCAACCTAACAAACATGATTTAGTGAAAGACTTTAAATTTATGTCAACCGCTAATTTGTATGTTCCTAATTCATTTACGGAACAACAGTTATCTTATCATAAGCAATGTTTCAAAAAATCTTATGATAAGTTTAGACCTACAAAATCACATAGAGATTTAAAAGTTGGTGCATATCTATTAGAAATTGCTTCTCAAAATAGTGAAGTTGTTAAGTTAGAGCGCCATTATCAAAGAATTTATAAATTCTGGGAGTCTTACTTAGATATCTTTACCCCATTTACTTCGCGTTTTGGTATTAATAAATCCGATAATTTCTCCGAAAAAAATGTGTTGCGGAAACTAACAAAACGTCTTGAATATGAAGAAGTTTATCGAAGAGCAAACATGATACCTAATCATTATGAAAATCAACTTATTAGAGATTGGATTGATAGTGGTGTTTGTTACATCTCTAATTATAATTTAAGAACTGAGATTGCTAAATCTATTAGAGAATATTCAAAGTCTAGTGTTTGTAATAAACCTATCAAGTCAGCACTTTATGAAATTGAGGATATACTTGAAAAATATCTAGAATCCGATGATTTAAGATTGTTCTACAAATATACCGTTCTTTCACAAAGTAACGACGAGACTGAAGTTGTTTATAATTTCGTAGTTGATGTAATTGATGCTTTAGCGGATACAGACGACGAAATTTAGTTTATTCACTAATTGGTGGTTTGATATTATATGTCAGACCACCTACTCCCATTAGTTTGAGGAAATATCATGCCAGTGTTTATTAAAGAAATGGAAGATTTAGATCTTCTAAAAAGAATTTTTGAGTATGTCCAACAAGGTCTGACAAGGGAACAAATCAAAGGTCGTATTGGTTTGTCTATGTATAAAACGTGCCTGTTGGTACCTCGCGCAAAAGAGAAGTTTGAAAAAACCTCTGTAACCGAAAAAGAAAAACCTGTAGAAAGCAAAATCCCTGATGGGCTTGCGGTTAAGGTTTATATGGATTATGAAGGCGTAAATACAGAACGTCTTTCACGTCCTGGGATAATGAAAAAATATAATATCCCTAGTAAGTATCGTTTAGAAATACTTATTGAGCAAGGCCGTATGGATTTCAACAACTTTGCTTCTAAACCTGAAAATCTTGATAGATTTAAAGATGTTTTGGCAACGGCTAAAAAAGGTGATTTTACTGAAATCCCACCTGAAACCTTAATTGAAATCCAAGAGAATATCAAAACTGGTGTTAAAACAAAACAACAGTATATGGATGAATTAGGTTGGAGTCGTAATAAGCTAGACAAACTTATGGCTTTGAAAATTGAATACTTTAAAGAAGGTGAAATTGCATCACTTGCCGTAAGTAAACAAATCCTTAAAGATATGATGCCTGGGACAATTTTTATCTTTAAAAACAGTGAAGATACGAATATTGAAGATCGCTCAATTAATCGTAACTATTTTGTTGTTTCACAAAACGACTTAAAAACAGTCGTAGTTGATTGCTCTAAACTATTGAAAAATGTTGACAGCATTAAACTAGAGCATATCCAAACCTTACTTCTGTTAGGTGATGAAGTAGAATTGGATAACGAAAGTGAGGTTGTTGCTTGTGAATTTGCTAGTGGTTTTGCATACGATTTAAAGATCATTCTACAAGCGGAAACACTAGGTCAATTTATTGATCGCGAAGGTAATACTATTGAAATTAGCCCTGATTCAAATATCATCAAAGAATTTATCATTCGTGATATTGCTGATAAAAGCTATGATCTAACCGAGGTTGATGTTACAAAAACTCAACGCAATAATGAGCAATTGCTTATTAAAGTTAGTGAAAAAGTTTATCAGAAGCGTATGAGTTGTGATAATAAGGACTTGGTACCTCAATCAGGTGGTGGTTATCGCGTATTCTCAACAGCCACACAGATTCAAATGATTGAATTGGAAAGTGGTAAACAAATCACTGTGACCAAAGGAAGTACAGGGTATGACGAGGTCTATCGCTGTTTAGTTATGGGTGATAATAACGCCGCGTTCCTTGCCGCTCAAGGTATTAAAGACATTTCTGCTTATGAAGGTATTCACTTCAAATACAGTGTAGGTGAAGGTATTGTAATTAAGATTAAAGATGTAAAAGTACATCCATCAATTTCAATTATTCAAAACCGAGTTGAACACCTACTCGAGTTGGGTGATTATGCCGCTCTAAATGCATTGGATAACTTTATTCAGAAGATGTTCCAAAACCCACTGGATGATATTATTGAACGGATCCCACACTTTATGAAGTTTGGTGATGTTCAGATCTGTGAAGACGGTGATCTATACGTTTATAAAGCGGTTAACAAGTTCTATCGTGATGATTACACTAATAAGATTGACAACTCTGTTGGTTCTACTGTTTACATGGACCGTTCAAAAATAGATCCAAGTACATCAGCCACATGTACTCAAGGTCTTCACGTTTGTTCGTTGGATTACGTTAATCGTATGTCTGGTTACTCAAAGGTTGACAGTAAGATCATGCGCGCAAAATTAAGTCCAGCTGACATTGTTGCTATCCCACAAGATTACAACGCTCGTAAGATTCGTTGTTGTAAATACTACGTTTCTGAGGATGTAACCATTGCGTATCATAGTGGTAAAATCCGTGCTGATTCTAAAGGTGCTTTCGCTACTAGTGAAGCTGACAAACATTAATAAATGTTGTTAATTAAGACGGGGCTTTTTGCCCCGTTTTTGTTTTCTAAATATGTTTATGAAGATAAAATTGCTATAGTTTGCACACTGTTAAACAAAAGGATACTCCTATGAAAATTGCAATTATTGGTAGTGGTTATGTTGGTTCTGCAATGGCTGTTCTCTTAGCTTATAACAACAGCAAATATAACCATAATGTTGTGGTTAATGATATTAATGAAGAACGTGTCAAGATGATCAATAGTGGTATTTTACCAGTACGTGATAAAATTGCAGATCGTCTTATGGAAACAAATCGTAAGGATATTACGAAATGTCTGTCAGCAACCACTGATATATCAAGCGCTGTTACTGATTCTGATTTTGTTATGGTTTGTGTGCCCACCAATTACAATACAGAAACACAATCATTTGACACATCAATTATTGAAAAAGTGGTTGCAGACGTTCTTAAAGTTAAACCAGATGCAAATATTGTCATTAAGTCAACTATCCCTATTGGTTATTGCGGTAAATTATCAGCTGATACAGGTGTTGATATTATGTTTTCACCTGAATTTCTTCGTGAGGGTCAAGCATTTCTTGATAACCGAAACCCAGACCGAATTATAATTGGTTATGATAACATTTATGACCAAACTGAAATTGCTAATCTTTATATTAGTATGATGAAAAATGCTTGTGTCAATTCAAGTGAAGTTAAATGCTTAAAAATGTCAACTCAGTCGGCTGAATCAGTTAAAATGTTTTCAAACGCATACCTTGCCATGCGTGTAGCATTTTTTAATGAACTTGATAGTTTTGCATTGGAAAACGAACTTAAATCATCTGATATTATGGCAGGTGTTACAAGTGATCGCAGAATCGGCTCCATGTATGCTAACCCGTCGTTTGGTTACGGTGGTTATTGTTTCCCCAAGGACACAAAACAATTAGCGTCTACGTTTAACGGAGAGCCGAATACACTAATCCCAAGAGACATCATTAATGCCATTGTTGCATCAAATGACTCACGCATTAAATTCATAGCAAACGATATTCTTAGTTATGGGTATCAACGCATTGGCATCTATTTACTAGCTATGAAAGCGGGTTCTGACAATCACCGTGAGTCTCCATCTTCTCATTTAATTAAAGAACTTCAAAAAATTGGTAAAGATGTTTTAGATTACATTGTTATTTATGATCCTAGCATTACAGAAAATGAATATATGGGTTGTAAAGTCATCAAAAATCTAAAACAGTTTGGTCAAATGACAGATGTTATTGTCGCTAACCGAGTTGATGATAGGCTTGAAATGTACTGCGGAACAACTAACGTTTATTCTCGTGATATTACAGGTAAAGACTAATGAAAAAGCAAGTTGTATTGGTAACGGGTGGGGCTGGATTTATTGGCTCCCATTTATGTGAAGCTTTAGTTAATGAAGGTTATGAAGTACATAGTCTTGATAATTATTCCACTGGTAGTATGAATAACCATGTGAGTGGTGTCACATATCATCATATGCATACATTTGAAATTTATCAACTCGAAATAACACCTGATATTATTTTTCATTTAGGTGAGTATTCGCGCGTTGAAGAAAGTTTTGATGATGTTGATAAAGTTTTCCAATCTAATGTTGTGGGTACCAGAACGGTCTTTAATTATGTTCGTGATATTGGTGCGAAAATTGTATATGCGGGAAGTAGTACAGCGTTCGGTGATGCAACTTCACCATATTCTTTATCAAAATCCCAAAACGTTGAAACTCTAAAAGAGTATGCAAAGTGGTATGACATAGATTATGCAATCACTTATTTCTACAACGTTTATGGTCCTAGAGAAATATCAAATGGGCGCTATGGTACCGTTATTGGTATCTTTAGAAGCAACATGTTCAGGGGTAAACCACTTAACGTTACACTCCCAGGAAATCAAGAGCGTAACTTTACGCATGTTAGTGACATTGTTGATGGTCTTATTCGCGTAGGAAAGCATGGTAGTGGTGATCTATATGGTATAGGACATCAAGACAATTACTCTATTTTGGATGTTGCCACTATGTTTGGTGGTGAAATTAAATTCAAACCTGAGCGAATGGGTAACCGGATGAGTGCAAAATTACACACTGATGCGGTTAGAGAATTAGGTTGGTCCCCAAAACATGATCTCCCTAGTTATATCAACCAATTAAAGCTAGATAACTGGATTCACAAATAAGGTAATTAATCATGAACAATCAATCAATACAATTGTACTTGAATACAAGACCACAACCGCGTGAAGGTATTGCTTTTGCCACAAAATATGGATGGGCAGTCCCTAACTGTTTTGATAATAAGGGGTTTTCTATCTCTTATGAAATCTTTGGTTTAGATCAAATTCTTTATGAAAATTTCTTAACTTCAGAAGGTAATGAAATTGTTAGTAATGAAGTTGATAAATATGTCCCAAAATACTGGGCTGAAACTGTAAACAAGTACGGCTTTGAACATTTTTCTCCTCTTGTTGTGTTTGGTGTTGAAGATTTCAATTCACAACCACAAACATTTGTAGAAGAAAAGTTTATACCGCAAGAAACAGTTCAATTACAAAGTGAATTCCCTGGAGCTTTGCCCGTGATGCCAGAAGACATGGTGCATGGTGATTTGCCTTCAGGTGCTGATCTAATTCCAACACCACCCGCACATTTAATACCTACCCAAAATGTTGAATCAGATGAAGAATCATACTGGCCAACAGAAACAACTGAGTCAGAAACTAAGGTTGAAGTTGAAACTGAAGTTGAGCAACCAACTGAAACTGAAGAAGTCGTAGAACAAACTGAAGTTGAGCAACCAACTGAAACTGAAGAAGTAACCAAGTACACCTTTGACCAATTAATGGCAATGGAAATGGAAGAAGTCCGTGAAATTGGTAATTCTTTTGGTGTTAAGGATAAAAGTAAGGAAAGACTAGCTAACAAGATCATTGAAAAGCAAGGTTAATCCTATGGGTAGATTCAAAGAATTTCTTTTAACTCATGAAAACAAAAGTGATTTAGAAGAATCTGAAGCGCCTACGTCAACAACTGGTGACATGGCAACAACTGGTCTCTTGAAAAAGAAAAAGCAAGAATCAGATGAAGAAGAATGAGGGGCGAAAGCTCCTCCTCTCTACTAAAATGATAAGGAAACCAAGTATGGCCCCACAATCTAAAGGCAATAAATCTGACCGTGTAAAAAAAGCAGATGAACAAGCGCATGAATGGGATAGTTATGCAAAAGGTGGTATGAAGTTTGAGCCATTTATCCCATTGAATGATGCCCAAGCAGATCTGTTCAATGCTTGTTTAGATGCACCTTTGGTTATTGCAATAGGTCCCGCAGGTACAGCTAAATCATTTTGTGAAGCGGCTGCAATGGTAAGATTAATTGCAAGTCCCCACTCCCCAATCTCTAAAGCCATTCTAACACGTTCACCAGTTCCAACAGGCCACTCAACAGGTTTCAATCCCGGAACTGAACAAGAAAAACTCCTGCCTTGGTTAAGTCCTATTCTTGATAACATTAAGAAAACATGTAGAACACCATCAGGTAGTGATGGTTTCTATAACTACCTTTTAGCCACTGGTGCTGTGCGTATGCGCGAACTAGAAAGCATTAAAGGTTCATCGTGGGATGATACAGTTATTCTAGGTGAAGAGTGTCAGGAAATGACACTCGAACAACTTAAGAATCTGTCTACTCGTGCGGGTGAGACGTCAAAGGTTTTCCTTAATGGCGATGTAAGGCAAGAGAACGAACGCATTAAAGGCTCGCCATTTATGCGCTTTGTTAAGGCTATTGATGCATCAAACAAACGCATTCAGCAAAAGATCAATGATGGTGGCGAACCAGAACCTTGGGAAATTATTGTACCTATTATCGAATTCAAGAAAGAACATTGTGTGCGAAGTGGAATTACACGCTTAATGATTGAGATTTTTGAATTCGAGAACATTTAGTTCACAATACTCAATTATGCTAATTTAAGCCCCATATTATAGGGGCTTTTTTACGAGGAAAATCTATGCAACCACCAATTAAATGGGTAGGCGGTAAACGTTGGATCACCACATTTCTTAGAGAATTACATCGTTGTCTAAAACTAGAAGGCGTTGTTGAACCATTTTGTGGAGGGTGTTCAGTTACGTTAGCCATACACCCTAAGCGAGCAATTCTTAACGATAACTCCCGCGACGTGATCAATTTCTGGACACAAATCAAGCAAAATGGGTTGTATATGGATATTGACATAACAAATACGAAGGAAAATTATGAACATATTCGTGATTTGTTTAATCAAACACCTTATGGAATTAGCAGCCAGAGTGATGTACTAAAAGCACAATATTTTTACTACCTCATTATGACGTGCTATAACGGGTTATGTCGTTTTTCTAAAAAGACTGGATTTAACACCCCATTTGGTAATATAAAATCACCAAACATAAGAGGTAATCTTCGCTCGCATCAAAAATGGATTGAAAATTATCAGTTTATTATTGATGATTTTGTTAATGTCATTAATATGTCTTTGGTTAATGATTTATTGTTTGTTGACCCACCTTATTTCAAAACCTTTGTAAGTTACTCCCAAACCACATTCACTTATGAAGACCAAGTTAAACTGGCCAAATCATTAGAAAATGTTGTTTGTCCTACAGTTACAACCAATTCATACGAGCCAGAAATCATTAATCTGTATAAGGATGCAGGGTTTAAGGTATTCTGTTATATGGCTAGACGTTCTGTGTCATGTGATGCTAGTGGTAGGAAACCAGTTCGTGAAATGATCGCTATCAAAAATGTTGATGTATTTTTGTTCAAGGAGCTTGCGAAAAAACATAAGATTATATTAATGGAGAGTGATTATGTTTAGTCATGAAGAATTAGTAATGATAGCGGCAAAGTATGCAACTAATCAAATGAATTGTGGTGCAGTCTTTAAAGAGCATAAATGCGCAACAACAAGGGAAATTGTGGATGTTGCAGCTTATCGTGCAGGTGTGATGATCAACATTGAAGCAAAAGCTACCAGAAGTGATTTCTTAAAGGATAAAACAAAACCACACAGAAAGGATCCGTCTCGGGGTGTAGGTCATTACAGATTTTATATTGCGCCGAAAGGTTTAATAAGCGTTGATGAGCTACCAGAACGATGGGGTTTGCTTGAAGTAACAAACAATGCAACAGTGAAGCAAACTCATGTTCCCTCCCTTATACGCTGTCTTGTGCATAAATCAGCATACCTAAAAAGGAATGATGGGTTGCTAAACAAAAAGGAAAAAGATACTATTGAATTCTTCTTTGATCAGTGTAATGAAAAAGGTCATATGGATTATCTTTACTCGGCATATAGACAACTAGTAATGGCTAGTCAAGCGGGTGAAGTGATAAATGTGAATGAAGTTTTTGAAAAACCTGAAATCTTAAAAGGTTCTTGTAACGTTGTTAAGTTTAATAATCATTAAGGGTATAACATGATCACAATAAACATTGAACAACCTGGGTTAAATGCTAAAGTTTCTGACACTGTTAGAGATTTCAGAAACACTCTAAATACTGATTGTTTTAGAAACCAAACAAAAGAACAATATGAAAAAATTCTGTTACTTAAGGAACAAGTACAGGAATGGTCTACAGATCCAGTTCAATTCTATAACGAATTACCAGAATATAATGAATATGCCGTACAACTCAAAGAGATAATTAATGATTTTCTTGTTGATTGTAAAACGGTTAAAGATTCTATTTCGGTGATTACCAAAGTTTCAAAAATGGTTAATAGCTACTGTCAAAGGATTGTTAATCAGTATGGTATTTATTTTGGAACTGAATACATTATTAAAGTTCTCGATAGATTGTTATCCTTAAGGCAGGGAATAGAAGAATTCTGCTCCAATATTTCAAAAGCTGAATTCTATGAAGATAGTAAAAGATATCGCACCTCAGCAATAAGTTTTTCATATGATACAGTCAAACTGACCGCTGGTTTGTGTCATGTTTTTGATGAAAGACTTAGTGGGAATGATCGTGAGATTGCTGATATACTTATTTCACTTTTCTGTACTGAAAAAGGTTATCATCGTGTGTTCCCAGTTACTCTTTCAACTAGATGGACTAGTGGTTCTTTTGAGTGGAATAAAAATCATATCAAGTGGGGAAGAACCCCGTATGGTGAAGCGCGCTGGAATTTTGTAAAAGAGCTACGTGATTACATTGTTGAAAAAGCGGAGTCAAAAAATGTTTGATGCCAATGCAGCCTATATTCAAATAGGTGAGAAATTTTTTGCTGAAGTTCATGAATCTAATGAACAATTAGAATTACTTGGTGTCAAACGGGGTATGATTGTTCTTTGTGAACACGTAAGTATTCTTGAAGATACACCAAGATTCCCTAATCTAACAAAAATTTGGTTACAGAAGGATAGTGAGCCAGTTGAATACCAGTTTAATTATAGCCATGATTATGCTTGGCTTGTCTATTCGGGAAGACCTAACGGGCACGGATTCATTAATGAAAAATGGAAAGCAAAAGCGTTTGAATTCATGTTAGGTGCTTGGGAGTTAAACCAAGGTTAATCTTCAAAAAGGGGTTTACAAAACCCCTTTTTCACTTTATTGTGGTTAGGTTTGATAAACTTTAATAGGAAAATCTCATGAACAAAAATGAATTGTTTAATCATCTAGGTGATTTAGTCCGTACAGCTGACAATCATATTGTCCACATAGAAACAATCAACAAATTGATAATCACTGCAAATTATCTACGCCACGAACCATTAAAGTGTCTTGTTTGCGGTGATCTTAACCTTGAGAGTGAAGTCAACTGCGCTGCCACACCAATTATTGAGTATTTGAAGGACAACACAAAGTTTGAAAATGCAGAACAATACTTGGATTTTTCATCATCCTGTAGAGAATTGTCAGTTATCTTAAATCGTTATCTTGTTAAGGTTTCACTTAACAATAAGGTCATGTTGAACAATATTAAAGCAACGGTTTATCTACTCTTAAGAAATAAACATGATATTATTAAAACGTGTGATAAGTTATCTGGATTAACTAAATTAGGAGATGATATTGATTTCTACATGCGTAACGGCGCTTTAGATCTAACTTCTGGTCTGTGTAAGTTTTTTGATAAAAGATTTAAAAGCTCTCAAGACGATGTATTTCGCGATCTTGCGGATACACTATTTTCACAATTTTGTGAAGCTAATAATTTAAGCCCAAACTATCCTGTCAGCGCTTGTGGTGATGCACCAGAAAAACAATACCATGGCTCAGTTCTCAAGTGGGGTTCAGATCCCTATGGGGCTGCGCGTTGGAAAATGGTAGAAAATTTCTATAATTTCATCTTTAACAAATTTCAACAAATTGAGGCACAAAAATGAACACCAAAAACGTTTCAATAATTATTGAAAATTATTTTACAGACTTAAAAGAGTTGATAAAAGATGAAAATCTTTACTCTGATTCTATCAAAAATTACCATCATATTGTGTACATATATACAATGTTCACAGAGTCATCTTCTATCCCAATAGATGAAAGATTTAAACATTGTGAGGGTACTATTAATCAATTCATTTACAAATTTTTTGAAAAAATAACTTTACAACAACTCAATTATGATGAATTTAGACAAATTCAACACGCTATGATCCGGACTGGTTCTATTTTGGAAGATTATGTATCAAAGTTAGGCCTTCATTCATATCACATTCGCAGTACCGTTATCCACTGTATCGGAACTATTTTAGGCAATAAGAAGTTGATCATTAAGTACGCATCTAAATCCGAATTTTGTGGGGCTTACGATGAAGATAAACAAATTTGGTTTATTGATGGTACACTTTCACTTAATTGTGGTATGTGTGAAGCCGTAGAGAATTATTTAGATTCTTCATTAGAGTACAAAATCTTTGAGCGTCTTCTTCACACTTACTGTAAGAAAATCAATGTCAGTAACGTTTTCCCCGTTTGTGTTGGTGAATACAATAAAAAGATTGCTGAGCAACTATACTGTAAAGAACCTAAATGGGATAAAGGTGATTATGGTCAAGCGCGCTGGAAATTTATTGAAGATTTCCTATCATTTATTGATGTTGAAGATGAGGTGAAATAATGCTCACAATTACACAAGTAGATTCTTTTGCGCAAATGCTAGAGAATGAATTCTTAGCTCTAAAAGACGTAGAATTTGATAAAGAAAATGTAGATGAACTAAAATGTCTTCTTAGATGTCTGAAAGATAATGCACTGTTTTATGGTCATAGATCGGAATTTAGACTCGAAGTATCAAATATAGTTGCTAAAACTTTAGAAAAAATTTCTATTGATGTTAAGTCAATTGATGATATTTTAATTTTTAGTGGGTTTACTAAAAATCTGTATCACTCTTTGATGGTTGCGCTTGGTAATGTAGCAGCTAACAATCGATATGGTATTAACTATTCCATTCAATTAGTTGATAAACTGTTAGAAAACCGTGGTGTAATCACTGAAATAAGTGACTTGTTAAAAGATAAAGAAATCAAAAAGTTAAATTATGTGAATGTTTTGGATTGTAACATTACATCCGGTTTCTGTAGCTACATTAGTGAAAAAACAAAAGGTATCACAGTTTTTGAAAATGGTGTTGTCAGCCGTCTTCACAAAGAATATTGCCGTAATTTAAAAGTGGATACTTTCTATCCAATTTGTTTGGGTAATTACGATGCTAGAGAAGCAGAAAGACAATTTGATACAAACTTGTTGAAGTGGGATTCAAGTGATTATGGTCAAGCGCGCTGGGAGCATGTAATCAATTTCAAAAAGTATTTGGAAAGTGAGTTTTTGACAATTTCTACTCCTTCAACTTTTTAACTTTTGGTTAATAGGTACTAACATGAAATCAGAAATATTTGATAAAACACTCAAAAGTGTTTCTCAAGAAATTGATAAACATCTAATTTCGGTTTTTAGTGACATTAAGAATAATAAACTTAGTGACACTCATTTACTCCGTCTAATTTCTTTGTCTAATGCATTGTCTAATACAAGATTGGGAATCGAAACACAAGAAAGTGAGTTTATCCAAGCACGTATTCTAAAACTTACAAGAAAAGTTCATACATTAATGGATATGAGTGCAAGGGATGCCTATATTCGTAATCTGGGCAGATCATTAATGAAAACTCTTTTGAATGATCATTGCATCAAACTTATTTCAGAAGACATAGTAACTTCATTGGATTTACTTTTAGATAGACGTGAATTCTTGACACGAATTAGTGATCAAAGTAAGGTTGACAAAGAACTTCAAGGTGTTTTATTCTGTGGTTTTTCTTCTGGATCTGGTCTTTGTGCTTATTTTGTAAATTATGGTGGTATGACCGAATTTCAGAAAAAAGCTGCCTCTATTCTAATGCATTCGTTTTGTGATTCTTTAGATGTTGATCATGGTTATCCAATCTGTATTGATTGCGCAGAATACAGTGAAGAAAAGGCGTCTGAACAATATGGTAATAATAGAGTTAAGTGGGTTTCAGATCCTTATGGGCAAGCGTGTTGGGCATTTACTGAAGGTTTAAGAAAATTTATTTTGGAAAAATATAAATAATTTTCAAAAAGGGGCTTGCATTAGCCCCTTTTTCACTTTAGTATCCCTCTTAGTTCAACGGCAAACTATAAGGAAAGCCAAATGAAAATTCAAGTAAACCCAATCCTAGTTAAGTACATCAAAGAAAACGGCGTTGACTTTGTTTCTTATATGCGCGCGGTTTTAGCTAAACGCGATCAAATTGAAAATTTTGATGTTCAGGTTGTTGATGGGGAACCTAGTACACTTATTGTGATCCCTGAGTGCGGTCCGGAACTTAACTTTGGTAGTTTTGACCTAGGTAAAGAAATTATCGACAACTTCTTTGAGTTTAACCGAATCCGTTCGGCAGCATTTTACGACTTGCTACCAAATATTGGTTACAGCAAATTTTTCCCAGTAGAGAAAACAGCTAGTAAATTCTGTGTTGCCCGTGCTGAAGGACTTCTTTATAAAAATGAAGATCGTTGGGTAATGATCTCAAAACTTGTTGAACAAGTTGAACAAGTTTTAGAACAAATTAATTCTGAAGAGATTTAATATGACTAAACGTATTATGGTAACCAAATTCAAATACGTTGCTAAGGCCGTTGAAAAGTATCGCACAAGTCGCAATTTCCACATTAGTGCGGCTGGTAAGCGTGTGGGACAAATTGTTTATCATGTCGGTAGCAATAAGTACCATGCATCGGTGCGAGTGATTACACGCAACTCCAGCGGCGGTATTGGCTGGGATTGGGTTACCTTTAAATTTATGGCGTTAACGCCAGAAGAAGTGATGGTTTGGCTTGACAGCAAAGCCGTTGAAATTTGTGATAAATTCGAACTAACCAATGGGACATACAAAAATGAAAAGCTTAATTTTCTTGCGCGCAGTCAGCGGCGCGGGCAAAACAACCCTCGCTAAAATGTTTGAACGTTTCGGTTTTGGTATTGTAGCGGCTGATGATTATTTCACGGATAGCGAAGGCAACTATCAATACGATCCTAAGAAGACCGTGTTGGCTCATGCGTGGTGTCAGGAACGCTGTCTGGCTCTGCTCCAGAACCCCCACCTGAGTGGTGTCGTGGTGCATAACACATCAACGCGTGAAAGTGATGTTCGCGTATACCAAGAGTATGCTGAGCGTCATGGCCACATGTTTATTAGTTTGGTGTTGGAAAATCGTCACGGTAATACCGACGTCCACAACGTACCTGAAGAAGTTCTAGTGCGCCAAGAGGAACAGCTACGCAACTCAATGCAACTCCGATTCAAGTACGAACCTACTGAACTAGGTTATGGTGCGCGCTGGCCTTTATTTTCACATGAAGAAGTTGAACAGATTCGCTCCGGTGTTGATATTGGTGCTTCTGTGAAAGCCCGCGATTGTATTGCATTCGGCAGTGAGCAAATTGCTAAAGAATTAACTGAAGTCCAACCAATGCCTTCTGACTGTTTGCCTAAGTTTGACTTAGAGGCATTCAAACATACTGGTGCTCAAGGAAAGAGCGATATTTCTCATGAAATGCTGAAAAATCTTGTTGATCACTGTGGTGTTAAGAAAGGTGAAATCAACGTTATTACTGCGGGCGTAAATGTTGGGACCTCAACGGCAACGGAGCTCCCGCGCAAACTACGCGAAGATGAGCTGGCTTATTACAACCAGCTATTCGAAGTAGACACAACTAAAACTCCGTTCAGTCCTAAGAGCGTCACTTATTACATTCTAAGCACATTTAATGAACCTTGGATGAGTCCAAGGGATAAGAAAGATATGGTTGAAATGTTCCTTGAAGAAGCAGGTTTAACTTACCAAGCGGTCTACAATACGGTAATGGAAGGTCTTGACTGCGGGGCTGCATTACATCAAGTGGTTTCAGCCATGCGAGAAACTTTCAAGGCGGTGAAATGAACGCAACTTCTTTAAACAACTTCTTTAAACAACTTCTTTGTTTTTGACCGACACGAAGTTTAGGGAGAACATAGTGTTCTCCCACAAACAACTTCTTTAAACAACTTCTTTGTTTTATGACCGACATGAAGTTTAAGGATAGCAAATGAATACAACTTCTATTGAGGTCACACTAGTAGTGGCAGCAATTTCTGGGTTTCTGGGCAATATGTTGTATAACCTAATAAAATATGTGGTATTGTTTATTGTTCAGCGATATAAAGTCAATGAATGGTTATTAAGGAAAAACACTATGTTCTCTATAACAACTTCTTTATTTTTGACCCACATCAAGAATCGAGTTATTGATTTGATGTATCTCAGTGAGCTAACATACACCCCTTTCTCTGTGCTATTGTTCCAGAAGAGTGAACATGATCCTTATGAGTTAACTGAGGAATATCACAAAAAGTCTATAAGACTCATCTGTATTGCTATGAAGCTATACCCAGGATTCTCAGGTAACTTTATTTACCCAGTAAACATTATGAGTAACATGAGTCCTCAGGCTGTTTATATGATGTTCCGTGGTAAGCAGTTCAACAAGAATGTTCGTTATGGCAAAGAAGTTAACAATATGCTAGAACATATTTTGAATTTTGTTAATGCAGTTGATGAAATTTGTGTTGATGGTGATCTAATGCCATCACAAGAAATGGCTAAATTGATCAATAGACCTGAAGTTGTATCAGATATCACTTTTATATCTAAGGCGTTCGCTAAAGATAACACAAGTGAGCAAGTTATTACACCAATGACTAACATTGAGAAGGTTATGGGCGTATTATTAACTGATACCGAGATACACCAAGTTCATGACATTATAAGAAATTACACAAATTAAGGTAATTCAATGCGGGAAGTTGACGAAGACTTTATTCAGAGAGTCGCAGGAAATTTGGAAAGATTCGGGTGGGAGCGTGGAGGTCTCGCCCGTTTTTCATGTCCATTTTGTAATGATACTAAGAAGCGCCGTGGTTATTTGATTTATAGAAATGAAACTGATGCTTATCATTACTATTGCCATAACTGTGATGTATTGCGTAATGCAAGAATGGGGACGTTCTTAAGAAACGTTAATAATTTATTAGCTGACGAGTATTTCTTTGAGCAATTTAAACAGTCAGCTGATGGTCAACGACAAAGAAAAACCATTGATCAAATAGAACAAGAAGAGCAAAGGGCTAAAGCTATAAAAGCTAGACCAATGCCTTTGTTTAAACCAACACAAACAGTAACAGATCCTGTATTTGAAACAATGGTTAGATTAAAGGATTTACCTGACGATCATTACGCTAAGAAATATGTAATAGGTCGTAACTTACCTAATTTTGCAATTGATTTGTTCTGGTTTACAAATGACTGGAAAAAGACTTGTGAATCTTTTGATCCAGAGGAAACAGAACCAGTAAAGAAATTAATCAATGATGAACCACGTCTAGTTATACCGTTTTATGGGACCACAGGTAAGATCCAAGTTATTCAGGGACGTTCATTTCAAGCTGATGCAAAACTTCGCTATCTAACTTGTAAAAAGACAAAAAACACTGAAAAAACTTTTGGGTTAGAAAGATTGGATTTTTCAAAACCTAAGTTGGTTGTTGAAGGTCCAATTGATAGTTTGTTTATTCCTAATTGTGTGGCAACTGCTGACGCCAATCTATTAAAATTTGACGGTGATATTTACATACCTGATAATCAGTATAGAAATAGTGAAGTGTGTCGGGGTATTTCAAAAATTATAGAAGCTAATAAACGTGTAGTTCTCTTCCCTGAGAACGTGTATGAAAAAGATATAAATGACATGGTAAAAAATAGGGGTATTAAAGAAGTTCTTAACATCATAAGGAATAACATTTTCAAGGGGATTGTTGCTGAAACCCGCTTTAATGAAGTTAAGAAATGTTAATATCTGATTTTATTCTATCCTTGAGAGCCTTAGCCATTGCGCGGGCTCTTTGTCTTCTTACGTTATTCATTTCTTTTTCTTGTCTGACTTTCTTCTGATGTTCTCTCATACGCTGTTTTAACTCAGCATCATTTTGATAACCTTCAATTAATTCGTGTTCAGTCCAGATAATGAACCCAAAACCCTGACTCTTTGCATACGCTTCCGCCGCTGCCCATTTAGCTTTATTGACTGCATATGTACGACATGCTTCCAAATATGTTTCCGGCCTACCACGTCGTTGTGGTTCTTTTGTTTGCGCTATTGGCTTGATCTCAACCAACACCGTTTTTACTGTGGTTTCAGAAGTCTTAACAGTTATTTTCAAATCCATAAAATAATTATGTCTTTTTCCATCAACTGGACTTATGTAAGGGATTACAACTCTTTCATTTGACCAAGAAATAACATTGCTGTTAGTATCACACCATTTGAAAGCTGAAAATTCAAGACCTGATCTATGGTATGGATAAATTTTCTTAGGACCGCTAGGAAATTCATACTTTTGAGGATTTTTTGGGTGGTAATAACCCTGAAAATAATTGTAAGCCATGTGAACCCCATAAAGACTAAATAATCAATATCTAGTTTAGAGGTTTACATTATGGCTATCCCTAAAGAAATTACTCAATCAACAGAAACAGAAAAAGAGATAAAGAAACTGAAAGGTGATACCCAGAAGGATGCCCAATTAGTTTATCCAAGAGATCTCTTTAGTAGTGATGGTGGTCACGGCCACTTTATTTTGTTTAATATAAACACTATCCAAGGTACTAGGTTTAAAACAGCTAAAAGACGCACAGAGAACGACGTAGAATCACCTTTTAAATCACCTGTTGTTAACCAGTCAGCAGCGGGCTCAATATCACGCTATGCAGGTACCAGAAACGTAAGATCAACTGAGTCAATTGCATTGCATATGCCTTCATCAATAACTACAAATTATGGTGTTCAATGGGGTGCGTCAGGTTTGGGTTTAGCTGGTAGGGCAATCCAAGCATATGGTAACTTTGAAAACATTACTCTAGGTGATGTGAAAAATACAGTTAGTGAAGAACTAAAAAGAATGATTGGTGGTGCGGTACAAGCATTAACACCTATTAACGCGGCAGACGCGATAGAATTTTATACAGGTACTTTGACAAATCCATTCGTTGAGGTTTTATTCAAAGGTGTAGGTAATAGGGATTTTTCAGTAAGTTTCAAATTTACTCCAAGAAGCTCTGAAGAAATGCAAGTTGCTAGATCTATTGTAAGACGTTTTAAGTTTCACCAATACCCTGAATATAAATACAGAGCTGAAGGTTCTGCATATTTCTTAAGACCTTCAACATTTGATATAACGTTTATGTATATTGATGATGACGGCACAGCAAAGAGGAACGTATGGTTACACCGATTATCCACTTGTGCTCTAACTAATGCGTCGGTTGACTACACACCAGATGGTGAATATAACGTTAATAGAGAAGACAACTCACTTCCAGCCATAAAACTTTCATTAACATTTACCGAAATGGAACAACTTCATAAAGGTAGATTTACTGATGATGAAGATACTTTTTAAGGGGTTAAATCATGCTTGATGTAATACCAGCTCGTTGGATGCAATATTTGGATGGCTCTTATGTCAAAGTGACCAATTTGACTAGAAGAGTAGGCATCAAACCCGAGATCAAAAACAATCCGCTTTGTTATTTACCATACGAAATAGGTGATGGTGAGGATCCTCGCGATATTGCTCAACGCTATTATGGTGATAGTGAATATTTTTATCTTATTTTCTTAATGAATGATATTCACAGTCTAGAAGAACAATGGCCTAAATCCAAATCGGCTATCAATAAAGAACTTGAAGAATCATTTATTAATCCCCACTCAATTTCACATTATGTTGATTCACGCGGAACAAAAACTGATATAAGAGGACTCAAGTATTTGTGGGGTTTAGAAAATGAGAGTGATAGCCTTATCATTTCACGTTTTAGTCTAAAACCCGTCACTTATTTGGAACATGCCTATGCAATGAACGATAAGAAAAGAAACATAAAAGTTCTTTTAGAAGCTTACGTCCAACAAGTTGTTGATGAAATAGAGGTAAAATTCAATGGCTAATAACATAGGTTTTACCCCATCAAACCACTTTGAAATAATTAAATTGACGCTTACCGATCGTTATGGTAATGAGTGGGATATTAAAGACTTTCTGATAGAAATGAATATTTACCATTCATTGTTCCAAATGACATCAACAGGTAATCTTATCGTTGGTGATCCATCTAATATTCGCTTCAACCAAGCCATTTTTGGTGGTGAACTTATTACCATAAAATACAAAAACGCTGGTATGGACAAAACAACAGAATTGAAATATGTTGTCAAGTGTCATGGCGAGCAAATACAAATGAACATGGCTGCAGCCATACGCTATCAACTTATTACAGAAGAAGCATTTATTGATTCACAGAAAACATACAGTATACCTTTTAACGGTGATTATGGTTCTTTGGTAAAAACTTTATTGAAATACACACAAACAGAAAAGAAAATTAGTGTGGGTATTTCAACAATCAATAATAAACAAACTTCAGCAATGCCTTATTGTTCTCCATTAACTGGAATTAGATGGGCTTGTTCACGCGCATATGGTTTAGACAAAACACCTTTCCTATTTTATGAAGATGTTGAGGGTTATAACTTCAAGTCAATTGGTGAGTTATTGTCACTGCCTAGTTCAGGTAAATTTTACTATGAGCCATTGGGTTTAACTGATGATGATGGTCTTAGACAATTGTTTACAATAAGAAAACTAGAGTTTAAGCGCAATACATTTAACCATCATGAATTAGCAAAATCACTACCAAACAGAAACCAATTTTTCTTTGACCCAAGAAATAAAAGTTGTGAAAAAGTAAGTACCAGTTACGAATCAATTTTCAATAGCGTACCCACTTTAGAGAAAAACAAAATCCCGTACATGTTACAAGATTCGGCTATTGTTTGGCAAGGTAAACTTGATGATAATTCACACTCTTTTAAAGTTTATCGGGATTACTTTGTGCAGATATTGGACCAATTTGGATTTAAGTTTGTAACCCTAGCGGGCGATCACCTGAGAGTAGGTTACGTTTATGAATTTGACCCAATTAATACAGAAGTGACAATTGATGGTAAAAAGTATCCAGAAACGTTTATTAGAGGAAGATATCTACTAACTAACATCAAGAGAACTTTTACAACAAAAGAATATACAACAAGTTGTGAAATAATAAAAGATTCACTATTCAAAGAGGTGTAACATGGCTGACATTTCTAAAATTCTTGATGAAATGCGCGTCGCTAAGGCTAAAGGCCGTGACGTTACGTCTGACGACATCTCTAGAATTTCAAAAAATATTGATGAATTTGCTAAACAAGGCGCAAGCATCAATGAACAGATTAATAGCACATTTAAGGATGTGTCTAGAACGCTCATGGCATCGTTGAAACCAAATACGGGTGCAATGATCGCGGCAGCTACTTCAGCAAGCCCTATGTTTGCAGCGTTGCGCTCAATTTATGAGAAACAGCAAGCGTATAGGGAAAAAATTGATGCTGATGCATCCAAGGATAGAAACGAGCAAATTGAATTACTTCGAAAAGAATTAGAAACATTAAAACAAGTTTCAGAACCTGAGATAGAAAATGATACATCTCAGGAATTACAGCGCGAGAGCAATGATTATTCTGATAAAATTTTGGATGTTAATAATCGTCAATTAGATGTTCTTTATGAACTTTTGCGCGTTTGGGATGTTGACAATCCTATTCTTAAAGAGTTACAGGAACAGAGACAGTTGATGGTTGAAGCTGAATTACAGCGTCAAGCAGAAGCTGATCTTCTTAGCTTACAACAAACTGAAAACAATCCAGAATTTGAATCAACATCAAGTACAACAATGCCAAAAGAAATAGAAGAAAAGAAAGGCATGTTGGATAATTTAATGTCGTCTGTACTTGGTGGTATGAGCGGTGCATTGGCATCAATGTTGGCTTTCGGCGCGGTTGTACCTATGTTAAAGAAAGCATTGAATTTCTTAAAGGTTGGACCACTTGCTCTTGCTGCGGTTGTAATTGAATTTGGTATGGGTTTCTTTGACGCTAAAGAAATTTTAGGTAAAACTGACGTAACCATTGCCGAGCGTCTTCAAGCTGGTGCAATGCAACTATTAGGAAGTGTTGGTGATCTGTTTGATCTTGGTGCCGACTTACTTGGTTTTGAAACCAATGTAGGTGAAACAATAAGAACAATCACAAGAAATATACTCCAATACCCAGTTGATATTCTTAATCACATTACTGGGTATCTTGGTCAAGCATTTGACGGTATAGGTTTAGGTACTGATCTTGTTGACATCCCAGGAATTATATATGAAAACGTTAAGGGAATGATCCGTGATGCTGTTAACACTGTGGCAAATATGAACTTGGTAGAAAAAGCTGAAGAAAGAATGTCAGTGGTAAAACAAGCCGCTTTGGATGCATTACATGAAAAAATTGCCACTGTAGGTGATGTATTAAACAACTTTTTTATAGGTATGTTTGATGACATGCTTGGTAAAATAATGGATTTAGTAGATTGGCTACCAGATTGGACTCCTGGGAAAGAAACAATGCTCCGTCAAGTTGGTGGATATAGAAGTAGTTTAAGAGAAACTGACCCAGATACTGGTATTGATCCAATAGAACTTGATACAGCAACACCAGAAGAATTAGAGCGTTTTGACGCACAAATGGAAGCAGCACAAAAACGCATGATGCAAAATTTAATAGACAGGGATAAAGAGAACACTGAAAAGATGTCAGTGTTTGATTCTACACCTAACCCAACTAATTCACCCATAATACAACAAAACTCAAGTAACTCTAGCAACGTCCAGCACAACTATAATAACGATAAAATATACACTGTTGATTATTCAGACAGTGATTTTGGAGGACCACAAAGAGCATTGGTCCTACCATAATAAAAACAGGGGCTTAATTAAGCCCCTTTTCTTTTAGGAATTTTGTTAGCCAAACTCGCAACGAATTTATTTCTGCATCATTAAACGGGAACCAAGGTAAAAGTTTTGAAATGCGCTTACTATTACCCTGCCATACAAAATGTTCACTGTATGCTTCATTGTATCTAACTCGGTAGTTGATCATCAAGTCTAAACCGACAGCAAACCACTCTGGTACATCGTTATTACTAATAGCTGATAAAAGCCAAGGCTCATCATATTCCTTTACTCTAATCAGCTCCATAAAGCTGGTAACATTATGCTCTTGCATGATAACAGGAATATTAACCATAACCCACTGTCTAAAGTTTAACTCAAAGTCTTCAAATATTGCGTTATATTCAAGAGCATTTTTAAAAGCTTCTTTTGACAAAGCTGACATTATGAAGAATTTTGGATTAACCATAAAATTAGCGGCAATATGAGCAGTTAATTCACCACGCTTACCTTTGAAACGTCTATGAAGTTTTAGGAAGTGCATCCTATGTTTATGATTCATATAATTTTCAAATTTCAGGTTTGATTTTGGGCCGTAATCTTCCCAATTATATTTATCATATGCAAAATGAGAGCGTATTCCCTCCCATATTTGGTAAGTAATAAAGGAATCTTCTAATTCAATTTTATCGAAATCAGTTAATTCGTATGACATAATACACCACACAAGAGAAACGCCCCTTAATTAAAAGGGGCAAACGGAATTACAGAGATTCAAAATAAGATTCAATGATCTTAATTACTTCATCATATGTATTTGCTTCTAGTTTATCCAAGCGTTTTTCACTAGCTAAACGAGGAAACGTTACTGAGAATATACTAGGATCAGTTTCATTGGTAATGATCTGGTTAAACTTAACAGCAAAAACACCACCAATAAATGACTGAGGATTTTCAGTAACTTCTTTGCGGAATTCATCTGTCATACCGGAGCAACCAAATCTGATTAAACCGTCATGTGATTCCATTTCAAGAGAACCAACCATTCCCGCATACTTACCATTTGCATCGGCTTCATTAACACCAACACAAATAAAGTCTGCTTCAATGACAGCCTTGAATTTGAGCATTGTTTGTGATGTTCCATCAAACCAATAGTTTTTTGGACTTTTTGCAACAATACCCTCACCACCACGTTTTAGAATATCCTTGAAGATAGAAATGGCTTCAGAAACATCAGTAACACGTTTATTCCAAACATGTTTCACGTTTTTACAACCACTAAAAATGAGTTCCAGTGTTTCGTAGTTGTAGCTGTATGGGGTGTAACGGTGAACAGGATCATTCAGCAATGCTTTGGTTTCTTTATTGTTGCGCGCCGCTTCCCATGTTTCGCGCTCAACATAGTCCCAAACCATATAAACAATTTCGTATTCATCACCAATATCTTCACCGGTTTGAATAATACTGTTCAATAATCCATTACCTGTTTTACGGTCAAGTAATAGACCATTTTCAAAAACTAGACACTCACCAAGAAGAACTTTAGAACAGAATTCTTGTACTTCTATTTCCATGGCAACTTTACTCAAGCTCTTTGACTTTAGAATGTTACCTGAGCGAGAATAAAAATCAACGATCAATCCATCCTTATCAGTTACCGCATTCAGGAACATACCGTCTTCTTTTTCCTGAATATACACTTCACCTTCTTGATCAATGATCTGTTGAATCATTTGTTTTGTGCCTGATTCACAGCGTTGATAACCAATTTCCATCACTGTTTTAGGTACAACAGAGTTGATTGTTTTTGCACCTGCACCCGCTTTTAGGTTACGCAGAACAAAGCAATCAATAAGATTATGGTATTGTTTTGGGACCAATGTATAGACACAACGGAATAGAGCTAACCCGTTATCACCACGGGTTTCTTTTGCAATAGCTTTTAGACGCAAGAATTCAAGAATTGCAATAAGACCATTATCCAATGATGGTATGGTAATTGCAGGCTTTGAAAACTGTCCAAAAGGTTGACGCATTTTGTCATCAAGTTTTTGATAAAGTGTTAGAGACGGATCAAGAACCAACTTAATGTAACGGAAAACGTCAGCATTATTAGCATAGTTCTGAAGAACGATCTTTTTGTCACCACCTTTTGCAGAAGTTAATTCTTCAACAAATTTAGAAATGATGTCAAAATTGGGATTGATATTCTGATTCATTATTGGTTTTCCCCATAATGGTTTTGCATTTGATTTCGGTTTAGGACTAGTTTTAGATGCCTTAACTAGTTCGGTTAGTTTAACACCATTAGCCTCGTAATAAAACGATAGTGAACGACGACCACACGCTTTACATACACCAGATCTTAACGTTGCTGGTAATGATATAGGCTTCAAAGGATGTGAAACAGATAGACATTCATCTACCTGCTTCACCGTAAATTTTTCAATATCTGTAGGACAATCCCCACCACATTTACATTGCATGTTCCACCTATAGATACTGACATTCACTAAGAATAGCATTCAGTTTTGAAATACAAACATCACCACGACCTACAATCAAATCAGCTTTTGCGTTTTTCAATTTATCAGCCTGTAATGGAGTAATTTCACAACTGGAGATCAATGCTTCAAGATCCCATTGTGCAAAGTTCCATGCACCTTCTTCAATTTTGGCAATTATGTCCGGGACATTATCAATAATAACTTGGCACATTTTATGATTCCTCAACCATGCGTTTAATTAACACTAGCGCCTTCTCTGGTTTTCCCATATCTACCAACCAAACACAAAGAAGGATTAGAGGACGTTCTGCGCGCGGCAATCCAGTATAATAGCGCCCACGCACACCCTTTTCAAGCACGTTCAGCGCTTGACGACGCTCACCTTTTTCAATGTGATTAACGATACGATTAAGGAAATGTTTACGACGTGCATTCGCATTGAATCTTTTAGCTATATGTTCGAGCATAACACACCTAATTCATTCCATTCAAAATTTGTCTTAAATGCTTAACAGCATTTCCATAATCACGATCTTCCGCGTAGCCACAAGCCAAACTCAGCTGGACAAATTCAAACGGTAGGTCATGATCAACGTCAATGTCGTAGTGGTTTACAATACGACTGCGAGCGTCTTGAAGGGCGGCTGTGCCACGGGCAAGCGATGCACGATCCGTGAACAGTAGTTCTTTCCAAGCTTCTTTGAGTTTAGCAATGATAAACTCTAGACCCGCCTCTTTACTTTGTTTAGACATGATTCACCTATCTATCGTTTTGCAGTGTTGAACATAGTGTACTTTTCAATGAACTTGTCTAGAATTTTCTCTTGTTTGTCAAGATACTTCACAAATTCTTCACAAGTAATGAACTTGGATTCTGAAGTTGTTTTGAAGTTAGTGTTATATACGCGCTCTTGTACTGAGCCCTCGCGGTAATCACGCGTGATACCAGCCAAAAACGACTTCTCTTGGATACGAAGAATTTCTTCATTTTCCGGACATAGATGCGCAATACCGTCGATATAACCCGCGAATTCTGGGATCATACGTGGCTCGACTTGAGTACCAGAAGCAGAAAAAGCGTTGAAAGAAATTGCTGATGCCATTACGGTGAGTAGAATTCTAGTTTTCATGGTAGCCTCCTGAGGCCAAATGTTTACTTGATGAGGTCATATTAAAATGAAAAAGAGGCTAATGCAAGCCCCTTTCAAAATTAATTACAAATAGTTTCCACAGGTATCACAAAGCCAAAGAACTCTGGGTCCAACACAAACCAAACGTCCAATAAACCAACAAGAACAGCAACTAAACCCAACAGAATATTGTTATTTATTACACCCGCTACATAAAATAGAGCAGAAACATAAAGAAGAAGAAACGCTATAGCAACAACCATTTAAAAAGTCCTCTCTAAAACTCGCTTAGAACCAATAAATTCCCTAGCTTGCGTCAGTAAGTCTAATTCCATTTCACACTTCTCAACTTCTTCTCTAGGTAGATTTTCTGTGATAAAAGAAAGCCCACCCATAAGGTTCAAAAGCGCGTCCACCGAATGGGTTAAACCAAATTCCTTGACCATATGCTCCTCTAGGTAATACCCTAGCTCACCACCGTTGTGGATTATAGTCAGTAGGTAATAGGGGTTACCTTTTACTTTATGACAGGACAGACGTTTTATATTAGAGGTTTGAGCCATAGTACACCACCGACACCACGATCACAACCTGGGCCAAGACTATTGACGTTAGGGTAACTAATCCAACGCGACCGCGCCATGTCAAATCCTTCCAACACTTCCAACACTTCCAATACTTCAAACCCTGTATAACAATTTTCAAGTCTTCCATATTTCACCCAATGTATTGATAGAACATATGACCTACCATAAACAAATAGGCGGAGACGCCAATCACCGCCATCACCTTTCTTTTGATGCTCCAGTCTCTCACAACGCACCCCCTGAGACTTTGTGAGTGAGCAACACCATATTGATATAAATTGCTAACATTGCCAGAAAAAGAACGAAAGAACGCATATCCTTTTTCCTTACGACATTACGAAAGGCTAGAAATATCAGAAAGACTAAGCCACCACTTACCCCATAGTAAAGAATTTGTAACCAAAATAGAATTTCATTATCCATGATATTAACTACACTCTGTAATGTTTAGAAGCATTTTGAAAAAAGTAATCATCCTGACTTACAAATGCATGACCTGTACCCCACCCGTGATTATCACGAATATCACCACAGCAACATAAATCAGGAACGCCATTGCGCGCAATCATGCGTTTTATGCGCTTAATCCCGCGATAGCAGAACGTTATCCGCATTATCACTACTACCACAGCAAGCACACAGAACAGTGCTGCAAACATGAGTAGAGTGTCCAGAATCCACATTAACATCACATATCTCTCCGGTTATCAGATTAATGGCCAAACCATCCACCAATAGGATAGTTTCAAAACTTCCTTGTACAATGTATTCCATTACGCGCTCCAGCTTTGTAGAAGTTCAATAGCAGCATCATTTGAACCACAGCGTTCAACAAACATTCCAACAAAAAGACGGCGGGTTGTTGCGTTGTGCATCACCATCTCTTTCAAGTTGGTAAAGCCCGCAGCGTTAACAAGTTCAACAGGAATGATTACGTTCATTTCAGTTAGGACTTCATTAGCAATTTCTAGAGCGTTCATTTTGGCTTTCCTTTAGTGTTTGCCTTAAGTTTAGATCATAATAAAACGAAAAAGGGACTTTGAAAAGCCCCCTTTTGAAAAATAATTTTATTAACTACTTTGAATTGATGTCACATACTGATTTAAATGTTTATATTTTGAACGTTGTCCCGTTCTATTAGGATCGTATGCCCAAACGTCTGAATATCTATTATTTTCAACAACAATAATAACAGAATCTACGATGTTTGTGGGTTTAAGTAATGTTTTACCCATGCTATCTGTTACACAAAGTAGATAACCCTTATTAACAATATTAATAAAATTGTTTTTGTGTGCTTCTTGTACTTTCATTTTGGCTTTCCTTTAGTGTTTGCCTTAAGTTGAGTTCACTATAAAATGAAAAAGAGGCCTTTGCAAGCCCCTTTTGAAAAATAATTTTAGAATTATTTTGAACTGGTGTTACCGATGAACTGACCGATGTTGCTGCTTGCACCAAGCACAGCCGCCGCACCTTCCAATGAACCACCGTTGCCACCTTGCACACTAATGACCGGAACCTTGATAATACTTGGGTTCTTCTCAACAGCTTGCATCAAGCGCTCAAACATTTGTAGTTCCACTGTTTTCTCACGACCAATAACATCCAGTTGAGCTTTCTGACCTGCGGCAACCGCGACCAGACGATCACGCTCACCTTCACCGTACAGCTTGGCAGCGTCACGAGCCATTTGTGCAGCAACGATCGTGCCTTGTTGGTTAGCTACTGCAATAGCATTCTCTGAATCTTTACGCGCTTCAGCGGCTGCTTTCTCTTGTTTGTAAGTTGCTGCCAAACTTGTCGCTAGTGTGGTACGACGTTGTGGGAGCGTTACTTCTGGTGGAATAACAATGTCATCGATACGCACTTCAGTCACTGTCACACCCGCTTTAGCAGCTTCTGGAATAACAGCTTTTTCAAGAGCTTCAATGATTGTTTGGCGTTTAGACATCAAATTCAAAGCGGTTTCCGTTGCTGCAATCTGTCTCACAATGTCATTAACAATAGGCGCAACCACACGATCTTCAACCGCAGTTAAATCACCCACACCAGCAACCACCCGCGAAGCGCTATTAGCCTGAACTTGCGCTTGCAAACGGATTTCGATTGGTACTTCTTGACCATCGTTAGTTTTAGCGATAACTGCTTGACCAGCGTGTTTAGATGGCTCATAACCAACTGCCGTTGTATCTGGTTCTTGAATAATAGAACCATCATTTCCCACTGTTAGAGAAATAGTACGACGTTTGTATCCGCCTGCATAGACCCATGAAGTAGCGCGTGTAGACATGATCGTTACTTTGTAGGCGTCATCGTGTAGGTAATACTTGTTAGGCTCTAGAGACTCAGCCCATACACCACGGCAACCACGAGGGACTAGCGTTGCTTGAATTTGTGCCGAACCTGTTTGGGTTACTTTAGGACACTCAACACGACCGCTTGCCACATTTGAGCGCACAACACCCACTTGACCAGTTTCGATTTCAGTTGCCTTGCCTAGAGAAACCACCCAAAAATCCGTATTGATGGCGTATTTTCCAGGGGGTAGAACTGTCAGCTGAGAACCTTTGTAGCCACCGCCGTTCAGGAATGAAGTTGGGCTAAGCATGTCTTCAAATGAACCAGTCCACTCGGGAGCCATTGTTTCACCCTTCGGTAGATCTTTACCGTCACGGGCAACAAGTTTCAGATAATGGTTAGGTGGAACTTCAACCTTTGGAACTTCTTTAATATCGAAGAACACGTTCACAAATGGGATAAAGTACGTACCCTCGGTGAACCAATCTGGTTGGGGACCTTTGTAAATGGTGCCTTCTTCATCACGGGGCATCATAATGCGCCCAGCTGGAAGGTTAGTAGCCAAAATAGAACGATACTTCAAACCAATGTGATCTTTTTGAATTGAAATAACTGATGTCATTGCCATAGTAACAAAGGCTAGTAGACCGAAGCCTACAGCAGCGCCAACCTTGGCAAACTTGTTCGGTGCTAGGAACGGTACTACCACCGCCAGACCGATGAACAAAATCGTTAAAATTAAAGAGAACATTGTGTAACTCCGTTTGTTGTTGGAAGCCCACTTGGGCAGTTCAAGAATAATTTACTTCAATAAAACTTAATGAAAAAACTATTTATAAATTCGTAGATGATCTAAAAACTTTCCGTCAAATTCAAAATGAATTTTATAACCAAGTTTACTAACATGTTCTTCTATATCTGTTCTTATGGATGTATCAGTTAGAAAGTAATCCTCAACGGGAATACCTACTTCACCAAGTTCCTCCACAATAAATCTACCAGACATAGAATTTTGTTTAGAAAAAACAATTACATTTTTGACTTCTGGATCATCAAATTTTAAGTCAATAAGACCGATCAATAACTTTGTATCACGCTTAACAGTAGCCATAAATCTGGCTAGTGTAAGTGATATAATAATAGACACAATTACAAAAATAAGAACACCAATAGCAACCGCCATGTCACATCCCTCTAAAAACTAAATGAATTACGTACTTCATTAAGGATGTCATTTTTATTATCTGTATAATCAGACAAAGAAAAATAGAAATCCTCAGTAAACCCGTGTTTGTCAATATTAACACCAAAAATAGCGTTGTTTACATTGTCACGGGTTACATTGACAAAGAAACTACCTGAACCAACATCAACTAACAGACATGTATTATCAGAAAAATTCTTAAGATATTTTTCGTGTGTGAATACATCAGTTCTATTATATGATGTAACATACAGTTCGAAACTACCCAATACGTTTTGATTTTTGTATTCAACTTTTCTTAAACCAAAAACAAATGTTTCTGCTGGTAAATTTTTAAAGAACAAACAAATGATATAACCAGCAAGCATTGATGAATAACGACTAAAGATATTTCTTGATTGATAAACTAACTTCGACACAAGAAAGTTGTTGACAGTCTCATTCCATACAATACCTAACAGATAATTCATAAACATTATTGCAGGCACTTCTACAGTTTGTTCATTCGTCATTTTAAGAACAAAAAATGTATTGCTAGGACCAAAATAGTTTTCGTATAGTTTGAAAACGTTTCTGAATTGACCACAAGCGCCATTCTTCACGTAACCGTAAGTCGCGGTAACGTTACTAGATGGTTTGATGGAAATTGTTAGATTCCGTTGGGGTAGTTGAGGTACGGTGTTCTTCGTAGCCGTCAAATATCCCGCTAGAATAGGATCGCCAATTACAAACTCAATTGAGACAACATCGTCTGAAAGAGCTTTTACCATACCCTCGGCATCAACGCCTTTATGATATGATTTAAGAAACTTTTCTAGTTTCTTTTCAGTGTTTATAGAAATACTGCTTGACATGGTTCACCTCGGAAAGAATATTTGTTTTTTGTTTCTGTTAATTTGTGTTTTCCCATAAAGACATATTTATTTTTATTGAAAACACTTTCACGGTCGTTAGTGTCACCAGTGTACACTAGGTACAGATCATTCTTTCTACCATCATCACACAGAACATCAATAAAGTAAGGTAGATTATGACCACCCAAAACAACATTTGCACCTTCTGTAGATTTTTGGAAGATAAATGTTGAAATAGAATCATCAATATGATATTCAATACCTGAATGATCAATTATCATCCGATCTTCTTCAACTGGATAGACTTCACCTTGAGGAATAACATCCCAATTACCCGTAAGTGTTAGATCATTTGCGGTATGTGGAACCCCAACAAAAATGATATGATACGGCTTTGCTAATAGTTTGTTCTCAATAAGTTTAGTCACAAGCATATCAGCAAAGGTTGTTTCACCATTATCCATAACAAAATCATCACTAATCATTGAATCTTGATTAAGGATATAAGCTTCATATACATGCTGAAGATATTCTAAATTATCCGAATACATGTTTACGCGCAATCGGTTAAGAACAAATTTTGTTTGCGAAAGAATTTCAAACGGGTTTACAACAACCTGTTCCAGTTCGTGTTTGGCACGGAACTCTAACATAGCTGAAAAGATCATAGCGGTTGAATAATCACCGCGGTCTACAGCATTCTGGAGTGATAGATGAAGATCTTCTTTAGTGCAACGTTGGTTATGCCACCAAGAGTGATAACCCTTATCACGACCCTTTTGCATTTGGGTTTTGATAGTTTCACTAACACTCACACTAAGATGAGTTTCCATAGTGTGTTCAATATAATGGGTTGATGGTTTTTCATAAAATAAACCAACAATTTTATTAACAAGACTAGACATTGGATTCTCCATTTTGAAATCCTTCATTGAAGCGCGGGTTACAAACCAGAGCTAACCCGTGCTTCATACCGTTTGGTTGGTTCACTAGACGAAGCTGAAGACCTTCTGTTAATTCAGACAGACGATTCTCTAGCGTTTCGAAATCACTTTGCCAGTGTTTACCATCACGAATGATAAGCGCGTTAAATTTACCCGCTACGCGGTGGCGCTCTTGACCGTAGGTAATTGACATTAAGAATGAACGTCCACTCACACCTGTGCGCGCTAACATTGCACCCATGCTTGATGTGGTGGGGATACCATGTTTAAGTTTCATAAAAAAGCCCCTTTTGATCATTATGGGGCTAAATTACACTGAAAACCTAATAGATACAAGTGATTTATATCAATTCAAAATAATGCACCGCACCTGTAGGATTACACATTAGACATTGAACTTGTCTTAGAAATTCATCTTTATTAGATTCACCCGAAAATAGAATAAAAGTATCATAATAGCCGCCACCACTATCGTTTTGAATCTGTAACTTAACTTTTGGTTTACCATTAGCATCAGATGAAACTTCTTGAATATAATCAATGTCATCAATATAGATACGCTCGGTAAAGTGTTTGCCTAAAACCACTAGTTTAGTTTTCATTGGATTGCTCCTGTAATTGTTTTTCAGCCAATACTTCTTTAATAAAGTTGTCTATATTGATCGTTGATGACCACCAAGTATTTCTAGTGAGTTTAACAAGCTTATCACGAATTTTGGCAACCACATCGGCGGTATAGTCTTCATCGAAAATTATCTGTAGTTCGCTATGCGAGTTTTCATACTTGATGCCAATTGCGGGTTTACTTTTATCCACACCATTTTTAAAACCAGCCATGATTTTAATAATTGATTTCTTTTTCAACATAAATCTGGCCTGACCGTGATTAATATAGAGCATAGCTGCGGTATTCATAACTAATCCTTAAATAAAGAACCTATAGAATCAAAATCTTTTCGAATGCATTCTGCTTTCTTAGCAAGATCATTCATCCCCGATAATACAACGTTTGATTTCTCTAATGTATCAGTTAATTTGATAAGACTTTGAGTGAAGATTTTTAAGTGTTGTTCAATTGATTGTTTTGCAATTTGTGATGCCACTTCTATTAGGGTTTCAGTGTCTGGGGTTGTTAGTGATTTCATCCACTGATCCATTAGAGAAACAATTTCTTTATAGACTTCAATTTTTGAATTGAAAAACATTGTGTTGGAGTTTCTTGGTGATACTATTAATTTTTTATGTTTTTCATCATACTGAAACAAAACATCCTTTATTCTTACTTGAATATGTTCAACGCCATTAGGGAGACCAAGGATGCGATCCATATCCTCTGTATGGGATTTAATGATGTGTAGGTCTAGAATTGATTCATAGCCAACACCTATCAACTCAACCTTATCAACAACGTTTAATCTTCTTGGTTGTTTTTGGTTCATATCTTCCATATCTGCAGAACTAAAAATAGCCATTTTATTAATCCTCACGAGCAGTAAAACAAAGGTTCGGAAGAAATACCAACAAAGTATTTTCTTAGTGTTGTAGGTATGTTTTCTGCATCTGTTAGAACAATAGCCTTAGAAGAATAAGAAACACCCCATTTTCTATCTCTTACCATTGTTAAGTACGCACCAATGATTATTTCAAACATGTAAGTGATACAGAATTTCCAGATCTCTTCATCAGACGTTCTGATGTTACCTATAGCCGAAATTAATGTAAAGAAATCAGAATCAGAATTATCAAATCCATACGCTCTGGCCGCACCAACACACATTTTGAAAATGTATTCAGATTTTTCCTTACTAGGTTTTTCTAAATCCTTTGTTTTATCATTCACAATATTGTGAATTGCATTCTTAAAATTTGTTAATCCATAAACATCAAGAATATCAATACGTGAATCATTGGCAAGACCATAAATATCTGAATTGGTTGAAATAGGGAATAAAATATTACAGATTGAATCATTCTGTTTTTTATACGCCATGGATAAAGCCATTACAGAAGATAACATACTAGATTCAATAAACTTTGCCCACATCAGTTCTTCACAAATTTTGATTATTTGCAATCGGTACAATGTTTCACCAAGTTGTCTTCCTGATGTACCTAATTCATGTTTTTCTAGCATTGCAAAACCATTAGGTGAAGGTTTGTAACAAGAATTTTTCAAATTTTGTCTATAGTTGAACCAAACATCCTTGTAATAGGATGCTGGTTCTAAACAACTTTTTTGAAATTCAGTAGGTTCAGGAACAATATGTTTTATTGCTGAAATTCTTTGTTGTCGTACGTTAGCAACCGTATCCATCAAACACATCCTTATTATTCAACAATGCTGTTTTTACTTTTGATGTCTCGCCAAGTTGTTGCAGCTTATTAACCATGTTTTCACGACGATTATTTACAAGTTGAATTTGTTCGGATAGCTGTTTGTGAAGTTTTGCTTGTTCATTTTGGTTGCTAACAAGCCGCTGAATTTGTTTTTCACTAATAACTGTTTTATCAAGTGTTGTCATTAGTTGTTGTGTCATTACAGCTCGGTTATCTTCACGCACAGCATTACACAATTCAGTAATTTGTTCTGTGATTTCTGTCATGTTCTCAAGCTCTTTTAGTGCGCTACGAATAGACAGACCATCGTTGATCTGGGCGCGGATACTTGGAATCATGCCTGAATACAACATTAAGGCGTTTTCTGCCGTCTTAATCGTACCCTTCGATGTAATGATATTGTCTTCGTGCGCTTGTGACGTGAGTAGCATTTCACTCTTAAGTGCAATCATTTTCACTCGCTCAACGGGATCAAATTCATCCAAATGCTCATCAATACCTTCAATAACTGCATTAAGTTCTTTATGAGCTGCGACAATACTATTGTGCAAATCTACAAGATCGCCATAAATGTTTTCTACACGCTGACGGCGTTCTTCAACACTTTTAATGAGATTATTGGAAATTTCCAAAACCGTTTTACCGTTAACAGACTCTTCGGCAGCTTTATCGTATAGTTTATTAAATGCTGCATCAGGCAAAATTTTTGAAAGAAAACTACCTACACGACTTTCTTTTCGTGACATGCGAGAGATAGTAACGTAAGCCTTTTGAACTTCTTTTTGAGTTTCATCAAAATCAATCATTTTCATTTTTGAACCGATTGTTCTGTTTGCTTCATCAGTTCGGGTGAGAATGTTGTTGTAGAGGCTTCGTAATTGAGCCGCAGTAACCTCACTTGGTTTTGATTCTTTGATTTTGTTTAGATCTTCTTTAGACATTTTGAAAATTCCTAGTTGGGATTAATTTGCATCAACATAACATGAATCAACAACGAAGTAAACTTTTCACTAAATAGAACAAACGTAACAAGAGGTTTATATCATGCAAAAGATTTATCTAACAAACACAAACCCCGAAAAAGTAATCCAAATCAACCCAGAAATTGCTGAACTCTATATTGAATGGGGTGTATTTGAACGCGATCCTTCAACTGACACCCTAACCCATGTTGTCCCCGCTTCTACGGGTGGTGTAACAATATCAGTTGAAAAACAAATTTGCTTTGAAGAAACCGCATGGGAACCGTTAGAAGGTTCACCATTCACAACAACTGAATCAACCAAAATTCCATCTACCAGAATTGTAGGTGGTAAGTATAAGTTCACATCATCTGGGTTGTCTGCTAACAGAGAACTCATTGTTTGTGTTTATCCACGTTACTAAGAAGGTCTTAAAACAAGTACTGAAATTGCAACAGATAATGTAGGTTGTAGTGTGTCTACTGTGTCAATGGGGTTAAGTTAGGTAACAGATAGTTACTGACTATTATTACAACAAACAAAAAAGAGCAGCTTTAGCCGCTCTTTTCTTTTTTATTCTGATAACAGACCTATTATTTCACCCAATAAGGCAATTCCTTAACACCTTTCACAACTTCCTTAATACAACCCACAGAAACATAGTATGTGTTGCCATCAGAATTCTGAACAACAATTTTAGCTTCTACCCAACTGTGGAACTTTTTATTGTAAAAGCGATCAATATAATCAATCACTTCTAGTTCAGTGTTGTTCGGGGCTTTGCGTGAGCGCGCCAGCTTAACAACACATCCAATATAAGTGTAATCACCACGAAAACAATTTGCGTTTCTGTTGTAGGCATACCCCTCTTCAGCAGTTTCACGCATGTAATCACTAGCCGCCTTGATTTGTTCTTCAGAAGCGTCTACCGAATAGTGATTGTAAGCTAAACCGGAGTACATACCACCTTCTGTGGAAACTTCCTTGCCATCCCACATATAAAAGATGCTGTACGCGCCGTTAGAATCGTCGTGTTTGTGGTCAACTGCTACACATACCTTTTCCATGACTGTACTCCTTATAGACGAGTGTCTTGCACTGATTGAACAATACGCTCAATGAAGTCATTGGCCGTGTAGTCATACATTTCACTATCAGCAAAATATAAACAGCCGATTTTTGTGAATACGCCGTCATTGTTAGCGCGCACGATCACCACAGCTTCATCCACGTCATCAACGTGGGTCTCAACCGCTTCGACGTTTTGGGTACGGGTTAGGATAACACCCTCTTCATCCGCTACTGATAACCAATAGCCTTGAGCGACTGCCGCTTTGATGATTGCTTTGTTGTACTGGTTCATTTTGGCTTTCCTTATAGTTTGCCTTAAGAAGTTAAATTCATAGTATATTGAAAAAACAACTATTGCAACAACAATTTTTCAGCGCGGTAATAATTCCAATAAGAAGCGATGCTATCACCTTCAACCTTGTATTTGTCTGGCATCGCCGGAGTCGGTTGAGTAAAGCCAGAATCGTTTAGAATCGGTTGCGGCATTACGTCAAGCAACTGTACTGATTTATGTCTTACGTGTTCTGGATGCGCATACCTAAGCTTCCATTCACACTCCATTGCAAGTGTCAAATCCTTAAGCCAATTAAAATTCTGTATAGACTGTCGAACCCATACATTAGAGGGATGGTTGACATGGCTTATAGCCAACGCCCGCTGAGTTTCTGGATCGTAATAAGGCTTCTGCTTAATGAAATCAAGTGCGATCACATGTTTGGGAAGTTTGCTGTCGTGGCGTAATGTGATGCGCTTGGTTGAGCCGTCGGCGTAATGCGCTACGCACACATCCGCAAACAGAACTCTCTCACCCTCTAAGACGTTAACATAATGCGTGGCGCCAGTGTCATCAACAAAGGGTTTAGAAACGCCTACAGTAAGCCTAACGGCTGTTGAAAGTAGCTGCATAGACTCAAGCGGCATTTTGACAATATGCTTGTCAATCATATGGCGGGCGCATTCTTCAACATTGTGTGAGAGATAAAAAATATTCATAAAATAAAACCCCGAAATTATTCAGGGTCATATTAATTTGAAAATGCGCGGCTGTAAAGTGATCACCCCTTGTTAGGGTTGAAGTTTTTGAGCTTGTCTAGCATACGTGAACGGATTTTCTCACCCGCGTTAGTATGTTCCTCTGTCGCTTCAATATACGTGTAGGTCAAACGAAGAAGGTTCTTCATGTTGTTGACACAATCCATCGTACTGTGCCCTGATCTGGTTCCAGACTTGCCCCCGCACGTCGGGCACACTTTAGGGGGTAGGGTAGATGTTGGACAATAGATATCTTCTTCTTGGGCTAATACTATTTTCATTTCCGCTTCCATAACTTACGCTCCTTCTCTAACAGCTCGCGATCTAGGCGTCGGGCTTCACGACGTAGGGTTTCTAAGTTAGATGGAACTTCTGCTTCATCAATGAATACTAGTGGCTCAGAACCATTAACTTCTAACTTAATTGAACCACGCGAGTTAGTGATCAGAACCGTGGTGACTTCACCGCTTCTGGTCATTTCTGATATGGCTCTAGTCTCCTCATCAATGCGGGCTAGTAAGTTTCTAATATCCGTCTTATGCCCGCATAGGGCGTCAACGAACCCGATGGTAATACAACGGTCTTTTTCAGTCTTCAAAACCTCATCAACCGTATGCTCGCGCTTAAGACTCTTTTCCCACTCTAGGGCGGCAATCAAATCTTGAGCCTTGTCGTTGTTAGTATCCATATTCTTCAACCCACATTAGAGGAACTACCGTCAAATCCCTGTATAGATCGCGTTTCTTTGAATATTCTTCGAGACTTTTCATAGTTTGCTCAGCACAAGTCCGATCCATTTGCCAAGCTTCTGAGTAAACAGAGGTAAGCATAAACGGTTCATTTTTACCAACACCGCGCGCAAGATATAGAATTTTATCGTCGTGTAGATAAACACGTATAACACACATCGTATCTACCTTGCGTTGGAACTCATAGATTAGTTCCATAATATTTTCAAAAACTTGTTTGGGACAACCAGCCTGAGCCATGATACCGCGAGGTTCCCACGAGATCACAATATGGTCTTCACCTTCTGGTAGCCCTTGCCATCCTTTATGCCACGGCCAGATAGAACAACCTGCAGCCAAATAGATCCCTACGGCAATACCATACTCAGATTCGTTTCGTACTTTACAGCCCGTGCCTTTTAAAAGATGTGTTTTCATTTCTCACCTCCAGCATTAACATAATCAATTATTTTTTGATATTCTGATCTGTCCATCCAAACAATAACACCTACACGTTCATTACTAATCAACTGGTTGGGTGTTACATCAGTAACCAGAGTGATCTCGGTGTGGTTGCGCTTCTTGTTCGCTTTGGTAAGCGCTTTGTTTAGAATTTGATACTTTATGTTGGTCAAACTAATTTGATTCAGTGCATCAATAATACTAACAACCATTTTTATTCCCTTTGTTTAAATTCATTAATGCTAGTCTAAACGCAGCTAATTCCTTTACTGGCATTTCTTTAGTTTTAGTTTTATTTTCAAATACATAAAACCCAATCAATCTATTTGGTCCACCCATATTACTGATGATAAATCTTATGTTAAGAAGTTGTTTGACTAATGCCTTGTCAATTGTTTCATTAACATTAAATGAAAATCTACAAGGTATACCAACAAAATTTTCATTTTGTGGTAAAACTTCTGGACTATGAACAATGCCAACTACATCACTATTTTTCAAAAGTGGTGTTGAAGATAGATGTATGTTTGTAAGAAGTTCTGGACTGATCATTAAAGGTAAGAATTTGTCACTATTATCCAAAACCTCAAAATCACTTTCTTGAAAGCCAAAAGTTACGCGATAATGTTCAGGGAATTTTTGTCTAATTTTCTCTAATGTAACCATATTATTGTACCAACTGAGAACCAGCACAAAATGAAAGCATTTGTGAAATGGTGTAAGGGGATAATGGATATTCCTTCAATAAATTAACATTGTTGTTATATGTGTTTATTGAATAAAAAACAGTTTTATGATTACCAAAATAAAGAACAGTCATATCATTTTTCATATCCAACTCAATCATAGTTAGAGCGGCATCAGATTCAAGAACATCTTTGAGATCATTAACAACGTCAGTTACTGACTCACAATATGAAAAAATGTTAGCTATTGCAATTTTCACAACAAGTTTTAGTTCATCACCAGAGAATGGCTGGGTCAATTTGATCATGTAACTATGTGCATTTACGGAAGGCTGTTTGTTGATAACAAACTGGGTATATTCCATTTTCTTGGTACTGACCAAAGCTTGTTGACCTAGATCATCAATAATTTTCTTTATTTGTTCTTCATTGGTTAGCATTTTTCAGCCTCTTAAGAATAACGTATTTGTTAATAAGTTTATTGTTCTTATCATATAACGAAGTAAGGTTTTGAAAAACAACTAAAGACAAACTATCGTCTAATGGTAGTGTTGAATGTCTGAATACAATGGTATCCCTATTGGTAGGGGTAACATCTATAAAATACCCATGTTTTTCTAGAAATGTGTATGTATCCCATATGGGAGAATTCGCTGTAGACAGCATTAGAAGCCCTGATTTGGTTAAGGCTATTTTACCATCAGGTAGGCAAATAAAATGATTCTCCAACGCTTGGAGGACTTCCTTGCGTTGGAATTTTGTGTTTTGATTAAGATATATCCAAATCAGGGTATTGGATAGTGTTGTTTTGGATAGTTTCATGACTACCCTCTTGGGCGCCCAAACGAACGAGATTTAGGTAAATTTGGTGACTTATTTTGAGTTTCTTTGTTGTTCATATTCCTTCTCCTGTTCTAAAATTTCCATTATTTCATTAAGTTCTTTGGTTGCAGACGTTAATGAGTTATTTGAAAACCAACTAAAATTACGAACAACAACCGGTGAACCATCAGATCTTCTGTAAATACCTACAGTTTTTCCTTGATTGTTGGATCTTATCTCATAGTTTTTCATAAAACAACCCATTGAACTTGTATTCTTCACCAAAGTCAAGAACACCAATTTTCACTAAAGCATGTTGGGTTCTTAACCAGTCCAGTGCAGCATCATGTAGAGGATCATGGTATATGAATCCGAATCGTGGAGGAATATCATTTGGAAAAATTGATGCGTAACGACCAACACCCCAACTTTTAAACATAGTTGCAAAATCAAAAAGATTATGATAATCCCACGGAATTTCAGTTTTCAGTGTTTCTTCAAACATATGTTGGAGTTTGGAAAAATCAAAAAGATTACGATCTGCATAGACTCTATTACCCGTACCGCATAGTTCTTCAAATTTTTTGATTAGAATACCCTTTAATTGTGAAATTTTAATATCATTTTCACATGGGTAGAAACTAGCAATTTTGTTCTCTTGTGATTGTTTGCGCCACCAATCAACTGTATCAGGGGATGTTTTTCTTCCTAAAATAGATTGGTCTTTTGCGTCTAGTTTAATGAATGAACCACTTTCAATTAATTCATTGAATGTTGTGGGTATTGTAATATCACCACCAGTTACCCCAATACTCAATACAACAGCATCACTCCATTTAGAAAGTGTTTCGGTATCCAGTGTGACCAATTGGTTGGTACCACCACCTTTACAATCAAAAATTGTACTCATTACTTCACCTTATAGAATAATTTCGCAGTGTTGTAGAATTCTGGTAGTAACCAAAGAACTAAACATTTTTGATTTTCTTTGAACTCAGAAGCCATTTTGTTTAATAACATAAGAACCTTATCAGCAGGCAGACCACCAATACCACCACCGATAAATGGGATATTAATGCTGCTAACGTAACGATTTAAAATGATCTTGCGTAGACATGTCTCTATAGCGTCTAAACGCGCATATGGCCCAGGCTGTGGTTGCGTCACCATATGGAAAATAACATCACTAAAAATGGGTTGATCTACTACTTCACCAACAATGTGACGCTCATTTCTGAATTGGGTGTAACAGTTAACACCATGTTTTTCGTAAATAGCTTCTTCGAGTAAAGCTGCAAATCCAGCGCCAACAAAATGACAGTTAACACCATGACCTATTTCACTTACATCATCATTAACATAGGCTTTTATCAAATCACCTTTAATAACAACAAGACCCTTAGAAGTGATAAATTGTTCATTTTCCATTTTATTCTCCAATAAAAACAGTCCCAGAAACATTAAACAATAATTCGTGGACGTTATTCATTAATCCAATCATGTACAACATAACCAAACAAACGTTCATGAAGAACCTTGTATAGTCGAGCAGAGGTAACATATTAAAAACAACCATTAAACTAACAAAAATGAGTGAGTATTCACCAGCAACGTAAACCATTATAACCTCACACAATTTTTCAAATAGACAACTTTGTCAGCCACTTTATGAGCATAATGCTTGGAACGATCTGAGTTACTGTAACCGCCATTATATCCCATTAATATTCCTTTAATGTTGCCCCTACCCCTCACTTTTTCCCAAAACATTAAAACTTGATAAGCGTGATCAGCGTTGTACTGGAAGTCGTTTAGCAAGTTTTGATGGATTTTACCCGCACATTTTGAATTATCACATTTCTCATGAACCATAGCGGTTTTTAGGAGAACTTGAAATACACCTAGACTAACATCTTTATAGGTATAGGGTGGTTCAAATCTTACTAGATCCTCACCAGCTGATGATTCCTGCCATGCTATGGCAGCCATAACAAATCCCCACCCCTTTGGTTCAGCATAGTCATATGCTTTCTGCATTACGTGATATTGATCCGTTGTGAAATCAACATCACATTTTGTAATAGCCCAAGTGTTTAAACTTAGAAACAACGACAACCATCCTATTACTCTCATTATAGTTCCTCTGATTTAACTTGATTTATGAAATTACTCTCAAAAGAAATACGATTGATGCGACCATTAACAATGTATAACCCACGCTTAACGGGATTAACAGATACATAATAACCGTTTAGTGGTACAAGATTACATAATAACCAAATAAACTTCAATAAACTAATTTCGTCTTCATGAAAATCAGAATCATTCATTATTACTTGGTGGAAACTTAAATTTTTCCAATTTCTTTTTGTTTCAAGTAATAGATGGATAAGATAACCAATACTCAACAGAACCGCAACAAAACAATGCTCTAGGAATTTTACAGCTAGTTTCTTTAGTTTATGTGAATGTATCTTGGTCATGATATTTTCTCCTAAAAGAAAGGCGGGAATTATCCCGCCTATAATTTAGTTAATATGGTTGCTCTGGTCGCTTGGGTGCGAGGTTAGCCCCTTGAGGGAGAGGATGTAGTACATAACCCAAAATCTCAGCTTGTTGGACAAGAGAATTAATTTGTTTGTCACGCTGCTTACTTTCCGCTTCAGCCTTTTCTTTATCAGCCTTTTGCACTGCCGATAATTCTTCATCAGTAAGCTCATATTGAAACCTTTCCACTAAGAACTTCAGGAAGTGGACTCTTCGCCAATCATTACCGGAAGTAAGAGTCTTCTTATACTCCAAAGCCCTTTCTTTGAGCTCTTCCATAGTTTGGGCAACTAGGCAATGCGTCCAGCTACCGGAGTCATCAGAATATTGATGGATGTGCCAGTCGTACTTCTTATTATCGTCTCTGAAGTCACCGTGTAGTCCCAACATTCGGGCACCATAATCACCTTTGAATTCACTTAGACGCTTGACCGCGTATGATGTACTTCCCACGTTCATGACATACAGATCAACACCTTCTAGATGTGCTAGCACAAGCTCAATCTGCCGCTTACGTTTTGGTGTTAGACGTTTAGCGCGCTCAGTAATCTCTTTCATAGTGTTAGCGTGGGCTTCCCTTTCCGCAACGTAATTTTTTCGAGCGGCTTCACAACGTTCTTCAAGTTTACGCAGTTTTTCTTCAGCGTTTAATATGTCATTAGCCAAATACTTTGGTATGCATTCTTTAGGTTTGACGCCAGTGTAATCAGCTCTAGCTACAACATATTTCGCAACTGATGGTACGGGCTCCTCCCATTGACCAGAATCTGGACATTCGTGCATGTATGTCACAGCTTTAGAAATCAACATTTCTGTTTTATCGAGATAACGGTCAAAGAATACCAGTTGCCCCGTAGTCTTTTCAAAAAGTTCTTGTCCGTTTAGATAAGGCATGATTATTCTCCTAATGCTTCTTTAAATTGCTCCATCATCGCGGTGGGTACAATGTAACGGCCAACATCAACTTTCCCACCCATAAAGATTTTCGCTTTGTGGAGAGTTAGCCAATCACTTGCTCCTAGTTGATCGTTCATGCGTAGGGCGTATTTCTTACCGCGCACGTCAACACCGACGTCAACCACATCAACTTCACCTTTTTTAATACCATGCAAGAGTGTTTTAATCATAGCTTTTGCTTGTGAAAGCTGACTACTTTGCTTGACTTGGTTAATGATGTTACCTACATCTTTCAAAGTTCCTTCAACCCCACCTATAATTTTTACGAAAAGATCACCAGATTGTTCCTGTGGTTCTTCTGGATTCTTTTTACCTTCAACAATAAAATCACCAAAACAATTAAGGATCTTACCAGCTTCACCAAAACTACCACGAACACCACTTCCAAAAAAAGCGTTTTGAATCGGCGTACCTTGAGTCATATCAATTAAATTTTTACGCCATTTACGAGAGTTATACAGTTTTTCCATAAACTCATCACAAGTCACATATTCATCAAGAGTAACAGCTATAACCGCGTAAAGATAAACAGTAGTGCCAACCACACTGAAACTATACTCAGAAGAATGTTTTGGTCCTGACGGATGATCTGTACATACATCAAATTCTTCCATTCTTACTTCTGTACCGCAGCAACTCATCACATAGCGTAAGAAAACCTTATTTGACTTTTGTTGAGTTGGTTCTTGTGTTTCGTCTGGTTGTGGTGTTTTTTCTATGCTCAATTCATTAGCTTTAATTTTTCTTGCCTCAGCCATTGACAAACCTGTGCTATTGAGTGTTGGGAATCCCGTTTTTTGATCAAAGAAAAATCTTCTATTATCCAAGAGATCAATAATAGTTTGAATATAGTTTTGAGTCATTATATCAGGATTAAGCGCAAGCATTTCTACATATGGACAATGAGGTCCACGAATTGCAAAATTAACGCGCTCACATTTTTCATTGTACCCAATAACTTCAGTCAAATCTTTTGGGTAAATATAAGCTAAGCAATTTTCCAAAACATCAAGAGCAATTAATCCATCGAGTTTTGTAAAAGGGCTCATAACAAAAGGGGTTGTAAGATAAAGATCATTATTAATTCGTTCTAAAGTATATTTATTGCTAGATGAATCAGAACCAGCAAGCTCAGCCATTAGAAAATTGTTGGCATCAATACTAACACGAATAACACTTTTAGTCATGACAATTTCCTTAAATCAGAAAAATTAAAGTTAAACGAAACATTACTTATTTGAAGTATATGTTCTTTATGATTAATGAAGAAATCCTTGTGTTCTTGCATAAACTTAGTTGAGATCTCTTCATCTAAAAATTGTGCCATTTCATCCACAAGTATAGAACGTGGTCTAATAACCAGCACATCTGATGAAGGTGTGAACTCATAGATGGTGTCACCGAAGCGACAAGAAATAATGTATTGACACTCGTTGAGTTTTTCATTAAAGATTACCTGTCCACGTCCAACAATCTGTTCTACTAACTTTGCATCATCCTCGTAAGGCATGTTTAATGCAATCACATCTCCAACAAGCTCTACAGTAGGTGCAACGTTTGATTTAACCCACTTACTTGATTCATCATCAAAATATTTTGATCGAGTATAATCAGTTAGAACGACTTCTACATCAACAGTATTTTGATAAAGATTTTTACCTTTGTCAGTTAGGTGGTATGAACCAGTACCCACAAGATAATTCACAAGATCAAGTTTTTTAAGTGAATCCATACAGGCTTCAATATGTTTTTTGGTACTACCAAACTTTGAAAGAATGTAACTAATTGAAGCCTTAGATTTTTTATCATTTGCTTCACCTATTACATCAATCAACGCAATTGCATCACTAGTAATTTTCATAAAACCTCTTAAAAATAAAAAGGGCGTAATAATTACACCCCTTATAACATGGTAAATTCAAAAAGACAAATTATTGTTTCTTTGTATAACCTGTTAGAATTTCTTTATTTTTCTTTAAAAGTTCTTGACGAATATTTTCAAGATGTTGTAATGATTGTAAATTTTCCAATAGATGGATGTTGTTTGCCGCAATCATTTGACTTAGAAAATGAACGTTTGCATACTCATACAAATAGTGTTTTGTGCTTAATTCAAGATCCGATGAAGTAGAAATTGAATCGCATAGATTGATCAAAAGAGGTACAATAGTAAACATTTTACCCTTTTGTGAATTTCTATCAATTGTTTGTGGAACACCAGTAGTAAGGATTACAGATTGATAGGTAAAGGATAAATCTTCCTTAGTTACACCTAACAAACCTGCGGTATTGAAAGCCGTTAGCCTTTGTTCTTCAACCTTGTTATGCATTACTTCAGCATAAATTTTTAAAGAACCATTAGGATAACGTTCATTTTTTGTACTTAACAAAACAAAATTAGACATTTTCAAAACCTTATTTTATCAATTTCAAGTTTAATCCCATCGATTGTTTTTTCGATGGATTGTGATTGGTCTTTTAGGTTCATCAGGGTAATATCCCTTGCACCTATAAGATACATTCTAAGCATGGTCTCAACTGTTTGACAAATAGCGTCATTTTTGTAAAACCCATCAATACCTTCAAAAAGAGGGTAAACAATGTAGATAAGATCATTGTTTGCGTGGACTTTACACAACATCAGCAAAAGATTTTCACGATTAAAATAAAAAGGATATATAACAGAACCCTTTGAATTTTCTTGAGATTTTACTTTTAACTCGCCGTCAAAACCATCTGAATTTTCATTGGTTGATAGAACACAAGTATGAAAAACAACCTTATCCGATGTTTTAATTTGTTCTTGTGATACTGCTTTTATTTGATAGATCATGTTATTCCCTTACCTTTGATAATAGAAAATCAAGATCTTCAATTTTGTTACCTATTTTGTTTTGTTGGTCGAGAAGATCACGCTTTTTGAAAAGAATGTCAATTTCTACAAATTCACGGAACATCTTTTCAGCTTTTACACCACTAGCAATTGCATCAGGTTCGCTATTATTAAAAGGGGTAATAAACACTAAAGCTAATTCAGAAGCATCCTTGATAACGCAATTGAAATTCTGTCTAACAAAATCTTCAGTAAATTGCATATCACCAATCACGGGTAAGTTGTTAACTCTATATTCCCCGCTATTGTACACCATTGTTTGACAATGGATAACAACACGACCATAGGATTCAAACTGTTTTAGATCCATAATGAAGAGTTTAAAATGAATATTTCTCATATTGAATTCCCTAACACCAGTTTAGCATCGCGCTCAACAATATATATATGGTTTAAGACAGCGTTCACACCGCTGTCTTTTTTATGTCCATTTTTATTGGATTGCTATCATCTTCTGGGTTAAATTTGATGTCCAATAAATAACCTAAATACCCTAGAATTTCTAATAACGTATCAATGGAGAACTTTGAAATCTTTCCATTCATTAAGTCGCTAATTCTCGGCTGTGATATACCGAATTCCTTTGCCGCTTGAGCTTGTGTCCAACATTTTTCTCTGATGAGCTTGGTTATGATGATCATCAGTTTTGATTTGACGCTTACCAAGCTTAGCTGGATTGGATCTTGTGCTAAAAGCTCTAGCGGGTTTCTGATTGTACTCATTTTGAATTCCCTAACACCAGTTTAGCAGCGCGCTCTAATACAATATCAGAACTCTTATTGTATTGACCAGCAAGAACTATCATTTGATCCGCAGCATAATTCCTCAATAGTGTTTCAACTTCACCATTAGGTGCATCCGGCATACAGATTACAAAGAAAAAGGCGTGGGACATATGCTTGAAATCACCCATTTTACCACGAAGTGAACATTGTGCTAAATCACTTTTTGCAATGTATTGATCACCGCGTACTTCAACATCAGTAATAATCTCAAGATCACCTTCATCAGTTAAGACTAACATTTTTGCACTATTACAAAAACGAAGCATCTTTGTTTGAAAATATTCAAGACGCTTAACAGCCGCATCTTTATATTCTTGTGCTTTGACCACAGAATTTTTGATGAGTGTATGGATATGCTCGCGCATAACTCTTTTCATTTCACCAATATTTTCTTCTGTTGTAATGACAACACCAATAAATTGTTCATTAACAAGAATATATTTTGGTTCATTAAGTTTGTCAAAGCTCACATTGGTTAAATGAGGTGTACCAGCAAGATAACTTTGTTTATATTCATCAGGGCTACGTACTAGTGAAACACCAGCATTACAAACACCTTGAGCACCATATTCGGTAACATACACACACTTTAGATTAGTTTTCATATCCAATTCCTTGCAATCCAAACAGATTTAGAAAAATTACTTTTATCGAGAGTAACCGGAGCGTGTAATCCAACAGAGTTGTATTCTTCATTTTTGAGAACACTAAACATTCGCTTTTGTAAATCACTACACAACTGAGCGGCTTTAAAAGCTTCTGTTTCCAAACTTTTTGCCAATGCTATTACAAGAAGCTTCTTTAACAAAGGGTCTAAAGGATCTTCAGTAAACACATAGGTTGATAATTCACCTTTTGGTGTTAAGCGGGTTGAGAAAATTTTACCAACATTCTCAACACTGCAGAAGTGTTTATAACTTGAAAAACCTTCTACACTCTCAGTTACACCAGATATTGGATTTACGCACCATTGGGTTGATTGTTGTGCACCACAATACCAAACAGAACCATTTTCTTTTAATTCAACATACCACATCTTACACACCTTTCAGATCTAGTTCATGTAGTCCGTAACCAGAAGAAAACTCTTGCATTGTACGACCAGCGGCTTTCATAACAGAGCGACAGTGATTGTAATAATTAAACAAAGATTTCAAATGATGCTCAATAAGCATTTCTGTATATTCCTGTTTAATATCTGGGCCATCGGTGTGACCTACAAGAATAAGGTAAGAGAATACAGGTACATTGTCTAGCTTTGCGGTTTGCGGTACTGGTAAGCGTTCAATTACAGGACAACTCAGACCACCACAAACAACGTTAGTGACTTTACCACCAATATCAATATGCATTGCACCAATTTTCTGTTCTACTCGGATGGTACCAACTTGATTGTGGATGGTAATAAGCGTGACTTCTACTGATTGACGTAAATTAGACATAAACTTTCCCCTATGGGTTTGATTAAAAAATGGGTGGTAATTTTACCACCCTAGTTTGATTAGATACCGAGTTGTTTGATTAGCTGTTTAGCTTCATCCATGTTAAGGAATGCGTACACATATTGTTGCTTGCTAACCATGTTGAATTTTTCCATAGTTGCTTTGTCAACAGTACCGTGGTATTCAACGCGGTATACGCCGTCAACTTTAGGAGTAATTTGAACACGACCTTCAGTTCCGCGAGCTTTACCGTAAACATACTTGGTGCCTTGACGAACAGTGAAGCTTGTGCTTAGTGCATGGATCGCCGCTTCAGCTTCAGCGAACGTTGCAATGTTTAGATTTTTGCGAGCAACTTCAAGCGTTTTCTTAGCTTCGGTTTTTACTTCAACCATTTTGAAGCCTACTGCTTCAGGTTGATCACCTTTTACTAGGTGGAAGAAACCAGTTTTACCACCTGGGTAACCTTGCTCTTTAGCATTTTTGAAGTTTGCAAGGATACTAGCATTTTTGTCAAAGTTGATAGTGATGATGCCGTTAGTGATTACAGTTTTCATGATGTTTTCCTTTTTAGGTTTACATTGGGTTTTTGGTTTGTGGGACTGTTCCCTCACTTGATGAATTCATAATACATTGATGGTAGAAACTAGCAAGCGAAAAAATAAAAAAAGATTCAAAAAAATGAATCTTTTTTTATAAGTTGTTGAAAAACAACATATTATTTATTTAAAATATGTGACTTTGTCATACTTAGACAACTTTTTGTAGGCCTCAGGGATCTCAATTATGTCATCACTGTGACCATTTAGTGCGTTTAGTAGAATCAAGTTACGTTCTATGTTTGTTGATTCATAAATGTACTCATGTGAGTACGTAAAGACAAAAATGGTTATCTTTCTTTTGTGTTGGGTTATGAAAGCCTGAAAGCGACACATCTCAATTTTCAATGTTATGTCACATATATGCTTCGATTTTTTAGTCACTGTTATTGGGTGCGCGTTGTAGATCGCACTGAATAACGATCTTATTTCTGTTGGTAGATCATCACCTTCACCATCAGTGTATCTTTTTTGTGGTGGGTTGTAGTAGTAGAAAATCTCAACAATAAAAATAATCAAACCCAAATAGATTAATGCTGCTATCATAACCATCTAACCCCTACAAAAGGTTTCTGTTTATTCCCTTCTAACTTACTCAATTTCAACTGGTAAGAAACTAGGGTATATCCATAATTAATTTTTTCACTAATACTAGGTGGTAACTTTTGAAGTTGTTTGTGTGCAACTTCCCTAATAATAGCGTCGTACTCATTGCGCTCCAAACCTTGGGGTAATGTGATGCGCACATAAATTTTATTACTAAACTTAAATTCAAAGGAATCAGTTATTTTAGGTCTGTTTAAATCAGCAACAATTTCCTTAAATTGACGTTCAACTTCACGTGTTATGAAACGTCTACTTAAAGAATGTTCGTCAACAAACTTTGATAAAAAATCAAACATGGGTAGTATGATTCTTGTGTAATCCATTTTCTTTACCTTAGAACGTTTATGGTTTCGGTTAGTTCCAGAATTTGGGACATGTTTTTAACAATAAAACTGATGTAAATCTTAATACCATAATCTTCATTAATATACTTGATGTCAACTTGTTTTATCTCAATACGTTTTTCAAAATCTGATAGTTGTTCATTTATTTTTGTTTTTAGATTAAGTAATGTAAGAATCCCGTTACTGTTTTCACCAAGTAATTTGTAAACACCAACACCTAAACCCTGTTCAGCTTTCCAGTCACCTGATGCTGTTAATACAATGTTTCTAACCGATTGTAATATGGCATTAGTACCATTGCGTTGAGCCACATCACCAGTGATGGGATGTCTCTTAAACGTTAGATCAAAATCGTTCATTATTAATCCCTCTTACCTAAACAATAAACCACTAATGATTTTAGTGGACCTAGTTTATCTAAAACTTTCTTCCAGTTTCTAGTAACTGGTTCTTGAGATCTGTTTGATGCTTCATTTGTCTTTTCACCTTGTTCTAATGCAATAGGTGAAGGTATGTTTACGTCAGGTTTTGAACCTTTTACAGGTGAAACACCACCTAACCCTCCAGCTATACCAGCTTGATTAGCAAAAGCAGCAGTGCCTAACATAATGTTTGAAACTTCAATATCATCACAAATAATTTTTTTCACTTTCAATAATGGAACTGTTATTGATGATGAAACAATTAGATTTCCGTAGACATTTGTGTTGCCGTTTACTTCAAAAAGATTTGTTTTAAAAAGAATATTTGCTGATTCAATTTCTTGTCTGTTTGATTGCATGTAATTTGTTCCATCCAATCTCATACTATAAGAACCATGCGACCTATATCTATAATGTCTTTTCACAAACATATTGTGGTCGTTTAGAACGATGTCTATAAGGTTGTTGGTTGTTTTGTTTACTACATCACCTGACGCATGTTTAGCGTTGTAAGACCCGTTCCGGTGCGATTCTATTAGTTGTTCCTGACCATTAGTGTTATCAGCTATTTTTATATGACCTGATTTTGTGACAGTGACATCCGTGTATGGGTATTGAAAATTAGTTTTAAGTTCTGGTTCTTTAAATGACGTACCCTTACCTTCAGAGCTTGTTAGACTGGAATTTATGAAGTTGATCAATTCATCTTTATTGTTTTGTGCCGCGTTTGGTAGATCGTCACTGTTTGATAATGTACCCACAATGTAGATGTTTGTGTAAGCTTCATCAATACTAAAACCAAATATAAAACTTCCTTCCCATAATCCTGTTGTACTTTCACCAAGACCATTAATGTTTGAACTGTTAGTCCCTTTCATTATTGATGCTTCTGGTAGGTTTTCTGTTGGGAGTAAATTAGGATCAATGTTATGCACACCAAAAATTCTTACTTTTGCAAGAGTGGGCTTTTTATGTTCCTCAACTATACCAAAAAACCATTTCAAATCAGAACAGATATTCATTTTTAAAACCCCCAAAAAAAATTGCTTGTCGTTTGAAAACCTACTTTGTATGATGCTTTGGAGGAAGTTAAGGAGTGTCAACGAACTTAACTGACGACGAAGCATCACAGGTTTTTTGTATTAAGATAATTAATAAGATAACTAATAAATTATTTAGTTTAATTAATAAAAAAGAGGAGTTTTCATAAAGCTCCTCTTCTGTTTTAACTCAATCCACCAAGATTTCTTCGTTTTTCAAGTTCTTTTAATTTTTCTTCATTTCTGAAAATGTTGATGTCAATAATTGACAAAACATGCCACGGGACTAATTCATAAAATGTTGCTACATCAATACCCCACTCAGAAGATCTGGCAACCATTTGAAAAAACTCTTCCAAACTATGATCTGAGAGGGTTATTGAAAAAGGTTTTGGACGCCCCTTAATGTTGTTTTGTGTTGCGCACCACATGAAGGACATTTTAGTTCTATGTTTGTACCAAAATATGGAAGTTTAGCGTAGAAATCAGTAATTACTTTCAACATAACGCTTGCATCCAAATCTTTGATAAATTGGTCTAACTGTTCTTCTTCAATTTCATCAACAGACCAAACTTCTTCATCAGTGTATATGCACTCAAAAAATAATTTGACAATATCTGTTGGTTTAGGATCTTTTGTCTCACCAGTAAGAACATTTTCAAGTTTCTTAAATCTGTCAATGGTTGGTTCACCTAGTTTAAGTGAATAACCACCTTCTAATTCAAACACATTTTTAAAATCTTCATTATAAACTATATCAACAGTGTCTAAGTCAAGTTTGAGTTCCATTTTACCACCACATTCATGTGATGTATTTTCATCAATTACAACCTTTTTCTTACAGGTGTAATTCAGGTCAATTTCAGAACCTAATGAAATGGATCTTGCCCTAACAAATATTTTTTCAATAATGTGAATGGGGATTTTCTTAATATCCTGATCACTAACAAGAACATCTTCAACAACGTGCTCTAATGCAGTAAGGAGAACACCAACGTTTGATTCTTCTTTTGCTTCTAGTAATACAGAAGTCATACCCATGCTAAAAGCTTGGTAAACAATCTCACCCTTAACTTCTTTACAAGTAAATGAACGTCTTGTGCGCGGGATTTTAGGTAATTGTTTCATAATGTTGTTCCTAATGTAAGATACACTAAATTGGTTTACTAAACACATATAGTTGGTGTGACCATGATAAACTTAGTCACAAAATTCAAAAAGTTTTTGAGAGGATATAACATGAAGGTTAGCGTCTTGTTTATGGCGGATCCTGATTTTGATTTATTTAATCAGACAAAAATCTACCGAGAATTTGTTAAGAAAAAAGTTAAAGATGAGGCCGTTTTTGTTGTTGAGGGCTTAGAATACGAGTGTTTGCCTGCTTACCCAAAAGAAGTATATCTTATTGATTCAGAAGTTTCCGATCTATATGTCAATAAATGCAAGTCATTACAACATTTCCTTGAAACTTATGAAAATAAAAATTCAAGAGAAGTTATTGTTTTTGGAAATAAATTGTGTGCAGAATGTGAGGCACTAAACTATGTAGGTCTTGTTTATGTTATGGATAAGACCGCTATAACACTTGATAAAAGGTAACAATAATGGATATCAGAAAGAATTTCTGTCAACAAGTAGCAGAAAAATACAAAGAAACTTTTAAAGGTTCTGAAGAACCTTTAATTGAGATGAAAAATGGTGACTACTATGTCTATTTTTCATCATCCTTTTTGGTTGTAAAAGAAAATAATGGTGTTGTTGAAGGATACTTCTCCGCAAACATTACAGGTCATCCAATCATGGTATTGCATGAATTGCAGATGGTTCTTTTAGGCTTTGACAACGTATATCTTACTCATTGTCACGTTGTTGATCCTATTGAAGGTAGTGTAACCGTTGGTAATAACGAATCATTAGAAGCTCTAGATCGTTTACGCCGTAATGAAGCCAAAGCACTTATTGAAGAAATGGTGCAAGAAGGTATGAACGAAAAAGACATTAAGCAAGTGACAACACCACAACTTGTTGGCTTAGATGGTCAGGCATTAAACAAAGGTGATGAACCAAAAATTATTGCCTTGAAATAGTTTTCATATCCTAAAAAAGACCACATAAGTGGTCTTTTTTTTTTTCTCTAAATATCCCATTCAACAATGGGGTATGAAAAATGAAAAACATAGATTTTGAATTTATAGAAAAATTAGAAGGTTTTGAATTAAAGGGTTATGTTCCGGATCCAAAGAACAGTCAAAGTGGTGTTACCATAGCATCAGGTTTTGACATAGGTGCAAGGACTAGCGCTGAATTGGATAAACTTTTTAAACCTGAAATAGCCAATAAATTAAAACCATATGTTGGTTTGAAAAAAGAATCAGCATTAAACGCTCTAAAATTAAAACCTTTGACAGTTACAAAGGAGCAAGCTAGAGAGATCAACGCTGTAGCGCATAAACAGAGCATAGACAGATTAGTTAAGTCATTTAATGCAGTTAGTAAAATACCTTTCGAACAGCTTACCAAGCGACAGGCAACCGTTATTGCTTCTGTATCATTTCAGTATGGTGATTTATCAAAGAAAACGCCTAATTTCTGGAAGCAGGTCACATCACATGATTGGGTAGCAGTGGTAAAAAATCTTAGAAATTTTGGTGATCGCTATAAATCAAGAAGAAACAAAGAAGCTGATTTTCTAGAAGGAAAATGATACTAATTAAACGCATAACATCAAACAAATCATGAGGATATTAAGATGGATGTTGTCTACGGTATAATTTGTCAAAACTGTGACGAAGAGTGTTCAATTTCTTGTAATTCACACATAAAGCCAGAAGTTTGCCCATTTTGTGAATCACCTGACATTGAATTGAGTGGTGGTTTGGAAGACGAAGACGAGTAACAAAAAAAAAAATTAAAAATGTGTTGCTTTCATAAATTAAGCATGTTTTAATGGTCTCAAGTTAAGGAATAAGCAGTTCAAAAACAGCAGCTTAGTTACTTAACGGGGCGTCCAAAGTACAGGGCGGGTTAAAATCCGCCCTTACTTAAAACACCCAAAAGCTCTTTAATAATATAAATTGATAAGGTGAGTTAGCTAAATTACTCACCGCCAACCACCCCGTTCATTCTAGCGGTTAAGATTAGTCGGAGACTCGTGCTCGAGATACCGAAAGTGACGCAGGTTCGAATCCTGCACGGGGTGTTCAATTTGGGTGTAAACTGTAATAGCGAGAGGTCGCGCATATCCTTGTGAGGAATGAGGTTTGAAACGGGATGGTTCGAATCCATCTGCACCCACCACCGTCCGCGTAGCTCAGTTGGATAGAGCATTCCCCTCCTAAGGGAAAGGTCATGGGTTCAAATCCCATTGTGGACGCCATCTTTAAGCGCTTTTTGTCAAGAGTGTTTAAAGCTGGTAAGACATGGCATGGCAAACCAGTGACCCTCGTTTTGTTGGGATTCGGAGGTCAGTTGTGGTCCCTGTATAGGGGTCACATCAAAATAAATTTTTCAAGTTTGTTTTGATGTGATAAAGTGCGTTTTAAAAGGACATAAATTTATGTTCACCCCTTTAGTGTAGGGGTCTTTTTTAAGCGGTCTTAATCAATCCGATTAACATTGTTGCTAACGGATTCCTCATCTAAGATTAAGACCGCTTAAAAGAGTGAGGCAACGCATACCACGCTCTATGGACTGGGGTTTTGCCAGTCGCGGGAAGTCAACCGCTATAAACATGCCATTTCGCGATCAAATGTTGTGTTTCGCTAGTTCTGGTGGCTTACATCCCTCAAGCCGTACAGAACCCTTCTAACGGGAGCCTAAGACCCGCTAGATTGAGACTGTCGTGAGACAGACGGGACGTGGGTATTTTCCCAACCCACTTCTCAAAATGTATTTGAGAAAGTATATTTTGAGAAGTTTTCGTCGAGTACATTTGTTATGAGAAACAAATTATTGTTTGGTGTTGGTGTCTATGAAAAGGGGCGTCATAAAGCGAGTCAAGATGGCGTTCTAACAGATTCGTACATAAAATGGAGAAGTATGCTCCAGAGATGCTACGACGTGAAATATCATTCTAGGCAACCAACGTATAAAGAATGTGAAGTTTGTGGTGATTGGTTACACTACCAAAATTTTGCTGAATGGTATGAATCTAATTACCCAACAGATGGGTTTGATTATGTACTAGACAAAGATTTAAAGCTAGTAGGGAACAAATTATATTCACCTGATACATGTATGTTTGTGACAAGGCAAATTAATGCGTTCATAAATGATCACAAAGCTAGTTCTGGAGAATATCTCATAGGTGTTTGCTGGTGTAAAGTAGCGGGTAAGTTCAAAGCGCAATGTAATGACCCATTCAATAAAAAACGTGGATATCTAGGTCTTTTTGAAAGAGAGTTAGAAGCTCATTATGCTTGGCGCAGAAGAAAATCTGAATATGCTTACCGTTTAGCTATGACTCAGAGTAATAAAGAAGTTAAAGAAGCCTTGCTTAGGTGGAGAGATGCCCTAGACAATGGGGACGTTCACCAACTCAGTCATATTGGTGACGCTGTGAACTAGCGTGTGGTGCCTGTACAATTACAGGTCAGCGATTGTTAATCCACACCATTCCAAGGGGTTTGAAACAGCCCCTTTATTGAAATCCTTTTGAGTGGCACATGGCTATAAAGAATTTAGAGGTATGCTCTATTATATTCGACTTAAGAGGATTTCAATAAAATAAATCGGCTACTTTGATGAGGCGTAATGGCCGGCAAGCGGTAGCAGAGGGACGGCGTAACCCTCATTAATTTATGCGCTGTTAGCTCAGTAGGATAGAGCACGAGCCTTCTAAGCTTGTGGTCACAGGTTCGAATCCTGTACAGCGCGCCATTTGTTTAGAGGTGTTTATGGAAAATTTAGATCAACAACTGGTCGAGAACATCAGAAAAGGTATCCGAGCTAAAGGACTTTACGGCTTTGTGAAACTTGTGTTACAGGTTGCACAAGAGCAACGCAAGGAATACAAAAACAACCCTGACGCTATTATCCATGAAGATGTAAAGGAGTTGTCTTTTTGTGTGAACCTAATGGCCTCTAAACACCCGCTTCGTTTTTATGAAGAACCATTTGGTGAATAAAATGTTAATTTCTGAAATGAACGATGAACAGAAGCTATTGTGGATGTTCAAGCAAGTCCACGGTGATATTGACGCTGATCAAAGTGCCTGTTATACAGAAGTTAATTGTTGGGATGATAAAGGAAGACCTGTTTCTGTTGCTGTTATGAAAAATGGGCATGAATGTTGGTCCGTAGACAAAACAGAAATTTTATTCGATTTTATTATGAACAATCTTTCAAAAGAACAAAGTTTGAAAGAACCAGAAGAATAAAGCGGAGAGGTATGTGATTCTAGGCACACAGACCCAAGGCATCAAAGCCTTGCCTATGATGGATTACATACTGATGGCTATCAACCATCCCGCTCCCAATTTTGGCCCCTTAGCTCAGTGGTTAGAGGTTGTTATGCAGCTACAATGTAAATATTGTGGGAAAACATGTGGGAACACTGGAGGTTTAGCAGTGCATGAGTCCGCATGCAAGAATAACATAAACATCAAACCTAAAAAACCTAAATCAGAAGCTTGGTTGAAAGCTATGAGTGAAAGGAGAGGTAATGGTCAGAATCAATTCACTAAAGCTAAACAGGAAGGCCGTGAGTGTATCGTTTCTCAAGATACTAGAGAAAAATTAAGTGTTGCGAGTTCTAACATTGAATGGACTGATCAAAGAAGGAAGGCTCATTCAGAAAGGATGAAAAGGGCTGTTTCTGAAAACCCTAGTTCTTATTCATCCAATAATGTTTGTGGAAGAAATTGTATCGAATACAGAGGCCACAAACTAAAGGGTAACTGGGAATTATTAGTAGCCAAATGGCTTGATGCTAATAACATAGAGTGGGAAGGTGAAACACACCCTCAAGAGTATATTTGGAGAGAAAGTCCTCATTTATATTTCCCTGATTTTTATTTACCCGCTTATGAATGTTTTATAGAAGTTAAGGGTTATAAAACAGAAAGGGATGAATGCAAATGGGCATATTGCACTAAACCATTGTATATCATCAGAGGCGAACACATCAAACTTCTTGATACAAACACTTTTGATACTATCAAGGAGTTAATACGTTATAAGGGTCTGTAGCTTAGCGGTCTAAAGCGGAGAGCTCATAACTCTAGGATCAGGGGTTCAATTCCCCTCAGACCCACCATTTTAAAGGTGTGATATGTTTGTTATAGCAAACAGTGAAAGACAATATATTGTTAGTTTCCCAGGTGATGTCTGTTATACTTTGGATATTAATAAGGCAACACAGTTTAAAAGTTATAGAGATGCATATCGCTATCTAACAAAGTGGACATTGTTTGACTGGACCATCAAAAAATTAAAGGCGTAGATAGAGGTTTTTGTTTAGTCCGCACAGCTAAACAGCGGGTTCAACTCCCGCCCTCGCCAACCCATTAAAATCCACTCTTCGGGGTGGATTTTTTTTTTCTTAAAAAATTGATGTTTATTGAAGATTTTTGGTTTAAAGTATTCAAAATAACTTTTAATAGGAATATTGTCATGATGAATTCTGATTTAACAAAAGAAGAATTTTTTGAAATGCGTTCTGCTTTTTTACAAATGTTTGTTGGTCGCAAAAAAGAAGAAATTTTTGATATCTGTAGCGTAGGTAATGAGAAAGCATTCCGGTTCATTGAAAACGCGGTAGAACATAGCAACTATGTACATCGTTTTATTATTAATGGTGTTGTTTATATCGCGTTCTATACTGCTGATAATGCGCTATGCCCTGAGCGTTACACATTGGTCGCACCAGAATTTATTGAAACATCCATTACAGCTATATTTTAAAGGTGTTTAAAATGAAACTTAACAGATTTGCATCTATATTGAGTTCTCAATTACCTTTACGTCTATGGGATAAAACGGTTATTGATACGTCTAATATTGCCTATCCTATTTTGGATAGATATTTTATAGAAGAAAGAAATAAGGGTTCTGGTTCAAAATTTATCATCAAGTGTGGTAAAGGGCAATTCCTTGTGAAGCGACTCATGTATTCTTTTGAAATAATGAATATGTGTATCGAGCCCCGTGAGGTAGTTACACCATATGATGATCTAAAAGATAATCAACCTATGGAAAAAATGAAAAAGGAACTTAATGAGTTTCTTCTTGAGTGTATTGTTGATTTTGATCACATTGTAAAAATATCACTAAACAGCCGTTTCTATAACATTTGTGATGTCATTTACCTTGGTGTTGGTAATTCAAATGCGCCTATGATTGTTTCAACAGGTAATGTGAATTGGCTTCTTACCTATTGCAATCTAAGCGAAGCATATGTTTTTTCAAGACCTCAAGACAGACAAATAAAATTAGGTGACTAAAATGGAATTTGTAGCAAAAAGAATCAGTACTTTTGGTATGATATGTTGTGAAGAAATTCTCAATGGAGATACAGATGTATCTGAGGAGCAGATCCTAGAATTTAACAGTTTATTAGAAAGCGCTATCGAACAAAAGAAAGATTGGTTTGTTATCAATTATGAAACCCATAGAAAAGCTTTTGATTTTATGACCATTGCCTCTAATAATGGTGAATTACAAAACGGTGTTGTGAACATCAATGGTGATAAATATTTATTCTCATACCATGAATCAGGTTTTCGTTCTGCATGGTATGAGATTATAATTAAAGCTATTACAGTTTTTGAAATTAATTATGTTGAGGAACAAAATGATTGAAAAATTCATAGAACATTTAAAAACAAAACCTGATAGTGTTTCAGTAAACATGTATTCAGAACCACAGGTTTATCAATGGCTTTATAAAAAGTTTCTACAATGTAAAACCTCTATTTTTGTTCTTGATGTAGATAGCGAAAATTTTTTAGTTATAATGAACGCTGAAAGTGGTTCATTTAGTATCAAGCGCATAAATGCACTCCCACAATTTTCCTCGGAGAATATACATGATTGATCATCAATATATAAACCTTTGTCGTAAGTTGGTTCAAGAAGGTACTTGGATCCATAATGAAAGAACGGGTAAAAAATGCTTAACACTTAAAAAAGCTATTTTTGAGTACAATCCCGTTATGTCCGAAGATGGCGCTTATTTTAATAACTTACCAATGGATACAACACGTCAAAGTTTTTGGAAGTCAGCTGTAGCCGAGTTACTCGGTTATCTAAGGGGATATGATAATGCCTATGACTTTGTAGCATTAGGCACTAAAACATGGCTGGCAAACGCATCTAGTCCGTCTTGGACTAGCAACCCACACTATCGCGGCGATGGTGATATGGGTAAATGCTATGGCGTTATTGGTCATGACTTTGGTGGTGTTAATCAATTCACAAAAGTCTATGAAAATTTAAAAATGGGTATTGACGATCGTGGTGAAATCATCACTTTCTGGAAACCAGATGATTTTGACAAGGCTTGTCTACGCCCATGTATGTACCAACATCATTTTAGTTTAATTCAAAAAGATCTATCACTGATCTCATATCAACGTTCATGTGATGTCCCTCTTGGATTAAATTTCAACATGATTCAGGTGTTTGTTTTCCTTTGTTTAATGGCGCGCATCACAGGTAATAAACCTACAGAAGCAACTCATATCATTGTAAATCCTCATATTTATGAGGACCAATATGATACAATGCTTATTCAAATTCAACGTGAGCCAATGGATTTACCTATTCTATGGATTAACCCTCGCATCAAAGACTGGGATGATGTTCTCAAATGCAACACTGATGATTTTGATGTTATTTGTTATCAGAGTCACGGACCACTAAAATACCCAATGTCTGTATAAATCCAACTATATGCCTTATATGGTTAACAACGTGTAAGGCATTTTTATGGCTATTGTCGCTGGATTAGATCTATCAATAAACTCACCCGCTATCTGTGTTTGGAATACTGAACACCCACACAAGTTTGAAAACATTCGTTTCTATAATTATGGTAAAATAAAGAGATTGAACGGAACTTATGCAAAGGGTAACGTCAATATTCTTGTTCAAGAACCTTATGCTACAGAAGAAGAAAGATTTAGAAAAGTGGCAAATTGGGTAAAGGCTGTTATTGTTTCTGAGGGTGTTACAGACGTTTCACTTGAAGGTTATTCAATGGGTTCTAAAACAAATAACATTTGTCAAACTGCTGAATGCTGTAGTCTAACCAAACAGAATTTAGATTTGTTGGGTATACCATTTGAAATTATACCACCCACAACAGCTAAAAAATATTTTACTGGTGCTGGTAATGCAGAGAAACCAGAAATCATTAAAGCATTTACTGATATAATGGGTTTTGATCTAGTTAAGCATCTGGATATTCAAACGAAAGTACCAAAACCCGTTGACGATCTTGCTGATGCTTATTCAATCTTAAGAAATCACAGTATTATCAAGAAACATATGGGAGAAGCATAATGTTTTATTTAGAATATATAGACTTGTTTGTGAGGGTAGTTCTTATTATTTTAATAACTATTACTTCACAAAAAACAGTCCATAATATACTGGTTCTATACAGGGCTAACTCTGTTGAAAATGAAACAAAGTTAAAAAACAGTTTGTTCACTGTTAGTAACTTTGACACCAGTGAACTAAAAAATCACAATACATATACCAATCTAGTTAATGAAAAAATTAAGATTATACCTTATCAAATTTCTTCTTTATTAGCTATGGTATTTGTGTTTTTCTTATTGGGGTAAGTTATGTTCTATGATTATAAATGTGGTGCTTGTGGGCACATTTTTGGACGTCAATTGAGTATGGCAGATCGCAAGCAACCAGAATCAGAACCCTGTCCATCCTGTGCTGAATGTGGAACAATAACACAGGTTATTCTCTCAGCTCCTGTGAGTATGGAACCTCATTTGGTTAAGGATAAACGCCCATCAGGTTGGAAAGAAATTCTTAAAACAGCTCACAATTATGCTGGCAGACATAGCGGGATTGATTTATGAGTATTCAAAGCCATGCTGATAAAGAATATGATAAACCTATAGATATCAACACGTTTAGTGATGCGGTTCTTCTTTCACAAAAAGTTGGTAAGTATAGGGGCCAACCACTGTCACAAATTATTCTAGGATTATGTGACGATTACAAAATTGAAGTTGATAAAGTACCCGATCTTCTTAGTGTACGTGTAAAGCGCGCTCTTGAAGTAGAAGCCATTAACAATAAGATGGTTAAGGGTAAGGTCAATAAAAATAGGTTATTTTAAAATGAATGAATTCACAATACAAGAAATTGCTGCTATTTCGGTAGCTGTATTAGAAAAATTTGGTAGTGGTGCAAGTTTAAAAGATTTGAAAGATCTACCTGAAGAACACCATAGTAAGAAAGCTGAAGTAATTACATATAAACTTAATGGAGAGACAAAATCCATTAAAGTTATTAATGTGGCAGGCAATATTTATATTACACCATATAGACCACAAATAATTTTTAGTTAAAAGTGTTTTGTCAGCTGGTTTAATAACACTATATTAATCCAGCTGACAACAGCAAAAAAGAAGTAATTGATTCAACAATGTTCTCGCTAGAGAAAATAAGAGAAAGGTAATAAATATGTCACGTTTAATGGAACGCTTAAAACAAAACAGTGGTATGAATGCTCAAATGGTAGCCGCACAACGCACAGCGATGGGTGGTTTTGCAAAAGATGAGCGTATCTGGAAACATGTATTTGACGCAAAAACAAAGATCTCTTCAAATATTATCCGCTTCCTACCAACACCTGAGTGTGATTTCGTAGCACAAGAAAAAGGTGAAATTCCAGCTGATTTCCCATTGGCTCCAGTTTCTCTTGTATTGCGTCACGGATTCAAAGGTTCTGCTGGTCGTTATTATAATGCTATCAGTCCTGCAACTTGGGGTCATACTTGTCCCGTTCGTGAATATGATCGCCCTAACTGGGACCGTCAAAAAGAATTGGACGATAAAGCGTTAAAAGAAGTTTTGAAAAAGCGTATCCCATCAACAGAATATTACGCAAATATTCTTGTGATTAATGACGCACAAAACCCAGAAAACAATGGTAAAGTTTTCCTGATCAAATTTGGTAATGGACTTAAAAAAGTTCTTGACGCTGCGGGTGCTCCAAAATTCCCATCAGATCCTGTTATTGCTGATCCGTTCTGTCCATTCACTGGTGCAAACTTGGTGTATGACTTTGAAGGTGAAGAGCGTACAATTGGTGACTGGACTGGTCTAGTTGCTAAAGACTTTGGTCGTTGTAAGTGGCAACAACCATCACGTCTTGCAGAAACAGATGAAGAAATTGAGCAAATCTGTAGTAAAGCTTACTCACTATTTGATTTCGTAGATCCGCGCAAAGAAGAACCATACGATGTTCTTGAAAAACGATTCAAGGAAGCTATGGGAATTCCTGTAGATCAAGATCTCATGTCACATAAACCAATTCATGAAGATAATGGTGGTGCTGGTGTTAATGCTGCTGAAATGGCGCGTAAGGCGTTAGAAGAAGCGGAGAAAAAGGCACAAACTCCATCTTCAAATGCTGGTCAACAAAACAATGGTGGTCAAGATCAAAGCTCAAGCCAATCACAGAATAAAACTGGTGGTATGGTTGATGCTGATTTTGAAAACTTCCTTGCTGAGTTGGAAAACGGTAACTAAACTTACCTACTTGACAAAAAGCCACCGTATGGTGGCTTTTTTATTTTGGTTGCAATGAATTTTTTATCATGTTAGCTTAACTTCCGTATTAACAAACTTTGTTCTTACTTACTTATTTGAGGTTTTTATGAAAAGCAAACAAAATATTTTAGTTCTTTCACTTTGTGCTGTTTCTGCGGCTACGTTAGGGGCACAATCAAACATTGATAACGCGGTTATTATGGGTCACGTATGTAACCAAAGCGGCTACACAAATGATTGTGATGTGTCAATTGGTAAAGCCGACAACGTGGTTATCAATGCGGGTGCCAACGTTACTATCAACGGCGAAGCATACGATGATACGGAATTGCGCGAGCGTGTTTACGCTAACGAAAAAACCATCTCCGAAGAAGGCCAGATCCGCCATAAAAGTGACAAACGTCTACTTGAAGGCATTAACATTGCCCGTGAAGAGTCAGCTGCGCATGACAAAATTCAAGACAGTAAAATTACTGCACTTGAAAACGGTAAGGCTGACAAAAAATCAGTATCCGATCTTAACAAGCGTGTTGATGCCACGAACGCTCATCTCGGTGCAGTTAGTAAGACAGTGAGCACAGTCAACAAGCGCGTTGATGAACTTAGTGAGTTTACCAACGATGTGAGTGATCGCGTGGTTGCTACTAACGAACGCATTACCGAAGCAAAGAAAGAACAAGCCGTGGTAAACGCCGATCTTAAGAAAGAAACCCAGCGCGTGGAAAACGAAAGTAAGAATCGCGATGAGTTTCTGGGTAGCAAAATCAATCAAGTTAATTCTGAAAGCGTAGCGCGTGATCAAGCACAAGATATTCGCTTTAAAGAGTTTGAAATCACACAAGCGGCTATTGATGCGGGTCAGTTTGTGCAGTTGGATCAACTGCGCATGGATGGCAAAGTGATGAACGATCGTATCACGGCTAACGGCTTCCGTATTGATGCACTTGAACTACGCATGGACGGAGCTGAACAAAAGATCAATTGGCTTGAACAAGAAGCTAAGAATATTCGTGGTTTAGTTGCGGGTGTAGCTGCATTTGCCGCTATCCCTGAGACTGACTTCAACAGCTTTGGCTTTGGATTTGCCTCTGATATGTACGGCAATGCATCATTCGCAATGGGTGGTACTAACATTCTATACTACAGTGAAGATTGGTACGTGCTACTGAAATACGGTATCACCGGACAACCAGAAAAGTTTAAAGAAACTGGTATGGTTATGACTGGTGTTGCGGTTGCATACTAAAATAATTCAAAATATTTTTCAAAAGGGGCTTGCAACAGCCCATTTTTCAATTTACTATTAACTCAACTTAAGGCAAACACTAAAGGAAAGCCAAAATGTCATACTCAAATTACGTTATCAATATTAGTCCTGACAAAAAAATCATTGTTGTTTATTCAAGTTCAGCACAAGATCACATTGTTGATGTTTTTAGCGTTGACATGCTATCACGCTATCCAAATTCTAGTAAAAAGGTTGTAGCCCATGCTAAACATTGCTACCCAGAAGCAACCGTACACCCAGAACTTAAAGCTTGGGTAAAAGCACAACAAAAATAATTCAAAAAGGGGACTTTATTAAAGTCCCCTTTTTCATTAGATAAAACCATCTATTAATCTATCACTCAGCTCTGATAAACTTTGTCTATCAACTGAGTTTGCTATGCTTGGTATAACATCAGCTTTGAACCCTGAGATAATACCCTCAATGTCTGATGCACCTACACCGATACTACCGTTTATTGCGTCAGAGAGCACATTGTAAGCGTCTTGTGCCTGCTTAGTTGAGAATGTACCATTCTTTACATCAAGCATCACCTCGCGCGCTCTATATGCTGCTGACTCCAGATCACCCTTCATTAGATCTTCACCTAGCTTATACAAACTAGAATTCTGCAAGAAATTATTTGTCGAAGCTTGTGTGTCGTCATCAAATCGCTTATATGTGAATGATAGTGAGTAGGTTTGAGGCATTGTTTGAACACGTTTTTCTAAATTTAGTTTTGAAAAAGTGCTAGGCCATGCTTCTAGATATCTTACGGTGTATGTTGGATAACCATCTAAGCCTAGTGCTGATACTTCTATATCAACAACGTAATCATCATAGTATGCAACCTTTTTATTTCTTCTATCAACAATGAAATCTCTCCATGCATCAAGTATTTTCTTTTCGTATGCGTCAGCACTGATCATAAATGAAAAAGAGGCTTTGTCTTTAGAGCTACCGGTTGCAATAGTTATCTTATGGCCGTTTTGCATACCACTTGACGTTTCTATGTTTAGTCCCGGGAATTCGGCACTTGAACACATTATTTGAAGACCGCGCTCTGATGTTGCTTTACCACCTGTAAGAATGGTTGCTATTCTAAAACCTTTTTTGAATAGTTGTTCCATATCGTCTTCTTCAACGTTGTTACCATCCAACATTGCTTGAACTTTTGTTGGTAATGGTATAGTCACAAGAAAACGGTTATTAAACATGAACCCATGGCGTCTAGCATGAGCAGCAAATTTTTGGAAGTCCATGTTAACCTCTTACTAGATAGGACTGGAATGATCATATTTAGGGGATTTCAAATGGCTAAGCCTATTCCAAATGAATTATTGAATAAACGTGAGTATGATTACCCAGAGTTAATCAAGCGTTACATTGCAAAATATAGGGACATAAAAGGTCCTAATGCGAAACGCAATAATAAAGATTCAAACGCATGGTTCATGAGAAGGGTTTCAAAAGACTTTAATTTGAAGTCTGAAACTGTTCATAGGGAACTTGCAACCTTTATGAGTAGGGTTGAAACTGATAAAGGTATCATAGGTCGTCTATTTTTATTTCGTTATAACGCCAAACATAAAGAAACATTACCCGTATGGGATGAATGGCCGTTAACTTTTTTCTTTAGTGCGTTTAGAGGTGACGGTGTTAAATTTGGTGAAAAAGGTGTTCTTTATTTGCGTGGTATTAATCTTCATTATTTACCACCAAAATATAGACTAAGATTGTTTATGTCACTTGTTAAATTGAAAAATGACTCAACACTTCGCAGAAAAACAAGATTAAGAATGACTTGGGAAATTCTTAAAAGTTTAGATCAAGGTCCTTTAGCTGAGCATTGTGTTAAGACCTATCGCGCGGATCATGTTATGTCACGACTAGCAGAAGTTCATCCAGATACATGGGAAATTGTAATTGGAATGAACGTTGCACGTTGGCATAATGGTGGTAAAGGTGTTGCTTGGAAGGGTTATTAATATTTTATCACTGAATTTTCTTACTATATGATCCGTAATTATGGGTTATTTGTGGGGAATCACAGTGAAAAAATCAATATGGGTAAAAGTTCAAGACCAAGCTGCATTAGATGTGTTATCTGAACATTTTAAAGTAAAGTTGACAGAATGGTCTTATAAACTTTTTTTATCACCTTCAGGTATCAAGGTTGAGAATAAACAAATTAAGAAAACTCAACCCAAAATGACTTTTCTTAAGCCATGTCCTAAACTCACTTTGAGTAAAACTACCAAATTACATTGGGCAGGGATGCCAGAGCATACATACGGTGAGGAACCTGATTTTACTCAAATTGAGATCGTATATGATGATAAGAATTATGATTACGATTACTTCTCATCGCTTCTAGACCAACCTGTTACAGATAGCGTAGTAACTTATCGTTACCCAACTGTCGACCGTGATATTAGCTCCTATCGCGTTGTAGGTGGTCCACGCCAAGGACAATTCCCAATTTATGTGATTAGTAAAGGTCGTAGTGATTGCTGCGCTACTTCTAAATTCTTAACTCTTATGGAAGTCTATCACAGTGTTGTTGTGGAGCCTCAAGAATATGATTTGTATGTTGAGCGTGTCCAAAGTGAGTACGCCACGATCATCCAACTTGACATGACTTATAAAGAAAATTATGACGCTTGTGACGATCTTGGGAATAGTATCCCTAAAGGTTCTGGCGGTGCTCGTAATTTCTGTTGGGATCATTCAATTAAAAATGGATATGCTTGGCATTGGCTAATGGATGACAATACAACCACGGGATTTTTCTGGCGTTTGAACCACTTTAAATACAAGGTGAGAACTGGCGCATTTTTCAAGGCTTTGGAAGATTGGGTTCTTCGTTATGAAAATATTGGAATTGCTGGTTTGCATTATGCTTGTTTCCGTGTAGCTGGTCAAGCTGCACCACCATACACACCAAATACCCGCATTTATTCATATTTGCTCATACGCAATGACATCCCATTCCGTTGGCGCGGTCGTTATAATGAAGATACCATTCTAAGTTTGGATGTTCTTAAAGCTGGGTGGTGTACAGTACAATTTAACACGTTTCTAGCGGGTAAGGCAGCGACACAAACAGTAAAAGGTGGTAACACTGACGATCTGTATAAACCTAATGGCACACTCCCTAAATCGGAGATGTTAGTGCGATTACATCCAGACGTTTCAGAAGTTAAATGGCGTTTTAATCGCTGGCATCATATTGTTGATTATTCAGTGTTTAAGAATGAATTAAAATACAAACCTGAATTTGAACACTTGCACGGTAAAGACGATCTTGATAATTATGGTATGGTTATCATAAACACAGAAGAAACAGAAAATACTGATTCAAGATCTTACCTAGAAGAAAAATACTTAGGAAAGAAAAATGAAGCATAGATTTGAAATTAAGGTAAAAGACGAACAAGGTCTTATTAAACTTTGTGATAAATTGGGGGTTAAGTTTAACCCCCATATCAAAACAATCTACATACCATCTTTAAAAATTGACACTTATCCCAAAAAAGGTAAGCCTGTATTCACGTTTATTACACCTAAAGATCCAGAACTTTCAATAGCAGAACAAAGAAAACCTTTCTGGTCTAATATGCCTGAGCATACATATGGTGAGGAACCATCGTTTACTACAATCTACATTGATTTTGATGATACAAAGTATTCACTTGATGATTTTTCTAATCTGATAGAACAAAATCTCACTAAAAATAGAAATATGTACAGATACCCTTATAAGGATAACATGATACGTCTAAACAGGATAGTAGGTGGTCCACGTCAAGGTGAATGTCCTGTATATGTGATTAGTAAAGGTCGTAGTGATTGTTGTGGTACGTCTAAACATTTAAGTGATATGGAAGTTTATCATTACGTTGTTGTTGAACCAACCGAATATCAACTTTACAAGGAAAGAGTTGAAACGGAATTTGCAACAATAATTCAACTTGATATGACTTATAAAGAAAATTATGACGCTTGTGATGAACTAGGAAACACTATTCCTAAAGGTTCTGGCGGTGCTCGTAATTTTTGTTGGGATCATTCAATTGCACTTGGTGCCAAATGGCATTGGTTATTTGATGATAATACCATACGTGGTTTCTTTTGGTTAAAGAATAATGCGCGCTATAAACTCAAGACAGGTGCTTTCTTAAGAGCTATTGAGGATTGGGTTAATAGATATGAAAATATTGGTATGGCTGGGTTGAACTATTATTTCTTTAGGGCACCATCTAGTGCAAATTCACCATATATTCAAAACACTAGAATCTATTCATATCTTCTTATTCGTAATGATTTACCATTCCGTTGGCGTGGTCGTTATAATGAAGATACCATTCTAAGTTTGGATGTTCTTAAAGCTGGATGGTGTACAACTTTAATCAATACATTCCTTGCAGATAAAGCATGTACACAGACGGTGAAAGGTGGTAACACCGATGATCTGTATAAGCCTAATGGAACACTTCCTAAGTCTGAAATGCTAGAGAGACTGCATCCAGACGTTTCTAAAGTGCTTTGGAAGTACAATAGGTGGCATCATCATGTTGACTATACGGGTTTTACACAAGAACTCAAATATAAACCTGAGTTTGAGTTTATGCATGGTAGTGAATCAAATGATGATTATGGTATGGAAATGATTGAAGTACCAGAAGAACTTGAAAAAGATTGTAGAAGCTACCTTGAAGAAAATTTTTTGAAAAAGTAGTTTACAACTGAAAAAAGTCATTGTAATGTGGACCTATCAAGTAACTGTTAGGTCCATAAACTTTGAAAGGTAACAAAATGCATCATAGTCAACGCCGTAACAAAGAACGTCAATTTGAATCAGATATGGTTGATAGCTATCAACCACGCAAAACGTATGTTCAGCGCGAACAGCGTCAATTTAAGGTTAAACCACAAGAGCCTGAGATGTCAACTTTTGAAAAGTTGCCAACCGGATCAAAAATTCTTGTTGCTATTATGTCACGTATTATGACAACTGCACAAAACACACAAGATTTAATGACTCGATTCCCAGCGTTACGTCCGATCTATTACAAAATGAAGCCTACTGTCACATTAGGTGATAAACCATCATTTGATTTGTTGGAGCAGTACGCTGAGCAAGTGGAAGATCGCTTCAAAAAGATGCAAATGAGTCTAAGTTAATCAAAACTTAATTAAGAAAGAGGCTTGTAAAAGCCTCTTTTTCATTTTATTATGAAGTTAATCTAATAACGAGGTTAATAACATGAAAACAAATTATCAAATAGGTGTTGAAGCTTTTATAAACGGTTGCAAGCGTTCTTTCGCACTTGATGTGAATATGAGTGATAAACTGTTTGGTAGAGAAGTTGGAGATCCTGTCAATATTGAAACAATGAATGAATGGTATAGAGGGTGGGATGCGGCACATGAAGCTGCTATGCGCGGGCAATTCCCTGATATCTATGCTTTGTTACCAATTGATGTTAATGAAAAATATTTAAAAGAAAACTTCAAGGATTTATACAAGTTGGCATATGAAAAATGGCGCAATTAAGCGCCATTTTTAATTATGTTTTAAAGATTACCAAAATCTTTTTCAAGTAGATCCAGTGATGCCCTAACAACACCTTTGAAGATGTAATCCTTAGCCTTTTGCAGTGTTGGTAGTTCTTCATAAGGTACACAACATGGATGAGTTTTAGCTTCTGGATCTTTGACTTCACCATACACCCACCCGTCAGCGATCTTTTCTTTCAACCAGTTTTCATGAGAAGCTGAAGGCTGTGCATCAGGATTTTCAAACGTGAAGTAGACACCATTAATAGCTGAATCTCGCTGCCACTGAGGGGCTTCACCCCAATCAGGTTGACTGTGATCACCCATTGCGTGGCAAAACGCTTTATTGGTTTGGTGAGCTATTTCGGCTATTCGGCTCGCTTCAGCAAAGTCTAAATTATAGCTGTATTTCATAGTTTTTACCTATGTTGTTTAGGTTAATATTGTAGGTGAAATGTGTTGTATTATCCATTTCTATAACGTCAGTTACCGTGTTATCCAAGAAGTTTTTGTATGTGATATTCTTCTTAGCTTTTACATCATGCATTGCTTGTGAGGTAGCAGCAACTAAACATAACTCAACTCCCCAAGGCAGTATAAAACGTCTTTCCTCAGTGTTATGTGCTGAGTATGGTCTATCAACACCTTCCAAAGTTGGAAGATAGGTAGATAGAACATTCCTTATTTGACGACGTAAAATTGAACAATAATGCAGGTTGTAGCAAATTAGATGAACCTTTTGTCCTGCTTTTGCTTCACTTGCTGCCACAATGGTATTCAATACAGTCCGCATCGTTCTACCAGTACAACGATTTTCAATATTCATTTAATCTCACCTTTCACTAGTTTTGTCATCAAATTATTGACCCCAAATATTTCTTCAGAGCCAAACGCTATCAGTGGAAGTGCACGTCCCACTAATCCAGTACCTTGAGTTGATTCTAAATCAACACCAAGTTTTAATTCTTTAAATTGGATATTTCTTTGTGTCAACATGTTTTTAACAGAAACACAATTAACACAATTTTCACTGGAAACTATAGTTAATTGAGGTTTATCTTCATTGAAATTTGTTTCTAAATTAAACATTTTGATTCCTAATAATTGATGATTAGAACATTATTTTAAAGCTAATCTAATTAGTGACAGTAATAAAAAAGGTGGTCAAAAATAACCACCTTTCAATTAAACATTAATCAAACAAATGAAGTGATAACCCCAACAAGACTAATAAAACTGATCAATTTTATCATAAATGTTGGATCTTGTGGTATATCACTCTCAACTAGAACCAGTTTGCCCTTTTTGTTTTTTTCAATACAAATATTAGGTGTTATGAACATATTCTACCTCTTATCAGCTGTAGCTGTAGATCTAATAAGATATCTATACTTATCAGCCAAGACCTTTCTAGCTTTTGTTAATGATCCGCCTAGGGCACCTAGTAAGTAGGCGTCGTTCTCTGCTTCTTGTAGAGCTATTTGTTTATGACCTGATGTTATCCAGTCATTGGTCCACGGAAGTGGGTTCTGGCTCGGTGACGGAAGCGGATATTGGTAACCTATAGCATTTAGTCGAGCGTTTGCAATCCAATCAATGTAATCACAACAGATTTCATAATTAAGACCAAGCATGTCACCATATTTGAAAAGATATTCAGCCCATTCCTTTTCCTGTTGAACCACATCCATAAAGAGCATGATCATTTCTAATTCAAGTTCTTTCTTAATAGCAACAAAATCAGGATCTTCTTGTGTGATTTTGTTGATATGGAGTTGTGTGTATGCAAGATGCATGTTTTCATCGCGACAAATTAGTTTGATGATTTTTGCATTACCTTCCATCTTTTCTTTCATTTGCATAAACGCCCAGGAACACGCAAATGAAACATAGAAGCGAACACCTTCAAGAGCGTTCACAGCAAACAGCGCACGCCAGAAAGCCTTTTTATGTTCATAAAGACTGTATTCCTTATCAACAGCTTCTTTAACACTATCAGAGACATAGGGGTCATGTATAATTGCCATCATACTATTATACGAAGCCAATGAGTCATAATATTTATTAATTTGCTCTGCAAGTGAGACGATTTGAGCGTTTTCTAATACACTATCAAACACAACACTAGGGTCAGCCAAAACGTTGCGTATAATATGGGTATAAGAACGAGAATGAATTGACTCTTGAAATGTCCAGTTAGTGATCGCGTTTTCGTTTTCAGGTGTTGAAGCAAGAGGACCAAATATTTGCGAAGGCGCTTGCCCCTGAATTGAATCAAGCAGGATTTGTCTTTTTAAATTACTCAAAAAGATATGCTGTTCGTTAGCGGGTAAACTTTCAAAGTCTGATTTATCCTTTGTGATGTCTACTTCTTCTGGACGCCAAAAGAAACTCAAACCTTTATTATTCCATTTTTCAATTCGGTCATGACGAACAACATCATAACGCTGTATTTCAACAGAACCATCAAACCAAGCTAGTTTTTCAGTATGTTTCATTTTTAATTCCTCTAGGTGGGGTTTTCACCCCCACCTTATCTAATTTAGATTACACAAGATTCACAAACAGAATCATCAGGTTCTTGAGGTTTTGCTTTTACAACCACGTCCTTTTCTTCACCCGCACCATCTTTTAACTTAGAATAATAGAGTGTTTTACCACCTTTAGTATAGAAGTCAATAATGTCTTCTAGAACTAACTCGGCTGGAAGCTTACCATCTTCAAATTGATCTGGATCGTATGTTGTATTAGATGAAATAGATTGATCAACCCAACGTTGAATAACTGCCATAACGTTAAGATAATCGCGCGTTTTGGTAGACCAAGCAAAGTTATAGTTATCAATAAGATGTGGATTAGGGATAATTTGTTTGAATAGACCAGATTTTGAAGCTTTAATGGTTACTGGCTCCATAGGTGGTTCAATACCATTTGTCGCGTTCAATACTTGTGAAGAACTTTCTGTTGGTGCCACAGCCATTAGGGTTGCATTTGCAATTCCATGATTAAGTAATTCCTCACGTAATTCATCCCATTTTTCTTCCAAATGGCGTGAATAACTAACCAATTGGTAAACTCCTGGGTGAGCTTTTTCATGTGGGAATACGCCTTTACCATAACAAGTGTCCTTCCAACGCCCACAAGGATTAAACTCTTTTGCAAAATCAACAGACGCTTTTGTTAGAGCATATGCTAATTCTTCAAAATATTGGTTTGTGTATTTTAGTGAGTTTTCATCACCGTATTTAAAACCTAGTTCTGCTAGAGCGGCAGCATAGTTAACAACACCAACGCCCAATGTTGCAAAATCTTCGGTTGCTAATTTTGCTTGAATCATAGGATATTCTTGGTAACGCAACAGACCATTAAGCGCCCACACCAAGCATTCAGCAACTTCCAATTTTTCTTCAAATGATTTCACTTCCAACATATTAACTGATGAAAGAGTACATAGAGCAATACGACCATTTTCATCATACTGATCTTCAAATTGACGAACAGGTAGGGCGATCTCTAAACAGAGGTTACTCATTGTCAATGGATCAATATATTTGTTGAAAGGGCCTTGTTCATTCATATTGTCAACAAAAGCAATATAAATACGACCGGTTTCTGAACGTTGTTGGATAAGTTTATTTAACACTTCTTCAGCAGTTAATTTCTTACCACGAATTAAACCCGCTTCAGCCTTTTTACAATAATGTGCATAAAGTTCTTGGAATACACCTTGATCATCAAAGAATGCTTTGTATAGGTCAGGAGTATCAGAAGGGTCCAACAACCAAACGTCTTCATTTTCAAAATAGCGACGGAACAACTCACCATTTATTTGAATACCGTAATCACAACGGCGTTCACGGTTCTCTTCAACACCACGGTTATTTTTAAGAACAACAATATCATCAAATTGATAATGCCACCAAGCATAATACATGGTAGCTGAACCGCCACGAATACCACCTTGCGAACATGATTTAACAGCGGCAACATGATATTTTAGGAATGGGATTACACCAGTATGGGTCATTTCACCTTTACGAATAGGCGCACCCTCAGAACGGATCATTGATTGATCTACGCCGATGCCCGCTTTCTTACTAATGTATTTTGTGATCGCTGTAGCTGTAGCGTTGATAGAATCTAACGTATCACCACACTTGATTAAGACGCAAGAACTGAACTGTCTGGTAGGTGTTCTAGCGGCGGACATAATGGGTGTTGGTAAACTAAACTTGAATGTTGTTGCATTGTTATAGAAACTGATGATGTTTTTAACACGTTTTCTAGAACTAGGGAAAACAGAAAACAACGTCATCGCAATGAGCATATACATTATTTGAGGTGATTCATAAAACGCTCTATCACCTTTTGTTCTGTTTCGTAATAAGTATTTATCACCTAATTGCCCCATGGCTGCAGCCGTAAACGTATTATCACGTTCATGATCTAATACATCATTAAATATATCCATTTCACTAGCAGTGTAGTTTTCTAAAAGGGTTTTATCATAATACCCTTTATCGACACCTACTTGAATACAATCAATGAGGTGAGGTACATTATAAGAACCATATGCTCGTTTTCTAATGTCATAGACATTTAGACGGGCACAAACGTAACTCCAGTCGGGTGCATCAATACTGATGAGATCTGCTGCGGTTTTAATAAGGGTTGATTGAACATGTTCCGTGGTAACACCATCAACAAAAAGAATTTTAGCTTTGCTAATCAGTTCAGAAGCAGAAACATTTTTTAACCCTTTACAGGCATTAATCACAACAGAATTTATTTTTGAAAAATCTATTGGTGATCGCGTTCCGTCTCTTTTAATAACAGTTATAGTTGACATGATGATTGACTCCTCCACACTTGGGTTGATAATTAGTGTGTCTCCAGAGCAAATCATACTATATGTTGTGTGTTAGGAAATAAGGTTTATTGGTTTCCAAACTAGAAAGTGTTCAGTTTCTTCTACCGCGACAAACCCCAAACCACGTAAAATATCCTGAACTTCTCTTTCACCAATGTTGTATGGTCTATTGGTATGCTCTCTATTGTCTGTAAGAGCCGTACCACCTGCGCGTCTTAATGCTTCGAGCATATTAACTATAGCTTTAGGTGATACACGACCTGTACGCTGACCCTCGGCAGAAACAAACGCAATATCATCACTAGTGTATTTAAGCATGTTTGCGCGATCACCCCAAGCTAGAGAATAAGCATGGGTTGATGATTTTGGTGAACCTATACCAATGAAGCAAGTTGCATTATCAGATTTGATTTGATCTTTGACAACATATTTTGTTGTTTTGTGTAATAATACTCTTTTCATAGTAAATTCTCTAGTGGGTATTCATCATGTTCAGGGTCACGTAATTTCCTACCAATAACCACATCAGTTTTATCGGTTTTTGCTGCTAGTGCTAGTAAGTGACCTAAACCATCTAAAGCAGCCTTCATTGTATCACGAAGACCCAAATAAACAATCATCTCGACCCAAACCTCAAAATCTATTGATAAAGTTAGTTTGTCAATAACATTGAGTAATATCTCAGGATCTTTGATTGAGCTAGGCTCACGCATATGGGTTAACCTAAGAGAACCATCGTCTAGAAACTGCACACCAGCGACAGAAGCGTTAATTAATGGCGCAAAGCCCTTACCCATCATATTAACAGAAACAAACCCTAAACTCTGTTTAAGAAGCGTTTGGGCTTCGGGTATAGTTTTGTGTGTAGCGGTCAATAGGATAGCTAACTCTCTATCAGTTAAACAATGTGTATCCAATACGACAATAGTTTCTTCAACTTCCATAAAACATCCCATGAAATAAGGGTTATTATAATTTGAATATTGTTAAAGAAAAAAGCCCCTTGATGGGGCTTCTCTTATTATCAATTATTTTAGAAGTTTTTTGGCTTCCTTGGCTGCGGCTAGCAACTCATTGTAGTCATTAACGTCTTTCTTAAAATTATTGCCATTACCACCAAATTTAAATATCCAAGAACCGTTGGATTGTTTAGTGTATTCTATCCAGTATTTATTATGATCACCTTCAAAATCAACGTGGATTGCAGTACCACCGGATGTTTGCTGTATCTTACGTTTTGGGAATTTTGCTGCAACCAACACCTTATTTAATGCATTTTTAGTGTTAAATGGTTCAACACCTTCACCAACTTGACCTACACCTTCACCGTCAGTTCTCTGAACACCACTAAAACTTCTTTCAGCTTCAATCAGACTTGGATCCCAATCATCAGAGATTCTGCCTTCCAACAACCACTGTTCATAGTGAAGCGCAATATGATCAAAGAATTCTTCGAAGTCATAAAAATCATCTTCAAAATCAACATAATCACGCCAAGATCCATAATGTTTGTGATGCCCCTCAACAGTTATTGTATAACCACCGTCTTCACCGACATACACTTCAAAAACGCATGGGTTTTCACAGTAGTAGTTGAATACAATGCCTGAGTTAGGAACCACATTAGGAACAGTAAATCCTTCTAGCCCTACCATACTCAAGCGCATTTCTTCTAAACATTGTTTTACATTGAACATTTTTATCACCTATTTTTTCATATAACCGACAATAAAATTTGGTGGTACAACAGCATCTACACGGATCTCAGCAAACTGATAGTATTGTTGATCCGAGCCTTCATACTGTTCATATAGGTCTTTACTGCGCATCCGTTTGTATGCGTCACCTATATTTCCACCCAATTTTGGTTCCATATGTTTTTTAACCCATTCATTAGGTATGGTAAACTTGATAACAACACGCTCATCAACTTTTGTGGTTGTTGCACTTGCACCAATTTGTCTAAATTTATGCTCACCACCACTACCACTCATTGCCGCGTAAGCGTTCGCAGTATAAGGTTCCAAAGCAAGTGAAATCATCCCAGTATCAGGATCCTTTCGTGTAAGACCATTGTCAAGAACTGATTGAAGATTGTTTTCGTGAGTACCATGGTAAAAGATAATTGGATCAAGATCTTCCCACCATCCAACCTTGGGATTTGCATCCCAAGGCAGAAGAAGGTCCAAGGCACTCTTACCTACTTTTTTACTTCATCGTCTAATCCTGAAATCTCTCTGTATTCATTTAAACGGTCTACAGCATAAGTCCCCACTTCATCACTTTCAAACCAAAGAGTCTTGTATTCATCCACACCAAAGATTTCTTTAGCTTCTTCTGAGATCGGATGAACATAGAGACGAGCAGGTGAGCCACTACGGAATTTAACTTTGAAGCGGAACACATTTTCTTGATAACCATCAGGGAGAATTCTGTTAGACTCACTTTCAGATAAACTAATATCATTAGCCAGTCTAGTCATGTACTCATTGAGAGCGTCAGAAATTTCAAGAATATTATTATCCTTATTTAATTTCAAGCTATCTTGGAACATACCTGAATATTCTACTTTATGTGCCTCAAGATCAACTTTGAAATAATTGTTAAGACTTAACTCAATATGGATAGTGTTACCACTATGGAATACAGTATTATTTCTGTCAAGAACGGTAACACCTGCAACTCCCAAGATACGTTCATAAATTATGTTGGTCAGGGTTCTAAAGTCCCAACCTTTCATGGTTGCAACACCCAAGGCACCTTCTACCGTACTTCCGTTAGCAACTAATTCATTTAGAAGTTTTTGAAAGGTTTCAATATTACCATCAAAGTTATATTCAATAACATTTGTTTGGTTTCGATCAAAAGTAGAATTTTGTTGTTCTGCATTTACAATATTTTTCCAATTCTTTTTGATTGTGTTTGCAGTAGTATCATCAGCATTTTCAGCTTGATATAAAACAGTCCCTTTAGATCTACTATAGACTTTGATCTTTGTATTTTCTAAATCACTATAATCAACATCAACAGCAATATCATCTTCAACTGTGTAAAGAGTACTCAAACCATCTACTTCGTAAGACTTAACGTTTCTCAAAACAAGACGGTGTTCTGCCATTCTGGTTGTAAATTTTTGATAATCAGGTCTAACTTGATTTTTAGTCTTTAGTAAGTTTTTCCATTTAGTAGACAGCGCATCAATAATTTTTGATACAGGTTGTTCTGCAGTATTTTTACGCTCAAACAATACTTCACCCGTTGATGGGTTGAAAACAAAAATAGAAGTAAGTCTCATCATTGGGTCGTTTACAACAATTTTTAAATCAGGATCAGTTGTATTGAAGACTGTTTTCTTATTATTTCCAGTTTTTTCAGATTGAATACCAGTTACAAATTCTAATTGTCCTACAGCATCCAAACATCTTTGATAATCAGTTTTTTGATTATCAATACCTTTTGATAGGTAATCCAAGATATGGGTTTCAAGAACAGACGCGAGGTCTTTTTCTGACATACCAATTATGTTCACGGGGTGTTGTATCAATACAGCACCACGTTTCAAAACCTTAAAACTGGTACCATTTGGATCTCTTTCATCAACAACAAAATGGAAAGACATTCCATTCTTAGTGAATCTAAAACCCATCACATCCATGTCTTCATCGTTAAACGCAGACGTTATAATGTCATCTTTCTCAAGACTGAAAGAACTACTTAAAGCGGTATAAAATGCGTTCTTAATTTGCCAATCAACCAATTTATTTCTGTTTTGATTATAAATTTGTTCAGGGTTAGGAGTAGGTTCTTCTGACTGCATATTAACCAACTCAACTTTTCTTATTCTACCTATAAGAAGTGTTAAGTTTGCATTGATCATTGACCAAGAAGATTCAAATTTATCATTTAATACAGGCACTACCATATAAACTTTTTCTTTGGTAGCTTTCACAGTAATTACTGAGCGTATATCATCTGTTTTAACATAAACAGATTCTTTACCCATTATACTTCTTTGAATATCTATTTCATACCCATCACCCTTTAGATTAGCATATAGTTTTTCAACAACTTCATCAGGTGATAGATATGTATTGTCATTGGTTTGTTGGGTAGGAGTAGAAGTAGATTCTTCATCACCAAGAACTTGATCTGGGAACATACCAGAAACCAATTCACCATTAAATACTTCAGCTGGATTTTTACCCTTGCGCACAGTCCACAAATAAAAACCTTTTTCATCAAGCTTCAATTTTGTGTCCACTAGAGCTAACTTAGAACGAAGTTTTGCATTTCGTTTAAATAGAAGTTTCATAAACTCATCTAAACGATTACCTGCAATAGCAGGAATAAAGATAGCAAAACCTTCAATTTTCATACCCATAGGGGTGATCAAAAACTCTTCAACCGCTGCGGTCAAAGTAGCAATAACGCGCAGTGGATTTTTAAATTTTTTGATTACATTGCGTGTTGTGTTGCTAGTGCCTACGCGCTCACCAATAAGAATACGACGAACGTTTTTACCCATACCTGCAGAAGCAGCAAACATGATGCGGTATTCTTTATCTTCACCTTCTTCTTGGAAAGTAAAAAACACCTCAGTGGCGTTTTTCTTACCAAAGGTGTATTCATAAGGTGGTTGGTTGAAAGCTTCGTTAAATTGTTCATTTTCAGTTACTAAATTTTTGAATAGTCCCATTTTGGAATCCTCAATTATGTTATTTGAGTTATTTAGTAATTACATTATTAGAGTAATAACACTCAGGTGTGATAAAACAACGAGAACACCAGCAAATAAAGAAGAAACTTTGATCATATCAACAAAGTTTGTATCAGTGAATGGTTTAATGATAATAGGCGTAACAAAAACCACAAATGGGACTAACCAAAACATTTGAAAATATTCTAAAATTGACATAATTTTAACCTCAAAAAAAGGGGAATAAACCCCCTTTGTTATTGACCTAATTCAGTTGCTTTGGTAATATCTTGCAACCAATTACCTTCACTAAACCACGCATCAACTTTATCTAACACTATGGCAGTGACCTTAATCTTGCCGTTCCACATGTACTGAAACTGCATTTCTTCACCAGTTGTTAGTTCAGCAACCCACATTTGGTTAACCTCGTCTTCAAACAGATTATCAACTTGTGGGTATTCACGCAGTTGCTCCAAGTATTTTTCAAAATCAATCATTTTTAATCTACCTTACGAAGTGATTTGTCAGAAAACATTTCATAAACTGTACCGTTTGTATCAGTAACCAGTTTACATTGAATTCCACTAAAATTACTAACTGTTTTTGTTTTTGAAACAGAAGCAACTTCACCAACAACAGTTGATCCAATATGGAATTGAACGTGTTCAGGTTTAACAACAAACAGAGTTCCACGAGTATTGCATTTGATGATTTTGTGAGCTGGTTTTTTCATTTTGGCTTTCCTTTAGTGTTTGCCGTGTTTATGAAGTAATAGTAAATTGAAAAAGGGGCTGTGACAAGCCCCTTTTTGAAAAATATTTTGAAATATTTTATAGAACGGTGGTAAACCCATCACGTAGACTGTACTTAACTTGGTGATCAAAGAACTCAACGAACTCCTCATTACGTTGTGTGATAATGAAAAGATTGTTTTGGTGGAACTTGTTTTTGATCATAGCTACGGCTTCTGTAACACCTATTCCAGACAGTGATTCTAGTATCTCATCCATGATTAGTATGTTACATTGGAATGAAGCTTTCAAGTTAGCCACATCGCGTAGAGCAAACACAATCGCTAGGTCAACACGCGCTCTTTGACCACTAGACAAACTAAACAAAGTTTGTCCATTACGATCATGTGTTTTCATACTCGGTTCAAATGTTTCATCCAACTCAAGAGCAAGATTAATGTTCATGCCGCTTAGATATTCATTAATTTTCGCGTTTAAGAAAGGTAGATACATACGCACAACGTCAGCCTTACCCTCTTTTTCACCTAGCATATCGATGATAAAGTCATATTCATTTAGATCTTTATCAACATTATTATAGGTTTCGTTTAATCTCTCCAACTCTGCTTCTGCTGCACCAACATTCATAAACATGTTATTTTTATCCGCAGCTAATTGATTTACTTCATCTTCACGACGTTTGATGTTTGCTTGGTGGCTTTCATTGATAGCTATAATACTGGCTTCGGCCGCTTGAATTGAGGCCTTAATTGTCTCAATTTGTTTAGGTGCATTTTCCAATGCTAGATCGCGCTCACGCTCAAGTTTTTGAATACTTAACTTAATCGAGTTAGCTTCGTTGTCTTGGGATAGTTTGTTTTGTTTTTTTATTTGTTCGTTGTCCTTAGGACAATGCTCTAAATCGGCTTCAGCCCGCTGTAATGTTGCTGATTTGCGGCTTTTTTCGGCTTGTAGATTGTTTAGTTCATTTAACAGTGTGCGCGTTTTAGCCTGTGCTTGGGTAAGCTCGGTTCTAACGGCTTCTACAGCTACTAGGACAGCTTGAACTTCCTCTTGCTGTTTTGCTATAGCTGCATCAAGCCTTTCCTTGTGCTCTGTTGATAGCTGAATCTTGGGTAGTGTTTCTGCTTCAACAGCCTGCATTTTGTCAGCGCTAATACATTGCTCACAAGTAGGACATTCACCAAGTGTTTGGAATTTAACAAGACGCTCTTTAGCATTTTGTAATTCAAACTCAATCTTAGGTTGGAATGACTTAGTTTTATTAAGTTTTTCCTTAACTTCTTCGAGTTTTGATTGAACTTCAGTTAAACGATTAGTGATAAGAGTTTCAGTTTCGCGAGATGAATACAACTCATTTTCTTTATCATCTACCATTAAACTAACATTGTCAAAATCCATTTTAGCTGATTTTACTTGTGATTCCAAATTTTTACGTTTTTCATCCAATAACTGAATTTCTTCATCCAATGCTTTACTAAAGCGATCGTTAATCAGATTTAATTCATCATTGAGATCATCAATTTGTTTTTGGATGCGCTTATATTTTTCGTTTGCTTCTGGATTGCTCTCTAACATCAACATTTCAATTGATCTGTTATGTTCCGCAATCTTGTCTTCTAAAGCGTTTACACTTGCTTTATGACGTAGAACTTCATCACGCCATGATAGATCACGTTTTTCAATTGCTTCGTCAATGTGATTAAGATTATTTTGACACATACGAAGCTCAACTTCCATTTGACCAATTTCAGTTGAAATTTCAGTTAGCTTATTTTTTGTGATTGCTCTACTGGTTTTTGCTTCTTCTGTTAGATGACGGAAAATACCTAAATCCCATACAGATTCAACCATTAAGCGACGATCTTCACTTGACATTGTAAGGAAAGGCTGAAAACGCTCCAGACCCATAATACAAGCGTTTTCTAACATTTTTGCACCACTCTTTGGTTCTAAACCAAGAATAGTCCAAATATAGTTTTGAAGATCAAAGTTTGCTGCATCGTTTTGGTATTTGACAAACTGATCTCCTTCCTTAACATGTAACTCAAAAATATCAGGTTTGCGACCACGAACAATTTTGTAATGAACACCACGACTAAGGAACTCAAGCTCAACAACCATGTCTTTACGTGTTTGACTGTTAACTAGTGAACCCACCTTCTCTTTTTTGTAATAGGGCTGCCCTGTAACAGCGTAATAGATAAGCCAAACAGTAGTTGTTGATTTACCCGCACCATTTTCATCAGAAATAACAAGAGTAGAACGGTTATCAACATACGAAATTTCCATAAAATTGTTACCAATTGAACGGAAATTTTTTGCACGACCACATAAAAAGGTTAGTTTATGTGATTGGGTAAACTCACCAATTGAAAATGGAACTGGTGTTGGATCTGGTGTAATAGGTTTTAGTGTGTCTAAAAAGTTCATTGTTGTTACCTCAATTAAATAAGTTCTCGTTTCTGTGCTCGTTCGTTAATTTGTAACAGTTTTAATTTCACTGATGCAGTGTCAACACCAACTGATTTATCAACTTTTTGGTTTAACACATTAAGAACATCCATCTGTAAAACTGCTTCGTCAATTACTACTTCGCTAGTAACAAGAATTTCACTATTATCAATTACCATGTAATCAATAGTTGAAGCCGCTTTGATTGCTTGAAGGAATTTATCAAATTTATTCTTTGATGCTTCCTTGTTCAAGACTTGAACTCTAACTATTTGACCTTTAAAACCCAAAACATCATTTAAATATTCTGGGGTTACATACTTATCGTAGTCAGGATCATTTGCTTGATCGTAATAAAATACACGAAATACCGAATCACTTTCAGTATTCTGTACAAATTCAAATTTGATTTCATCGGTTTCTTCATTAATATACATAACTTCAAAACCACGGTTTAACCCATCAGCATAGTCTTGCCAGTTAAGGTGATACGGTGCGCCAATATATCGGATATTACCGTTTTCAGATCTTGTATGGTAGTGACCTGAAATTACTTGCTGGAATTTTCTAAAAATTTCAACACCAATAGTACCTTTTTCAGCAATGGAATTTTGATACATTGGAAAACCAGCAAACTCAAAATGACCAACACAAATCTTAGCATTGCTTTTTTCAACAGCTTGTTTTACTTCTTCAATGTTATCTTCACACACCCAAGGAATAAAACAAACTAAAACATCACCAACGTAATAATCACCAGCTTTATTAATGTTTTTAATAAATCCATTACTAACATCTTCAGCCATTTGAGTCCAACTTAACTCAACTGAATCAGCAAGTGCAATGTCATGGTTTCCTGGGATTGTTGTCCAAGTAAGGTTGTTAAACATGAGATCGGATGTTAGATCATTACGGGTATAGTAATAATCTCGAGCATAAAGAGTTGAGCGGCGATCAAACATATCACCGGTTTGAATAATTTGTTTGATATTGTGTTCTTTACAATAAGCAACAACACGATTTTTTATATAATTTTTAATGAAACTTCTCATATGATGAGAACCGTTGCGGCAACCTAAATGGGTGTCACCTAATAAAACAGCTACGGGTATGAAACTCATGTCTATTTCCCTTTGTTATTTAAAAAATTATGTTTTTGTGGTTTGTTTATTTTAGCAGTACGTTTTTCCTTGCGTAATGCAGCGCGCTCCTTTTTAGCTTTTATCCGTTGATCATATAACGCAACTCTTTCACTCATATCACGACCTATATCAGTGTTATCTTGTTCATCAGGGTTATCAATAAATTCACTAATATGTGTCTCATTACCTTCTAAATCCCTTGCATTGAATTGAAGATAATTAGAAGCCTTAAGATATCGGATATAAGCCTCATCCTCAATGTGGTGTCCAAAATAGTTTTTCAATGCTGATGTTACATAAGCAAAGAAATTTATTTTACCTGACTTCTCACCAATCATCGTTGGATCAAATCCATGAATATATGTAAGTGTTTCACATACACCACGACTAATCATTTCATCTTTAAAAGGTGCATTATACCATTTGGATGCTCTTGATAAATGATTAGCTATTTCAAGAACTTTAATAGCAACAAATTCGGGTATTGGTGCTAGTTGTAAATTACCTTTTTCTATTGCTGCTTTTCTTTTTGGAACCCACTCAACCATAATGGCGTTGATTTTTATATCATCTTCAGCCGTATAGTAGTCCCTAGAAACATCACGCTCAGCCATTTTAAGACCCCTATTTTATGAAAGAGTTAAATTGATCTTGAGAATTGAAATAAACGGCTTTCACTATATTTACACCATATTTCATTTCAATAAGCCCTTTAGAACCAAAGTGTATATCTGAATCCCGTCCAGCTTTTGCCGCAAAGTCAGCCACTTCATTACCTACAATTTTGTCATGACCTTTACACCATCTAGGATCCAAAAAACCACCATTAGATTTAAACTCATCCCAGTTTTTCCAACATTGTAAAATGATGTCATTGTTTGCAGGTGGTAAACCATCACGTTCCCAATTTGCTCTGTTTCTTACAAATTTGAGAGCATATTCAGAATCACTGAAAATGGTTAGTTTGATGGGCTGTTTTGCAAAAATTTTTATTGCATTTGTTAATGCCCAAGCCTCACCAATATTATTAGTTGATGGTGACTTCAAATGACCTGCATAGACCACATAATCATTAGGTCTTATTGGGATTGCAATTCCCCACCCTGCATTTTTTGAAGTTTTTGGTGCGCTGGAACCATCACAATAGATTGTAAACTCTTTCATTATCTAAAACCTATAAAAAAATGGGCTATTAATAGCCCATTCTAACTAAATTACTAATATTGAACAAACGTTTCTTTCCACCAATCTGGTATTAGATTCCAACCATTTTTGATTATTGTATCAAACGATCCATCCAAAATATAAGTGTCTGCGTAATCGGTTATACCGCGGACTCCACGTCCGGTTGACTGTACTACGTCAAGAACTGTTTCGCGCGTGTAAGTAACGGGAATGCGGTCACAAATGTATTTAATAACGGGGTCACCAAGGTTACCAAAAGGAACTTTAGCGATGATCATAAAACGACATAGATCACCTTTTAAATCAACGCCTTCTTTCATTGATGGGGAAATAACAATAAGTTGGCGCCCATCGTTATTTGCTCTTCTTAATTCCATTATTGTTTCACGCTTGTCACGTCCTATGATCATCTTAGCGCGCATATGGTTAGGCATTTTCGCTAGTATATCGTCACATAGTTTGTATGATGATACATGAATCAAACCACATTGATTTTTGTATTGTTCTGATAATTCAATAATACCATCAACAATTTTTGGTAGAGTTTCATTTTGTTCTTTGGCATTCATTTTACCAACTGGCATATAGAAAATTTTTCTATTTTCTTTAGGGATTGGGTTATCAAGAGTAATTGTGTGTGATTCTTCATCACTAATACCTAATTCCCTAAGATATGCAGTTGCACCACATACAGTTGCTGACATATGAATAAAATAATTGTGTTTGTTAAACAACGCTATATCTATAACGTCTTTCACTATAATGGGTTTTAATCTGATAAAATATTGATCTATTGAACCATCAGGTTTGAAAGTTTTTTGAAAATCATGCATAATGAAATCACTTGCATCCGTGCGGATACAAACATCACAATACGTTTTTAATTGTGTGAGGAAGTTTACACAATTATGAAGTTTTTCAACCATTGCATGGTTTACGTCAACTTCTTTTAAAAGTTTTTTAAGAATATCACCCAACTCAACACTAATATCATGAGATAGGTCACGCAAACAACCCGCTATGGTCATAAATTCATGGTCTGGGTGCCACATTTTACCAATTGCACCACCATTATTCATCCAATTAAAGATGTTATTAAGGAGTTCTGTTGTTTTGTCAACTAACTCATCAGACCCAGGAAGTTTGAATTTTTGGAATTTCAATAATTCAGATAATGAAAATTCCATTATTGTATGGTCTAAAACTGTTTGTCTTGTTTTATGACACTCATCAATAATTAATAGTGGTGTTCTTGAAGTTTCTTCACCACAAAGACTAATAGGCATATCTATTGCTAGTGATGAGTTGGTAACCCTAAGGGGTGCAAAATATAACCAATGATCCCTAGCCTTTACGTAAGGGCACTCAACCTTATGTTTACATGAACCAGAAGAAACAATAATTGAACATTTTGCACTACCAAAATATCCCGCATCGTGGTGACATGGGTAATTTAACTTACCTCTTAAATCAGAAATGTCGGAGTAGTCTTTGCAGTATTGATCTTGAAGTGATTTAGTAACAGTACAGATTGTGGTCCGCCAACTAAACATTGGATTTGGTGAGGTATTTGTTAGATATACCATATCCTCTAAAACTTTATGAATGGTCACGGCTATAGCGGACTTACCAACCCCCGTAGGTGCATCTATAAGAACGTGACGCTTTTTATCATGGGTAAGTGCGCGCACGGCCTCGAATATTGCTCTACGTTGCTCTCCCTGATAATCATCGTATGGGAAATGTTTATCAACCAGTTCATATATTTGTTCTTCTGTAAACCTAGCTTTAAGAATAGGGTTGTTTAAAATCATTTGAACCTCAATAAAATAAGTAATTTTGATTATTGTATCACAAGTGTTTTCCTAATAAATTACGGCGCTTTAATTTAAAATCACCCCAATTGTTGTTGATTAGTTCTATTAAATCTTGTGTTTTCATATCAACTTTTAGGGTCTTAACTTTAGATCTTCTTGACAAATTAAGACGCGCAAGAAAGCGATGTGAACCATCAAGCACATATTTGTCATTACCACTTACAACTGGGTCAAAAGCCCCTACACCCTTTCTTCTTATTTCCCTCATCATTTTAAAAACTTTCCATTTATCTACTTCATTTTGTGTTAATCTAAGTTCGGTTGAATTAACATCAACAATTTCAAAAGATACACCTTTTAATTTTAAAACGTTTTTAAAATGCTCCTGATCGTCAATTTGTGGCATTTGAGATCTACTAATTGCCAAGTTACCACCGGGAATATAGAGCCCATTTATGATAGTATTGAAATCAGATATACTAGAAAAAACACCCATTTTAAAACCCTCTAAAATAAAAAGGCGCAGTAATAACCGCGCCATGGTCATAGTTGTATGTATTTAGTTATTGATGCTTTTGAGTAATGCCAGCACACCTTCAAAATCAGGTTCAGTGAAACCAATACCTTTTAAGAATTTACCTTCTGGAAAGTGTTTATCACCCATATCAAAGCTTTTTGTTACATAGATTTTTAACAAACCATTAGCAACATTAGTCACACCAAGTTTTTCAATAGGGTAACCTTTATCTTCATAAAATTGAACTGTCTGTTGTTGTTGTTCAGGTTTAAAAAATTTAGTCATGTTTGACTTATGCACACAATCATAAATTTCTTCAATACTGATTGCATGGATGTAATATTTTTTCAAATATTCTTCTGTAAAACCTAAGAAAATACGGAATAATCTGTTTAATGAAGCTTCACAATCAAAAAGTACCCCACTATCAGGAACATATTTTTCGTTAACTTCAATAAATCTTTTTAGTCTATTATTAGCAATTTTAAGCATTGCACACCAATCATCAACTGGACCATCTTGATTCAGTAATGCTGTGGGGACTGTGTAAACGGTGGCGTCGGTTTCTGCATTTATATAATGCTCACCATAGTAAACTGTTATGAAGTCACCAATACCGTCTAAGATGTTTTTGTGATCAAGTTTTTCAAAAGCTTTTACAATTTCTTCAGTTTCTTCAACAATTAATTTTCTTTGTTTCCAAACAGGTTTCATCATATCAATGTTAATTTGGTCTGGATCACTGTAATCCATATCTGATAAATAAACACGCTGATTACCAAACATGTTATTCAACATACCAACTTTGTTGGCAATCGAGATGAATTCATTTGCGTTATTCTGTTCAATTTTTTTAAAGTATTCAGTAGACATAGTCATGATAATTTCCTTAAAACAAAAGGGGCTAACAACTAGCCCCCTTTTTAACACTTATTTATTCAAAAACATAGCCAAGAATTGATTCTTCGCTTAGAAGAAGATGTTTGGTACCTTCAATATCAACCGTTCTCTCTAACGCGGTTGCCCCAAGAACGCAGATTACCTTCTCTCCCACCTTGAATTCGCTGTTTGGTCCCGTTTCCACGATCGTTCCGATTGATGGGGTTGTTGTCTCTTCTTTTGGTGTTAGAAGAATCCCGCCCGATGTTTTGTTTTCCACTGTTGCTGGTTTGATCAGTAGATAACCTTTTTTTGGTACTATTTTCATTTTTGTTCTCTCTTTTTCTAAAAGTGAATTTTTTAACAAAGTTCCAATCACTAACTTCATTTATTTTGACAACTTTGTAGCAGTCAAAACGAGACTTGACGTCAATTGCATGGGGTTCTACTAACTCAATTTTACCCCACTCAACTAGATTATTGATCACAGAAACAAGATATCCCATATCACGCTCTAGGATCTCACATTCATTACCTTGCATTTGAAGGAACATTTTAAAGTGTCCTAGGTAAAATTTACCTCGAGATACTAAAATATGTGCAATTTGTACTACTTTCTTTTCCTTTTCATTAACAATACCAATGCGATTCAACATTGATTTTATTTGATGAAGAGGACATTTGAGTTTTACTTCAATAAGATAACTTTCAATAAATTCATCTCTATGCAATGTATGTGCCACGTTTGTCTCGTCTAGGACATCAGTTAATTTCATCATTTAATTCTACCGCCTTTATCTAAACGTTTTCTTATTTCTTTGATCTGCTGCTTGTTAAGTAATGTTCTGTAATACTCCGCTCTTTCAAGACCACATTTATAATATTCTTGAATGATAGGAATATCATCATGAACTTCCATTTTTTTAGGCCATTTACCTTTATATTCACCTTTAGGAAGAATATTCCTCAAAAACTGAAAATGAATATCCTTTGGTAAATTAAGATGCTGCGCTAGATCTGCATATTCAATACTACGAATATTCATACCCAATGCGCGAGTGACCATAAATGGATCGTATGAAGACTGGTCAACGTTAGGGTCATTAAATAGATCCGTTTTTGTATACCCGATAGCATTAACCCACTCAAATAGGTCTGGCTTTATCAGGTTATCGGACATGTTTAACAACCTCCATATCATATTTGATGGCTGGAGTCATCATTAATTGTGTTAGTACACGTAACGTCCACAACCATTTATCAGCAACTTCATGGAACTTTTGTTCCTCACCAAGGAAATCAATAACAGCAATAATTGATTCAGGCATAACAATAGTTTTCTTAACACCATTTAATTCACGTGGTGTAATAAGGAAACGAGTTAAATCTGCACAAAATGTTGGTCCCAACATTTCTGAATAATCATTAACCCATTGATTTAACCGCATAAAACTTCTTTCTTCCATAATGCGGAGTAGTTCAGTAAAATCACCAGATTGATTATGTACAAGAATACCGTCATCAATTTTACCATAAATGTTGGTATAATCCTGAATGGTACCAAGCAATCTACGGTTGTCAGGGAAGCAGCGTTTTACTAACTGGAGTAGAACTTTAGGCTCACAAGTAAATCCTTCATATTTGATAATAGCCATTGTTCTTAATGTAAGTGCTTTGATCATCTCTAATTTTTCATCATCAGAGAACTCATAATCAATTACACGACAACGTGAGCGAAGTGGTGCAACCAATTTATTTTTGTTGTTTGTAGTGAGAACAAAAACACAATTGCGACTAACACGCTCAATAAGACCTTTTAATGATTCCTGTGCGTTTACACTTAAACGCTCAGCCTCATCAAGAATAACCACTTTTAAACCACCGCCAAGACCTTGTGATGATGCGTATTTAAAAACTTTCTCACGTATGTTGGCAACATCAGTATCAAGTGATGCGTTTACATATAGAGGTCTTGTACACCCAATAGCATTTGCCACAGCGAATGCCGTTGTTGTTTTACCAGTCCCGGGGGATGTTGAATGGAAAAGCATACAAGGGATACGACCTTTTGATAAATATCCCATGATAAGATCTTTAATTCTTTGCGGTAACGCCATTTCTTGAATAGTGTTACAGCGCCATTTTTGTTCGTATACAAATTCTTTTTCATCAAAAGGTTTGATTTCAACTAAATTACTCATAACCACCTCAAAGTAAATTTAAGACAGACCCCTAATAAAAGGGGTCACAACAAAATAAATTACATTTGTTCGGCCGAAACAAAGTATTCGATTTTTTTGTTAGGAGTCATACCTAAGAGGAATGCAGAAGTAGCGCGGAAAATGTAATCACTTTCAATAAACTTAATTGATGAAAGAAGAATATACAATTCACAATCATCAAGTTTTGTTTCACCAAGATCTAGAACATAATCGTTAGATGCGTCTGTTGTTGGGTCTTGACCTACAACATATGCACGACCATTTTCATTTTTCAATAAACAGTGGGTTAGGCCGAGGGTGCGGCATGCTGATTTGAAATCTGTTAGTGCTTGGTGTGAGATTGGCGCTTCAAAAATGATGTCAGGTGAATTATCTTCAACTTCAGGTTCAACTTCTGGTAATTGAACTAGCATTGATGAACTTGCCACAAAACGAACAGAAACACCAGAGCCTTGAAGTAGGATGTGTGCTTGGGTTTCATTTGTTTCTGGAACAAATTTAAGAGAACAATCCTTCATTGTTGTTAAATCCATTACAGACAAAAGTTGTGAAATGTCTACAATTGGAAAATCAAAAGGAAATTCTTCTTCAATTTTAGAGCGCGCGAAGACGGTGCCTGTTTCCATGTCAGCAACACGAAGAATTTTCCCGGGTTGTAGGATCATTGATGCTGAAATTTTTGAAAAGTTAGACATAATTTGTCTTGTTGTTTTTGATAAAACTACTGATACTGATGCTTGGTTAGTAGACATAAAATTACTCTCTTGAAATTTAAAATTAATGACAATTAAATGAAGCAGGTTACCCTGACTTAACCAATATAGTGTTGTTTAATTCACTGACAAAACATTTTTTTAAATTGATTTTTAGAGTAAACTTGAGGAACAGAAAATTCAAACAAGAAACAGACAAACTCGCAAAGCGATGATGGTTTATTTATTTTATAGGAGCGGAGCGACTATAAAATAAATAAACCATCACTTTTTTAAAATATTAAACTAATATCTTTATATTAACTAATTACTAATCAATTATAGGGTGGGTGGAGCGAAGCGGAACCCCCCTAAATCCCCCTAATTATGCGGTTTTGTAAAGTGACATAGCAAATTATTTTTTATTACTTATTCGAACTTTTACATCAATTTTACAAATCTGTTTAAGATTTATGCGTTGACTAGATACTTGAAATAACTTTTTGAATTTGAGGTTTATATGAAAGATGTACGAATGGCGGAAGCTAGTATTAGCCTTGAAGAACTAGAAAACTTTTTCCGTTTAATACCTAATGTTCTTCTTAATGATGCAATACTTCAGACATGGCAGGAAGGATCCGAAGACCAACTCATAAGCGCTAAGGCATTATCAGAAATTTTAAAACAGCTAAGCCAAAGAACCGAGGGTAATGGTTTGGTAGGGCAGATTAATGATGCTCCTAATTGTAATGTTTTAACTGATGAGCTCCTTCAAAAACTTGAAAATTTTTCTCTTAGATTTGTGGGTGTTGTTGCTGATGTTATTCAAAGGAACAATATTGATGTTTCTAATTATGTGGGTAATGAGGTTATTCTTTTATTGGTTAACGAATATGGTAATTCAACGATCCAATACTATGATAAAGCAATTACTTCATGGCGTGATTTTTATCCTGAAGAAGCTGCTGAAAGGACAATTGACGTTGAAACACCACAAAACGCACTTTTAAGAACATTTCCTATGGGTAAATACCGAATGATTAGGGTTAATCTTTTAGGAAAAACAGCTGACAAAGTACAATCATCTGTTGTAACTATTTCTTATACCCCTGGAAATAGTATTGCCAACATAGGTGTTGAGTTTGAACATCTACCACAAGGTAGAATATTTACTGTTAGAGCAAATGCCACATCACCTAACATTGAAGTAAGAGCTGAAACAACTCAATCAAATACCTCAATAAGAGTTAAACTTTTAAGCGCAATTTAAAACCTATTCTCAAAATAGTTTACCTGCTAAATACAGTAGATAAACTATTTTGAGGAATCATCATGTCCAAGATAGCAATTACAGACGCAGATTATGATGGCAAGCTACTGGGTCTGATAGAACATATGAAGACCACAGATACCTTTAGTGATTATAATTATGAAGGTTCTGCTATTAGATCAATTCTTAGGGTGTTGGCATTACATGCTTCTGACAGCGCACTATACGCAAACTTAACATTTAATGAAAGATATATCAAAACAGCTGAAATAAGAGCAAACGTTGTTTCTGCTGCTCAAGATAATCACGGTTATATTTCTAATTCGGTAGTTTGTTCAAAAACTTTTGCTGATATTACGGTAAGGGTTGATTCAAGTTTATCAGAAGTAACATTGCGCAAAACATCAGTTTTTGTGGGTGTTAAAGATGGGCAGACAATCGCGTTCTCCCCGAGCATAGACTATCAAACCGCCGTAGTCAATGGCATTGCACAGTTTAAGTCAATCACGCTTCTACAGGGCACGTGGAAAGTAATTACAAAAGACATAGACAGCCAAAGAGTTCAAAAAATTCTTATTGATGACGATCGTGTAGACATTACAACTATTCGTACTATTGTGTCTGGTACTGATGGTAATGAAGAATATACACGTTACAGAAACGCATTTGATTTAGGTGTAGATCAAAGAATTTTCTTTATTTCTATTGATAGGGATGAAAAATATATTGTAGAACTAGGTGATGGTGTATTAAGTAAAAAACCTAGTAATGGTATTATTTATCTCCAATATCTTGCAACTGATGGTTCTGATGGTAACGGTATTACAAAAGTGACACCCCTGACAACAATAGGTGATTCATCTGATATTACTGTCACACTATTACAACCATCAGCCAATGGTTCGGAAAAAGAAAGCATAGATAGTGTTAAATTGAATGCACCTTTATCTTATGGTAGTGGTGGTCTAGCTGTTGTTGCAAATCAATATAAGCCAATAGTAAGAGAAATTTATCCTTCTTCTGATGTTGCTTGTTGGGGTGGAGAAGACAACATACCAAAGAAAAATGGTTATGTGATGATCTCTGTAAAACCTGAAAACGGCGCAAAATTAACAAATGAAGAAAAATTATATCTTGTTAACGCTCTAAAAGGTAGGAATGTTGGTTCAATAACACCAATAATTGTTGATCCATCAATAATTTACCTTAGATTAGCATTTAAGCAATACTGGGACCCAAGACTAACAGCATCAAGTGAATCAGCTATGAAGACAGTAGTCACAAACAGTATTCGCGCTTGGGAATCAATTAACATTAAGAAATTTCAAAGAAACTTTGATCCACTGTTTTTATCAAATTATGTGAATGACGCTGATCGCTCATTTGTATCTAATTCAATGTTAATTGATTTGGAAATAAAATTTGACGTTCTGAATAATGTAACATCAACTATAAGATTCAACAAAAAAATAGAAAAAGATAGTGTGTATGTTGATGGTATAAGATTTGGAACTATTGAATACTATGCAAGGGATTTAAATGGAAAGCTACAGTTATTCAGCGCCAATAACAATCTCATCATAAATGCTGATGTGGGTGAAGTTAACTATGAAACTGGTTTATGTTCTTTGTATCTACCCAATGGCTTTATGGGTCAATCGAGAATAATTGCAACCCCTTCAGATAATGATTTAATTTTTGATGTTCTTCGTAACGAGATTATAGAAATAAGTGACATCAAAGTTGAAATGAAAATTAGGAGAGTTGAAAAATGATAAACGCTCCAGATATTAAAAGGTTTATACCTAAACACTATTTGAAGGAATATCCAATCTTTGTTGAATTCCTTCAAGAATATTTCAACTATCTCCATAGGGTAAGATTACTAACCCCAGATTTGGAGAATAAACTTAGAGAAATACTAACTGACGAAAGAGATATTGATCTATTAAGAAACCTAAAAAATGAAGTTGATACACTTAGAGATCAAAGAAATTTCACAAACAAACCAGAGAAAAATATTGTTGTTAAGTTAAAAGATGGGCGCATTCTAGCGACTAATGACGGTAGAATGGTTGCTTTTCAAGAAAACAACAAAATTGAAATAAATGCTATCAATTCAGATAGAGATTTTGAAACTGAGTTTGATAGTATAAGAAAAGGTGTATATGGTATAGATCAAAAAAGATTCATAAGAATTTTTAAGGATTTAAAATCTATAGCTGGCTCTCAACAAATCATAAAACTGTTTTTCTCTTGGTTGTATGATGGGGAGATTAATGTTTACTACCCAAAAATTGATATTGCAAAATTGGATGATAATGCCGTTCTTGATGGTAGACAAAAACTTAGAGATGATGTTTTCTATAGTGAATTTTCATATCAAGTACAAGCATATGGTAGGCAGTTAGTACCTGTAGTTGAACCTTATCATGAAATATATAAGAAACATTTTCACCCTGCCGGATTTAGTTTGTTTATTGAAAATAACAAACCATCTTCTGTTAGACCATATGATTTTCCATTATTAATACCTTCAGGAGCCCCGAATAGTTTTTACAGATTGGGTGAAGTGATAACAGTTGAAAAAGGTGAAGAAATTTATTTAAGAACTCTTCAAGATCTTGATATTAGTCTAACAATAGACGGACCTCTATTTGATGATATTTTGATAAAAGATAACAAGATAATCTTTAATGAAAATTTATGGAATGTTCGATATGATGGTCAGTTGATCTACAACGGTTATCTATTACAAATTGATGGTAATTTTCATGATTATAACTTTGTTTATAAAGGTGATGAACCATATGTTGTTGATTCTTTTTTAAAAAGTAAAATAGATGGTGATAAATCAGGTGTTGTTCCAATCAACAATATTAAACATCTGAATACCATAGGTGAAGTCATTATTGAGTATAGAATAAACAACTTATCAAGTAATGGTGTTCCTGCATATGGTATAAAAAATAAAAAACTTCCTCAATTATGTGGCTTGTATCATTTGGATGAAAAAGCCACACAAAGGGTAACAATGGGTTTAAAACCCAACTCAAAATACATGATCTATGTTAACGGTGCTGACACTATAGGTAAAATTTCATTAGCTGTAGGAACAACGGAGTTTATTGTTTTTGATGTTAGTGAGGAAAAATCTTCTTATATATTTTTAGATACACCAGAAACTATTAACAGTGAAGATATTAACGTTACATCAATAGACGGTGCATCAAAACTACAAATAATAGTGTATGAAATAAACCCTAAAGTTCTTTATTTTCAGAGAGATCTTGAAGAAGATTTTGGTCTTACTGGTTTCTGGGTAAACTCAAGAGGTGAGAACGTAGAAGTAATTTCTAGACTTGTTACAGTTTTGGAAATAAACGCCAACGACCTAGTAAGATATGTAAAATTAACTCTACCTAAAAGTATGGGTTCTAACTATAGAAGATTAGAATATCTTATAGATCAAATAGGTGATGGAGTTGATAACGTTGAGGCTGATTTTAACTCTTTTGAAAAATTTATTAATGAAGAATTACCAAACTCTTTAGGATATTCAAAAGAAAGAATAATTGTGTCTGTTGATAAACTTATCTACATGATGCAGTCTGTTTCTAATGACATAAATTGGTTTGATAATTTTGTAAATGAAGAACTACCTTATTCACTAAATAATCAAAACTTAGAGGATTAAAAAATGTCTAGTACATCAGATCTTTCAGAGGTAGTTCAACAGATACAAGAACTGTTGAACGAAAAACTAAAACCATCAGCAAACACTTTAGAAAGATTTATAAAACTTTCTGAAGTTATAGATCTTGAAAACGGTTTCTTTTTGAGATCACTATCAAAATTTGAGTCTGATAACCAAAATCTTGTAAACCAGTTACTGGATTCATTAGGTCTTGCATCTGTTGATGGTGAAACAATTGTATCTAGAAGTGTAATTACAAATCTTGGTAATTCACGATTGAATTCAGCCACTGCAATCAATAAAATAACAATAAAGAAAATTTTTGTTGGTGATGGTAATGGGTCATCATACATTATAACGGGTGCTGAAACATCCTTAAAGAATGTTAAATTTCAAGGATTAAGTTCAAATCCAATATCAGACACAAACAGACCAAACATTTTATATTTTGATATTTCAATACCTGCAACAATAGGTGGATTTACTATACGTGAGGTAGGTATTTTAGACGATTTTGATCAGTTGTTTGCATTGGGTGTAACCTCAGTTGTGACATTACCCGATCCAACACAAAATAATGGTAATGTTAAACATATTAGAGTAAGTATTGAATTACCTACATTAAATGATGTTACAAAATTCAATTTTCAAAACCCTGCATTTCCCCATAATACATTAGGTTCTAGGGATGTAGAAAATGCACACCCATTAAGCTCAATTTCTGGTGGTAAAGAACTAAGAGATGAAATTTATCAAGGTGTTATTTACCCACAAAAACCTGAATTAGTTGCTGATATTACTGGTCAGAATGAAATTCCAGTTGGAACCACAATGGTTCGTCTTGCAGTCGGCACCACAGGACAAACCGCTGTTTATGCTATGCAACCACCAGTGAGTGGTCAGATAACGTCTATTAAACGATTTGCTAACGAACCATTTGCTATTATTGCAGGTGGTGTTGAGGCTGCATTGTTTAATCCTTTATCAAAAACGTCACCAGATTTAAAAAGTATTTCAGCAATGAAGAACGTAAATAAATCATTGATTAACGTTCTAAACTATTTTTCAAACTCTGATAGAATACCTCAAATAAAACCATATTTATGGGTACCAACAGAAAGTACAAGTGCTCATGATGGTGTGACTGCTGTTTCAAGAGCTGCATTGCAATCATGGAATGGTTTAGCGTCAGGCTTGTCAAGTATGCTTGGTTGGTCAGGTACTGGTAATGGTGTTTTTTATAACGTTAATGCGTTTGCCAATGCTAAGAAGGTTAGTGATTTTATATCTGATGGTAATGATCAAGCCGCTTGTAACTACGGTTGGAGAGCGCTCTCTAAAGTTGTAAAAGACGGTGATATTATTCTGGTTGATGGTACGTACTTGGCAGGTAATGGTGGATCCGAGCTTCGTATAGCTAACAAAACAGGCGTTAATATAATTGGTGGAATAATTAAGAAAGTTTCTGGTTCTGCTGAGTACCCTATTTGGATAGACACTTGTGTTGATACCACTCTGTCAGGTGTATTCTTGAAAGGTAAGGATACGGTTCTTCCAGTATGGGGTTCTCAAGGTTTATATCTGCGTAACAGTGTGCGCACAATTGTGAACGGTTGCCATTTCACTGACGCTGGTGACGCGGCTATAAGATTTGCAAGGTCTACTACTTCTGCCGCTGAAGTCGCATCATTCGGTGTATTGATTGTTAACTGCACCTTCAAAAACTGTAACCAAATCACAAGTAATAACACGGGTGCTTCTGACGTTATATTTGCCAATAACTATATTGACGGTCACTCAACTTTCAAAATCACACAGAGGACAGAAATTGTTCCTGCTGCGACACTAGTGTTCGGAAACATCTATCGTAATGCTGATAAGGTGACTGAGATACAAGGCGGTAGAGGAGTTTATGTGTTTGGTAACGTAGGAACAACCAAACAGCTCGCAGGTGTTTACCCTAACACATACACCTTCTTTGACGGGTATCCTATTTCAACAGACGTGTACTTCTACGACAACAACTTAGAATTTACACACCCTGGCAACTTTATCCTTTATTCTGAGGTTCGCGCAAACTTGGATGGTGGACCAATTATTCAGGATGGTGATTTTGTTATCAAGGGTAACGTCTTCAAAACCAAAACACCTAGAACAGCCTTTACACTAAGATTTGTTCATTACACTGAAGAGAAATCACAGTTGTTCCAAAATTTGATAATTGAGGATAATGAGTTTATTGGTAGTTTCAGGGACTTGGTTACTGTGGGTGGTGACACTTCATTTGACCTTTCCCACGGTGAATTAGTAAGTGTATGTAATAACAGGGGTGGAACATTTACTCAAGATTGGGTGACTATTAAAACTAAAGTGTACAACACTGGTCAAAGACCAAACGTCTATGTATCTGGTAACAAACGCATGACCGTTTACAAACCACTAGAGATAGGCTATGCGTATCGTGAGGTTCCAAATGGAAATCAAACCATACCAAATGAGTTTTTCTATGATGACAATGATCTAACCATAACTTATGGTGGCACCTTGTTCTATGACGGCTCAAAATACTCACCTGGGATTAAGACTTCAATTTCTGGCAATAAGTTCCATTCGACCGCGACCGCGAATGTTAGTCAACTTTGGTTGTTCACACCGGAACCAAACGTTGCCGCTAGGTCTATATTCATGTACAGGAACAACACACAAGTTATAGATCCCGCGAGTAATGCTAGACCTTTATATGTTAACGGTGAAGGAACGGGTCCGGCGACTCGATGGGGAATGTTGGTCGCAGCAAACAACCATTTTACAAAAGGTTTACGCGGACCACTTTGTGATAACTCGGCTTATAGGAAATCTGGTGTTCAATTCGGACTCACTACGGGTGAATCAAAATCAGTTAAATTAATTTATGAAGTTGGTGAGTCAAATTTAAATGGTGTGGCGGGTACTTGGCGTTATACTAGAATATGGTCAGATGGTACATGTAGAATCCATGGTGCTTGGTTAAATGCTGGTTCAAACAGTTTCAATTTATACTTCGGTAGGTCGTTTGAGACGTTGCTTGATCTTCAGATAACGAACCTTGGGAATGTTGGGGCTCCTTATGTATATTCTAGATTCGCCAACTACGCCGTCGTGAGATTCAATGGTGGTGGTAACACATGGTTCAGCTTTACCGCAGAAGGTAAGTTGAGTGCTAGCCAGATAGATCAGATCGTAATGGACAACAATGTCTACTGATAG